GGGGTGCCGGGCGTCGCCTGAATCTCCCGCAGAACCCTCAGGTAAGTATCTGGCATGGTGTTATTCCTGTTCCTTCCTCTCAAACAGATCCCAGCGGATCACGTGGACACTGAGGATCTCGCCAGCCTCAACGTACGCGTAACGAAGTGCATCGAACATGGCCTGAATGGCTGTGTGCTCGGCATCAGCGGCACTGTCGGCATCCGCGGCGAGCGACAGCGACATGGCGCGGTGGTCAGGCGGTCACTGGTCAGCCCAGTTCCTTTCTTGCCTTGTACTCAGCAATGAGGTTGCCCGCCCACCGGTCGTTCGCCTCAGGCGAGTCATCGAACGGGATGAACCGGTCGTGCGGTCCCGGCTCGGCCGGGTTGTACTCGCTGCCCGGCTGCATGACGCCGCGCCGGAACGCCTGCTCCCATTCGCGGTGCAGTACCGACTGCCGCCACGGGAGCTTGTTCTCTAGCCGTTCCATGTCCTCGGTGATCAGCTGGCAGTTACGGAACGGCGCACGTCCCGATGACGGCCGGAACCAGGTGCGCCTCATGACGCGTCCGGCAGCATGGCGTACAGCCCGCGTGCGTTCTCCGGCAGGCTTTCCGGTGCGTACTCGAACCTGGTGCCCAGCGGGCCGACGATGGCGACGCGGCCGAACCCGGCTACGTACACGTGCACGACGTCGGTACCCGGGTGAACGTGCAGCCCGATGTTGCCCTCGCCGAGGGGGCTGTTGCTGTACGCGCCCGGCTGTGACGGGTCGACCGCCATGCTGCGAAGCTCGCTGTAGGTGAGCTGGTTCACGGTTTGTCTCCTTGCTTTCGCGTCGGTGTTCAGGTTGTCGCGCTCTTCGGCGCTCATGCTGTCCGGGTAACTGCTCACGGTCACTTCTCCTCTGCGTCATCGCCGCCGACGTCGTCACGTTCCGCGTTGAACCCGGCTAGCCTGTCTGCTTCCTCGCAGTACAGCGGGCAGGTGCCGTCTGCGGTTCGGATGCGGTTGCTGTACGGGCACCAGTCCCCTACGTCGTTGCGGTGTTCGGGTACCTGCTCCAGGCCGTCTAGGTCCTGTAGCGGGTCCTCGGCCTCGTACCCGTCCGGCCCGTACAGGACGCCGGCGATCAGCGTGTCCTCGTCGTCGTTCAGGCTGGCGCGCATTTCCCCGACCGCCAGTTCCTCGGCTTCTTCAGCGGTAGCCGCGACAGCAGATGCTGCCCACGCGCCCTTTGCGCCGTCGATCACTTCGCTGCCGTCATCCAGGTAGTCGCTGCCGCCGTAGACGCTGTGCTCGCCTTCGACTACTCCCACGCTGACCGGCTCGTCTTCCACCCAGAGCCCTATGACGGTCCACGCCTTGCTGTCGCTCATGCTCGGTTCTCCTTGCGTGATTGTGCTAAGTGCCACGTGGCACTAACTATTCCGGTTAGTCGACCTGCCCGCCGACCGACCAGGACCGGCCCTCGGGCACCGTGTTCTTCACGAGCTGGTACCAGGTCTTGCCGTCGCCCAGCTTGAGCGTGCGGTGCTCCGGACGGCGGCCGGCCTCGCGCGGGCGGTGCCGCATGAAACCACGGCCGTAGGTGACCCCGTACTCGTCCTTCCGTACTTCGGTCACCTGGTGGTTGACGCCGAGAACGTACGCGCTTGGCGTGCTCGGTGCGTTTAGCTCACGGGTCTGGCGGGTTGACCTGACGGCGAACACGTCCCCTTGCCGCAGTACCTCGCGGCTTCCGCTTTCCGCTTCGATGACCTGCGGCGGCTTCAGCGCCTCGCGGGCTTCCGCTACCGTCTGCGGCTTCGCGCCCTCTGGCAGCTGCGTGAGGAAGTACAGGCCGAAACCCGGCTCGTTCTCGTCGAACGCCGACAGGAAGTACGCTGACCCGCTGACGTACTGCCCGGCCGGGTGCACCATCCGGTGCGTCAGGTCCATGTACGCGGGCTCGCGGTGCCAGTACTGGTAGTTCGCCGTGAACACGGTCTCGCCCAGGTGGTGGACCTTGATCTCGTACGACCAGTCACCGCCGGGCAGCTGCTGCCAGTTCCGCGTGTAATGCGTGTCCCCGAGATCCCACTTACTGGGGGCTTCCGGGCGCGTACGCGTCTCCGAGGTGTACCGGTCCGGCAGCGTCTCGACGGCCGTGATGCTGTTGTGCTTGATGCCGGCCTGGTTCAGTGCGGAGAACGGGATGATCAGGAACGGCAGTCCCGTATCCCGGACCAGTGCCTGGACTGCAGTCTGCATACTGGTGGTGGACTGCCCCCAGCCGCGCCTGCCTGACCAGCGGTCACCGTTCAGCAGCCACCAGCCGCGCCTGCTGCTCCCCGACGGCATGATCACGGCGAGAGGGAAATGCCGCCCGTAACTGAATATGGCGTCATTGCCGTCTAGCGTGCCCTGGTAGATTCCTTGCAGGTGATAGTCGCTGAAGAAGTGCTGGTTGTCGGTGCCCGCGTCCCGGATGAACCTTTCGATGATCTCAGACATTCTCTTACCGGACATGCGTGTTTCTCCTTGTCGTGTGTTTTGCTCAGTGCCACTAAGTCGTGCTGACTGTGGTTAGCTGTCGTTTCGCTTGCCAGTCAGTACCAGCAGCCACAGCGTGTCGAACGCCTCGCTGACCTCGGGCGGGTTGTCCAGCTTCTCCGCCGGGTTGTCGGCGACGTAAGCTTCTAGCAGCCGTAGTGCGGCAGTTGGCGTCATGTCAGTTCTCCTCTAGCAGGTGCTGACCGACGCGGAGCGCGTTGGCCATGATCGTCAGCGCGGGGTTGACCGCGCCGATACTCGGGAACACCGATGCGTCCGTGACGTACAGGTTGTCCAGGTCGTGCGCCTTGCAGTGCACGTCAACAACCGATGTTGCCGGGTCGTTACCCATCCGCGCGGTGCCCGCCTGGTGCGCGACGCCGGCTAGCGGGATCTGCTTGCCCGCGAACCACGTGTGATTGAGCATCCCGGTGACGCGCATGATCTCGCGCAGCTTCATGTACAGCCCGCGAGCTTCTGATTCGTTTGTCGGCGTGTACGCCAGGTGCACGTTCCCCCCCGTGTCCAGGGTTACCCGGTTCTGCGCCAGGGGCAGGTCCTCGGTGGTCAGCCAGAAGTCCACGCTGTGCGCGGCGATTTTCGCCAGCGGCCATTCGGGCGCCAGCATCGCCAGCCTGCTCTCACTGCGCATCGCCGCCGCGCACGACTTGCCCACCATCTGAATCGATCCGAGCGAACCGTAGAAGTCATGCAGGGCCATGGTCTTCTGGAACACCGTGTGATTCGGCTTCCGGTCAACCGCGATCACCGCGCGGCTGTTGTGCATCATGAAGTTCCGGCCGACCTGACCCGAACTGTTGGCGATGCCTGACTGCAAGAGGATCTTGGCAGTGTTGACCGCGCCGGCCGCGAGCACCACGTTGTCAGCGCTGTACCAGTCATGCCCGCCAAGATGCACGCCGTCCTGTGCCTGCTGTTTCGCCCACACGCCCATGACTCGCCCGTTGCGGACGACGATCTCGTCAACCTCAGCGCCGGTCACCAGCGTGACGTTCGGGTAGTCGACGATCGGTTTGACCGCGATCACGTCAGCGTCAGCTTTGCCGTTGACCAGGCAGGGGTGCCCGTCGCAGGTACCGCACTTGACACACGGCAGTTCCGGCTTGCTCCCGCTGCCGCTCTCGTTCAGCAGGACGGCGGACGGCGCGTGGAACGGGTGGTAGCCCTCGGCGGCCAGCTGACCGGAGATCTCCGCGATGCGCGGTGCGTGCCGGACCGGCGGGTGCGGGTACTGCCGGGACCATGCTCCCTCGGTCGGGTCCTCGCCGTGTCGCCCGTGCACCTGGTACATCTGCTCCGCAGCCGAGTAGAACGGTTCCATGTCGCCGTAGCTGACCGGCCATGCGGGTGAAGTGCCGTCAACGTGCCCGGTCACGTCGAAGTCTTCCGGTCGCAGCCGGAACAGCGCCGCGCCGTACAACTTGGTCGCGCCCCCCACGTAGTAGTGGCTCTGCGGCTGGAACGGCTTCCCGTGCCGGTCGTACCAGGTATCCGGCGAGATGTACCGGCCGTCCTCGAACACGGCCTCCGGGTCCCAGTTCTGCGCCTCCTGCGGCAGGAAGCCGCCCCGTTCGAGGATCAGGATCTTCCGGCCGGCCCGCGCCAGCTTGCTCGCGATCGTGCCGCCGCCGGCGCCGCTGCCGATGATGATGAACTCGTAGTCACTCATGCTTTTCCTTTCTGGGTTCGTGCAGGTGAGCACGCGGAAAGCTAAGTGCCACGTGGCACCTAGCCTCCCGTCTGCCTAGCTGACCACCCATCCCTGCGGCGTCCACGTCAGCGCCGCTGACCAGTCGCCCCCGTGCACGCACGCCGAGATGCCCCCCTGCAACGTAAGCTCGTCCAGTGACCACTGATGGTCCCCGAACGGCAGCAGCCCCGGCATCGTGGTGAATGACAGGAATTCCGGGTAATGGCCGACCGCGAACGTGAACGACCTTTTCGTGTGCGGCGCGTCATGCCCTTTCAGCAGTGGCGCCACGTGCACCAGGGCGGTCATTGCCCGTCCTCCTCTGCGTCATAGCCCACCGTCGAGTAGTAGGTCTCGTCTGACTCCAGGCACATCCGCAGGAACCTCCGCGCCGCGCCCGCGATTTTCTTCCACATGCTGATTCCCCTTCTCCTTAGTGCCACGTGGCACCAAGGAAATTTTTCGTTTGCACCAGTTGTTTCCGGTTGCGCGATACGGGCCCGGCCACCAGAAGCACGAGCCCATATCCGAGACGCCGGGCCCGTATCGCGCGAGATTAGCTAGAAGCGGCCTACGTAGTCGAGGGCTTCCTGGCACCCGTTGACGCCTACTGTCGCGCCTACCACGACGGTGGAGTCAACCAGGTTAAGCACCGACATGAACGTCAGCACCGCGACCAGGCTGATCAGTGCTATGTGGATGTGCAGCCGGCGGCGGAAGCGGGCAGCCTCGTCTTCTTCCGCCAGCACCAGCCGGTGCACCTCGGCGCACACCCGGTGATGCGCCTTGTCTCGTTCGGCTTTCAGCCGTTTCACGCACTTACGGCACGGGCTCGTGATCTCACGGATTGGAAAGCTCATGCGCGGGGATCTCCTTGTAGGTGCCGGTGTCAACTTCGTAGGTAGCCACGATCGGGGCGTGCTCCGACTGGTTCATGTAGCCGAGCATGAAGTCCGTCGTGTGCTTCTTGCTCGCGCCGAACGCGAAGTAGTCATCCACGTACAGGAACCGCTGCGACGGGCTGACCGCGCCAATCGTGACGATCACTGAGACTGCGCAGTCGTGCCCGTCCGGGTACACGATCATCAGCGGCTTCCCGGTCAGCGTGCTAATGCTCGCGCCCAGCGAGATCGCGTGCGCGTCCCCCGCCACCACGATCGCGTCATAGTCGTCCTCGTGCTTGCACAGGTCCAGCATCGCGCCGTACACCGCGTCCTGAAGGGTATCTGCTGGCATTGTCTTTCTCCTTCCGTCCGATCCGTTCGGACACGGAAAAGGCCCGCTTAATGCCACGTGGCACTAAGCGGGCCCCACCGTGAGCTAGCGGTCCCAGTATTTCGGAATTTCCGCCGGCCACAATGGGCCGATGTTCGTTCCAACGCGGGACAGGTTGTACATGCCGTATACCGGATTGTTTCCGTGCCATACCTCGGACGGCTCTATTTCCCAGCCGCGCGCTGCTGCCTGCTTGCGCATCTCCTCGAATTCTTTTCGCTGCATGTCAGTAGCCGTCCTCGATCGCGTGCAGCCGCGTGTAGAATCGCAGGTTAAGCTTCCGGAAACGGCACCGGCTGGTCAGCCCGCATAGCTGCGAGTAGACCTTGATCCTGAGTAGTTCGTTGACAGTCATGTGATTTCCTTTCTGCTAGTGCCACGTGGCACTAAGAATGGTTAGCTGTTACAACTGCTGATGTTCGCCGTGACGGAATTAAGAACGCTGGTGACCGTGACTAGCTGCGCGGTGGCGCCGCTGACGTCGCCGGCTGTCATGTCTTCCCCGGCCGTTACCAGGCCCGTCATGGCCGTGACGTAGTCGGCACTTCCCGGCATCGGGTCAGCGAGCGCGGTAGCCGCGTCGGTGGTGAGTTGCGGGCCGTCCGTGAATTCAAGCGCTGGCAGGTTGCCCGCGTCCGCGTCCTGCCCCGACTGGGCAAGGTCGCTCTCGATAGCGGTTGTCTCGGTGAGGCCGCCACCGGTTGCCCACGCCGCTATTAGTACGCAGGCCGGCACGGGGGAGGAAACCTTAACGGGAGTGACTACCTGACTTGCCCCCGTGCTGCCGCACGCGGTCATGCTCACCGCGAGTGCTGCCGTCATCAGGATGACGCCGATAATGCCCTTGATATTCATGCTGTTTTCCTTTCTGCTAAGTGCCACGCGGCACTAAGAACGGTTACTTGCTCGCCGGGAACGTCCACCACAGCACGCGCGTCCATGCACTGGCGAAGCGCGCGTCATTCCCGTCTAGGCGGGACGCGGAATACCGGCGCTCCCCATCGGGCATCAGAATGGCCGTGAAACTGTATCGCCGGCCCCTGATCAAGCGCGTCCACCGTTGGCTTGACCCGTTTCCCGGCGCGATCGGCGCAATTGTTGTGATCACGCGCTGCGGCTGCCTCATGCCGTTCCTCCTTGCCTGCTGATATCAGTTACGCTTGCCTCATGCCAGGCCGTTCCGTCCCAGACGCTGATAACCACGTGCGGGATATCCCGGAACGGATCGCCCGTGGGACGCTTGTTGTCGCCGACGGCGAAGACACTGATAGTCCACTGGTCAGCTGTCGGCAGTGATTTGTCATTGGTTACGTAATGGTCACCGAAACTTTTTCCGTAACTGTCGGCGAACGGTAGGTGCCGGATTCTCGGCTTGACGTCAGATTCCTTGTTCCACGGTCCGCGCATGTGATCCTCCGTTCTTAGTGCCACGTGGCACTAAACTACTAATGGATTGGTGTTCCGTCCGGGTACTGGGCACTGTTGAAGAACTCGATGCCTTCGTCGAACCCGCTGTCATACGCCGAAACAGCGCTGTACGTATCGATCCACCCCGGCATCCTTTCCGCTTTGATTACCTCTAGTGGATGGCTATCGCAGCCATAGGCGCTAACGTACGATGCGTGCGACCACCCGCGCTCACGGCCGGTTATCCGCGCCGCATTCGCCAGCTTCAAAGAGACGTCTAACCGCCTCACTGCTATCGCTCACGCGGATACCCCCAGCTTCTCCAGTTCCGCTAGCAGTTCGGCTAGCTCTGTGGCATAGGCTGATTCCTGCTCCATCCTGCTTTCTACCGGGCCCGCGTCCATCACGGCCCCCCTTCCTGTTTCGGTTACCGCGTTACCTGCGCGCGTGGCCACGGGTCACAGTTGACAGGCTGTAACCCGGACCATGCACGTAAGTCACACAACACTTTTGACGGATGTCAGACCATGATGACTGACCACCTTTCTCATGCCAGTTGGCACGCGGAAAGCTAAGTGCCACGTGGCACTGACACTTAGCTAACCGTCTGCCAGCGGCTAGAACGGTGGTTCGAATGCGTGCACGGTGTTGTCGCCGGCGCGCTCTCGCCACGCTGTCACGTGATCCGTGGAATGCTTTCCAGTGCTTTCCGGCATTATCGCTACCGGCCAGAAACGGAATTCCGGGAACACGTCACTAGACAGCCTGGTGACGTCCGTCTGAATTGACAGCCGCATGCTTTCCGCTAGCCGCTTAAGGTCGGCGCCGGTCGTGTGATCGCCGGTGGTGACCTCAACTGTGAATATCATGCTGCTACTCTCTTTCTTGGTGGCCGATTACCGATGGTTAGCTGCAGTCCTCGCCGAAGTACTTGACGTCCTCAGTGACGTACTTGGCCGCCGCGCCGCTCCGCACGTCGCTGTACAGGCCGGCCGCGTCCTCACCCGTGTACTTCCACGGTGCGGATTCGCTCACGGTCATCATCGTGTTCAGGTTGGCCGTGGTCCGCTTGTGGTCCCACGTTGCGAACGCCGCGCACGTTCGCTGCGCCGGCGTTGCCGTTGCGGTGGCCGCGTTCGCCACTGCCGCGTACGCGAGTCCGACTACCAGGAACGTAAGCAGGAAGATGCTGATTCCGATCGCGCGCTTGATCCCCGTGTCCGCCTTAGCCAACGGCGCGGTTTCCTCATGCCGGTCGGTGTGCGTGCCAGTCCCGTTCGTGTACCTCATGACGATATGCACCCTTCTGGGGAACACCCCACGTAGATAGGTCCCACCCATCTGGCCACGTAGCCTGTGGGCAAGTCAAAGACTGGCCGGAAGTTGGTCGCGTCGAATTGGACGTGGTAGCGGCCGCACAGTTCCCGCAAGGCGGTTTCCTGCTGTGGTGTCATGCTGATTTCCTTTCCTAGTGCCACGTGGCACTTGAGGTAGTTACGGAACGAGGGTTACCTTGGTCAGTTTCGCGTACCTGATTTGCAAGGTCACGCCGGCCGGCTTGTCATCCTTGTTGATGTACCGCCCGTCCTCCTTGTGGCCGGCTTGCACGATCCTGAAATCGTTGCCGGCGTTCCAGTCGGCCAGTACGGCGGCCTTAGACCGGTAGTCGCGTCCGTACGCTGGGACCACGGTGAGATACTGCATTGGGTGTTCCTCTCAGTAACGTGCGGTGGGCGCGAGGTTTCCGCGCTTGGAGATGCCCGACGGGTAGCTTTCCCCGCCGCCAGGGATGTCGCCTGCGTCACGGGTAAGGTTGCCCCGCGCGCTTACCCACGCCCGGTAGCCGTTGTCGGTGCCAATGGCCCGTGCGTCACCAGCCCGGTAACCGGGCGCGCTTGGGTCAACGGCCACCTTGATGCCCGCGACGGGCGTGATGTGCGGCGCGCTCACCCGCGCGGTAGCCGGTATCGGGTTGCCCGCGAAATACGCGGCGTCTGGCCGGTAGTAGACCGATCCCCCGCCGTTCCTGCGGTTCGCGTTGGTGTTGCGCCGCCGTACGCGCCCGTTCCCGCCGCGTGCGGTTCCCGCGAGCACGTTCCCGCGATCTCCGCCCGCCGGCTCCGGGGTGTCACCACGCTTAGACCTAGCCGGCGCGGTGCCCGTGCGCAGCAGCGTGTCCAGCCGCGCGATGCTTTCGGCTAGGCTCACGCGAGCGCCGCCGCAATCACCATGATCGTGCCCAGGACCGCGCACACGATCGCCAGCACGGCTTGCTCCGTTTCTGTCATGCGTTCCTCCACCTGTTTCGGGTCGTGCCCTGATAAGCACGCGGCGCGGCTAGGGTGTGTGCCCTAGCCGCACCGTGCACCGGTCGGGACTGATCATTCAGCGGTCAGTTGGGCGAGGTACAGTTCCGCCTTGGTGATCAGGGCGTGAAGTTCATCTTCCGACATCGCTGACAGCAACGTGTCTAGGTCGAATGCGGCGTCGGCGGAGGCCGTCCGTGGCGTGGTGGCCGTGGTGCCGGGCTCGCCGTCCGCACTGTCGCCGCTAGCGGATTCGCTTGCCGGCGTGTGCGCTGCTACGCGTGCCGGATTGGCGAGATTCAGTTCGGTGCGGTCCCGCTTGATCGTGCGCTCACCAGCGCCGGCCATCGCCATCACGTGCTCGATTGAGGTCTTGGGGTCGCGGGTGTACATCAGCGTCACTAGCAGCCGGCGCGCATCGTAGGGGAGCTGGAAGTTGTCCGGCCGGATGCCCATGAAGTCACGGAAGTACGCCTTCACTGTCATGTCTTTGGCATCCCAGGGCGCGTACGGGTACAGCGCCGCGAATGCCTCTGCCACTTTCTTGGCATCCACGATCGCGGCCGTAACGAGCTTGCTGGCAACCGCTTCAAGTGCCGCGCCTTTCTTTGGGTCCAGCTCTGGCGCGGACGCAGCCGGCGTCTTGGGCGCGACCGGCGTCTTGGGCGCGACCGGCGTCTTGGGCGCAGCCGGCGTCTTGGGCGCGACCGGCGTCTTGGCCGTGGCGGGCGGAACGATAGCCAGCCCGGTAGCGGCTTTGGCCGTGCGCTTGATTTGCGGCTTGGTGTCGGTGGTAACGAGCTTATGTTCTGCGGTTGCCGGCATGATCGTGCCTTTCGCTGTCTGGATGCTAGGTGTGCCCTAGTTGCGCTGCATCTGGCGTTGCGCATGATCGGGCTGATTGGAAACTCGTTTACGCCAGTCGGTCCCGTCGGTTGATATCGGCTATTACTAGGTCATACAGGGTTTGCAGCGCGGAATCCTCTACCGGCCCGATAATCTCAGGGTCGATAAGGTCCCGCACTACGCGGTACGCCTCTCCGGGGGGTAGCGGAGCAGAGTCGTCGTCATTTAGTTCGGTGATCGTGACGGTGCTGGGATCACGATAGTTTCGATCTACGTGAGCTTGCGCACTAGCCATGTTCTCCGCCACGATGACGGAAGCGAATTTCGTGTAACCACCGAACTGAGACGGGATTAGGAGTCGGTACTGTGCCATGGGCGTGCCTTTCACTGCGTGGTTGCTAGGTGTGCCCTAGTTGCGCTGCATCTGGCGTTGCGCATGATCGGGTTTCGCTGTGCTTAGCCATTCTTGATCCACGCGGTACCGTCGGTGGTCAACTGGTAGCCGGCCATTGAAATGCTGTGGAGGACCGACCCCGGAAGGACGTATCCGTTTCGGTACAGCCGGTTGAACAGTGCTTCCATGATTTCCTCACTGCCCTTGGTTAGTGCCACGTGGCACTAGCGCACGATGCGCAATCTGATTGCTGCCCTGTTACCCGGTTAGCGACTGACGTGCTGTTACCAACCCCATCGTGTGCCCTAAGCAACTGCGATGCGCTCAATCGGTAATGCGTGGCGCTGTACCTGGTAGCTAGCCATCGTGCCGGTAGTAGTTCCGGCTTGCAGGTGACTGTCTGACATGCGGTCCGCGACGGCTTGTCTCAGCACTAGCTTTGGCGTGCTCACCTGCTGCATTGAACCGCGCCGCTAGCCGATGGCCAGGATTCGCGCGATTGTCTCTAGTTCCTCTGAGAACTAGCAAGATCAGCCCTTGCAATCGAGCCGCCGGCTATGGAACGGGTGTCTGCCTCTGACCAGCTACCTTCACGCGGGTGACGCGCTACTCCGGTAGGTTCGGCTGCCTTGCCCTTGCGCGTTGGGCTTGAAAACAGCCCAACGTGACCACATTCCCATGCAATCTGTTGATGTCAATACCTTGATACCCAACTTGTTTCTAATTCGTTATTGATCTGTTACTTAACCGGTTAACACTAATCTGTTCGGTGCGGCCGGGATTTGCCCACGGCTGACCTGGGCGGATGCACCACAACGGCCGAACGGGATGACCCGTGGGTGAATGGCCGCGACAACCGTGTAAAGGCCTGTACGTGGCTGCTAGGGGCCTTTAAACGGGTGCTGGTGACTGGCCGGCCGTGTTTGTCGCGGATGTCGCGGCTGTCGCGGGTGGTTGCGATGCGATGTTACGCAACTGAGATCTTGGGTGTTGTCCTACTTGTCCACCTATGACCGGTATGCCCGGATGTTGACACGTTAGGATGTGAACGTAGTTCAGTTCACATCAACCGGAGGTTCGCATGCTGATCCACATCATCAACGCACTGATCACGATCGCGCCGTTCATCCTGCACACGATCGAGATCACCAGGCTGCACGGTGTGCAGGTCGTGTGCCAGCTACAGACCGCGCACGGCCAGATCTACGCCAACGCCTGCAACACGATTGGCTGACCACGTGCTGATCCGCTGCACACGACGTGATCTCACGGTGGACGAGGCGATCACCGTGCTTGCCGTCGACGGCTACCGTGGCGATGCCATCGTTCGCTACCTAGCCGACGCCCGTGCTGGATCTGCCTGGCCAGTCGGTCCGGTCGATCGTGTGACCTACCTGGCTACCGGCTACACGATCGCTTACAAGCAACGCTGATACTGCCTGGTTGACGGGCTCGGTGCCGTGCGGCATCGAGCTCGTTGGCATGCCCTGTTGGCGTGCTGGTGTGCTCATGGTGGCGTGCGGCTACGTGGTGTGCTACCTACTGCCCTGGCTGGTGTGTACATGATCCACTACATGACGTCCATCATGTGTACTACACAACACATCACATACCGCATGCCAACTACCGCATTCCGTATATCATATGACGTATGCGATGCGCTCGCGTACCGTACGCCAATTGGCCGACCATATATGATAATGTGAATTCGAATACATGTGTGCCGTAATTGTGTTCGATTTTTTGTCATTACCACCTACCGGACCTTCGGTTGACGGAATTCCCTCTCCGTGGCAGAAAACCCCTCTGCACAGCGGAAAACAGGAAAATTTTCGGCAAAAATCCCCCATACTTAGTTCAGTCACTGAACATTCTCTCTCTCGGAAAATCCGTAATCCGGAATAAAAGCCGACCCCCTTGGGCTGTCTTCCGGTATGACCGCGATCAGCGAAGCCGTAGTCAGGTGGCTAGACGTCGACGTCAGTGAGACGCCCCCCTGTGAAGGAGTACTGCTCCAGTTCGGCCGGGTGTGCGGTACTCCGTCGGCTGTCCGCGTGTACGTGATGTGCTTTTGTGGAGGGTCGTGCACGATCTTCTTGTGCGAGCGGGATTACCGGCAGCTGACGCTAGGGTTCGCTCGTTGCGGGCGCTGCCATCTCAAGATCGACAAGTGGACGGAGATCTAGTGAAGAAGACGGAACGAGGCATGGGGTGCTGCGGCTGCGGCCCCGGCGGCGGTGGCTGCACCTGCAGTCCAGGTTGCACGTGTACCTGCTCGTACTGCGATTGCCCGAAGTAGGAATTCGTGCCTGATGATTCGTGCGCGCAGGGACACGCCAAGAGGACGTTGTTCTATGAGGACCTGCCGGACGGCGGCCAGCGGCGGCACTGGATCTGCACTCGCTGCCTGATCTGTGCCAGTGACCCGCCGTCCAGTGCCAATTAAGAGGGAGGACCGTGGCGAGGACACCGAAGATCGTTCGGCGTAACGGCGGTTACTGCGTCTGCCCGCAGCCGGTAAAGACGACGAACATGCGGGAGAATTTCTTCCGGGACGGAACCTGCAAGCGCGGGTACTGCTACTCAGCAAAGTGCTGGGACTGCTGCGGGGAGCTGTTCAGCATGGGGCCAATAACGTGCCAGTGCGAGCACCCGCGCTGGTGCCGGTACCCCGGGATGGAGCAGCCGGGCCACTGGGACCCAGCGAAGGACGAGTTCGTTCCGGCGCGTGCCGCGGTGAAGCCGAGTATCGCCAGGCGCCATCGTGCATGATGCGATAGTGGTCCGTATCAGCGTGACAGCGTGCGTTATCCAGGAGACGGGTGTTCTGTGTACCGAGCCAGTCGTTAATGTCTGGTCGGCTGGATGCGTTCATGAGCACGTGGTAGAGGGAATGGGTATTTGCGCCCGGCATCAGTGGCGGATGCACCTGCCGTGGACTTGTTCCGTCTGCCGGCCGTTGCACGGGGACTGCCAGGTGCAAATGCGACAGGTTACGACAGCGGAAGGTAATTAGCGTGAATTTCGCGGAGCGCGGCGGAAATGGCCGGAATGGTGACGGTTCCTGGGCGCCGACGGACGGTCGTGGCTGCCCTACGTGCGGTGCGATCCGCAGTGGGTGGCATGGTGGGGATTGTCCCAATCGTTGGTACCAGTACGACGAGGACGGGACGTGCCTCAACGCGGGGCTTCTGCCCGGATAGCCTGATTACGCGCCTAGTGGGACCTCTTGCGGTCTTGGCCCGCGTGCGACGGTGAAGCCGGACCGCGTCAGCCGTCGCGGGCGCGTTAGGTTTCAGCCGGTTCTGCGTACTTTCCTGAAGTTCAGCGCGGAATGCGGTAGTTTTCGTAAGTCAAGGCCTAGCCGAAAAAGCGCCGCGGTCAGCCTCTCACGAGGGGACCGCGGCGCTCGGCTGCCAGCAACGACAGGATTTCAGCCTAGACCAGGCTCTTCAGCCACGCCAGGAGCTTCTCGACACCCTCGACGAGCTCGGCGACCGGGTTCTCGCTCGCTGGCGACACTGCGGGGGGCGCCGGAACGGGCGCGGGCACCGGCTTCGGCTGGGTAATCACCGCGGGGAACGCGTTTCCGGTGATTTCCTGGTAGTCCGCGGCGAGCTGCGCGATATTCATCCCGATGAGGAAGTTCTTGCTCATTAGGTGCTCCGGCCAGATGACCACCCAGCATTCCTCGACGGCGTTCTCCCAGAATGCGTCCGTGAAGCTGGTTTCCTGTGCCCAGGTGATGAACCGCTCGTCGCCGCCCAGCGGCCCGGCTCCAGCGGCCCCGTAGCCCGCGATCATGACGCTGTGGCCGCCGTCAACCGGGCTGGTCGGGCTCCAGTCCCAGGGCTGGCCGTCGCTGAACTCCGTCTGGTTGATGTCGAGCACGTTGATGCCCGTCCACACGCTGCCGAAGACGGCGATCGCCGCTTTTACTTCAGCGGGGTTCTTGTAGTCGACTGCGGCGAAGCAGAGCGCCTTCACGCCGTCGGGACCGCCGTTTGCGACGAGGTCTTCCAGGCCGGTCTGAATGTCCATGCCGTTGTCGTCGGGTGAGCCGGGGCCGGAGGCTGTTCCGCCTGCGGGGCTGAAGCCGGGGTTCTGCGTCTCGTAGAACGTCCAGACCTGGGACTGGCCGGGGTAAGTTCCCTGGGCAGTTAGCCAGGTGGTGACCAGGTACCGCATGTTGGCCCAGGTAACCGCGACGCAGTCGCCCGCCTGGTCATTGCCGAGCATCTGCCAGCTGCCGTCTAGCCGCGTGAGGTAGTCCTCAGCTGCGGGGACGAGGGGTTCCAGCTTGTAGGCGTCGTCGGTCAGGTAGTTCTTCAGCCGGAGAGCGCGTGCCCGCTTCGGGGAACGACGGCCGTACCTGCCGGGAGTGCGTGCCATGAAAGTCCTTTCACTCGTGACATGGCACCGGCTCCCGGGAATCGGGCCGCGGTTACTGGAGGTAGCTTACGATGTGATTATGGACAATGAGTGGCGCAAGAGCACGCGCAGCATCGCGAACGGGGACTGCGCGGAGATAGGGCAAGCTGGCTGTGTCATCGGCGTCCGGGATACGAAGGAAGCTGAGCGTCTAGACCGGGTTGTCCTGGAGTTCCCGCGCGCAGCATGGGAAGCGTTCACCGGGAAGCTGAAGGCGTGAACTTACGATAAGCGCATGAGACTGACCCTGCTTAACCCGCTTCCGCGGCGCGTATGCTTCCGGCTATGGCTGACTAGCCATCGTGACGGGCTGGCTACCTGGCTGGCGTATCGTGATCACTTGCGCGCTGCGGAGTGGACCTGGCGGCTGACCGGGGGATGGCGCTGATGGGAAGCTGGTTCGAGGCCAAGCGTGACGGGCGCTGCTCGCACTGCCCGCGGTCGTTCATCGCTGGCGAAGAGATTTACGCCAAGAGCAAGGGCGTCTACCTCTGCCATGACTGCGGTCTGCTCGCGGACAACCTCCCGAGTGACGTCGGTTCGTGGGAAGCGTCAGTCATGAAGGATCTTGCGAAGCTCCCGCTGGAGGCGAGTGAGGGTACCCTCGCGCAGAACATGCTCGGCCTGGCGAGGGATCTCGACGCCGGTGACGTTCCCCCGCGGGAGCGCCCGCAGTACACCAAGGAGATGCGGATCAACCTGCTTTCGCTGCAGGACGCGTTCCCTGCCTCCGACGAAGATGACGAGACCGAGGTCGCCCGGCAGAAGCGTGAGCGCCGCGCCCGGGAGAACGGCGGGTTCTGACGCCAGCGGCCGGCTGCCCCAGGTGAAGGAATAAGGCGCACGGCAAGATCGTTGCACCGGCCATGACCGCAACTACCGGTGTGAGCAGTAACCGTGTTTCCGTGCTAGGCCCGCCAGTGCCAGGCCACGCGTACCCGTGCTGTGATCACTGTGGCGGCGTACCCGGGCATCTGGTCGGGCATGGCATCCCCTGCACCTGCCCGAAGCCCCCGCCGCTCCGGGACTAGGAGTAACTGTGTTCCCGTGCTGCGCGCACTGCAACTGCCGCGAGGGCAAGCGTAACGGCCACCCTCTCCCGTGCCCGGCCTGCCAGATGCCCCGCCCGGCAAAGTAAAGAAGGAGGCGTCATGACCATTCAGCCCCATGAAACTTACCCGGCACTGCCGAAGCGCCGGCACTGCGATGTCTGCGCCGATACGCACTTCGTCAGCAACTGCTACGTCTACGATCGTGCGGTGCAGTGCACCTGCGGCGCCGGCGACGACGAGCTCGCCTTCCACACCATGTCCTGCGACAGCGTCCCGTGCCCGTTCTGCCAGCTGCTCGGTGAGCCCGTATGGCCGATGACGAGGTAACCGTGACGCTGGTGGAAAGGCTGTGGCTGGCGTTTGTGTGCCTGCTGCTTTCCGGGGCCATCGGTTTCTGCATCGCTGAGGCGCTGGCTGCCGGGTGCGCTCGCGGCTGCAGGTGAATGCGCCGCGGCAGCCTCTTGCCGCCCGGGGTGCGGGGAAGCTTGTACCGCACCTGTAACTGGCAGGAGTAGGAGCTGTCAGTTTCCCTCCCGTTCTTTAGCCCGCCTTCCAGCGGGAGGGCGTTACCGGGAAGGCTGGGCCAGAGAGCACCCATCCGGCGGAACCGGCCCGTTACCTGGAAAGGCGTCATAGCCGATCTGGAGTAGAGCAGGTTCGACCCCTGTACCGGAGGGGTGCTCTTTGCTGTGTCCGTAGTATCAGCATGTGCAAAGTGCTACTTCAGGTGTCCTGTATGGCAGTCAGACACCTCGCTTCTGGACGTGCCCGCCGCGGCACGTTCACCCGGTGGAGGGCTGCCGTTCCTGCGCGTCGCAGGCAGCTGAGTACCCGGCGGGCACCGGCTGCGGGGACACCCAGGCTATTGACGTCCTGGCGTGGGCGGCCGACGCCGCCGGGTACGAGCCTGACCCGTGGCAGAGCTGGTTCCTCACCCAGTCACTCGGCGTGCTGCCGGATTCCACCTGGGCTGCCTCTGACGTCGGGCTGATCGTCAGCCGCCAGAACGGCAAGGGCACCATCCTGGAGATCCGTGAGCTCGGCGGCCTGTTCGTGCTCGGCGAGGAACTGATCATCCACACCTCGCATGAGTTCAAGACGTCCGCTGAGCACTTCCGCCGGGTGAAGACGGTTTTCGACGATCACCCGGCGCTGCGCAAGCGGGTCAAGCGGATCGCCGGCTCTCACGGTGAGGAAGCGATCGAGCTGTTCCCGCAGCCCACCTTGATCTTCGGGGCCGGCCGCAGGCAGATCACCCGCCGTGTTGCCGGGCGCCTGCGGTTCCTTGCCCGGTCTAAGGGCTCCGGCCGTGGCTTCAGCTGTGACTGCCTGGTTTACGACGAGGCGATGATCTTGTCTGAGGACCAGGTTGCCGCGTCCCTGCCGACCATGTCCGCCCGTGCCAACCCGCAGATCTGGTACGCGGGCTCCGCTGGCGATGAGGACAGTGCCCAGTTCGGCGCGGTCCGCAACCGGATCGTGAAAAACACCTGCGATCTGTGCGGCGCCGAGTGGAGCATCAACCCGCACAATGACGCCTGCCCCCGCGATGAGGTAACCGGCCGGCCGTCCAACTACTTCATTACCTGCGCCAAGCATGACGACCGGGACGAACCGCGCAGCTGGGCGAAGGCCAACCCCGGGTACGGGTACCGCATCTCGGAGAAGTTCACCCGGAATACCGAGATGGCGAACATGCCGCCGTTCAAGTTCGACCGCGAGCGGCTCGGCGTCGGGGCATGGCCGCAGCCGGAAGCGCCCTGGGCGGTCATCAACGAGATCGCCTGGCAGAAGCTCGCCGTCTCCCAGGAAAAAGCCGGGTTCCCCGTTCAGCCGATCGTGTTCGCCCTTGACATCGACGAGGACGGCCGGTCCGCCACCATCAGCGCCGCCTGGGACCACGGGGAGTCCGGCCGGGTCGTGCTGGAAATCCCCCGCGGCTGCTCCAGGCAGGGCAGCGACTGGATCATGGCGAAAGCGAAGGAACTCTACGAGAAGCGCAAGCCCCTCGCCATGGTCATCCCTAAGAGCGGTCCTGCGGCAGCGCTGATCCCCGAGGGCCGCAAGCTCTGGCGGGAGCGCTGCGTGGAGATCGGTACCGCTGAGGAGGCCGCCGCGTTCGCCTGGCTGATCCAGCAGGTTCGCGCGGATAAGCTCTGGCATTTCGGCCAGGAAGGCGCCCCCACCCTGTGGCACGCTGTCGCCACCGCGGCAACTCGTGTTGTCGGTGACGGCGGCAAGGCCTGGTCCCGGCGTGACAGCGAGTCCGATATCACGCCGGCCACCAGCGCCACCCTTGCCGCCTACATCCTGAACAGGGACCGCCGTAACTACGACTTGATGTCCTCGATCGGGTAGGGAGGGGTTTCACGCCGCCGGTTTCACCTGGCAGATCACGGTGGAGGCGCTTCGCGGGGCCGGGAGTCTGCCTTGTCCGGCTTGCCGCACGAGGATTCCCCTGACCCCGGCTTCAGTGCCCGCGCCTTACAGGCGGTTGGCGTCCTGCTGTGCCTCGTGCAGCGCTAGCTGCTCCCAGTTCTTCCGGGCCCACGACGGGTAGCCAGGGCCGCCGTTGTAGGCGCTGCCCCGGCCGGAAACTTCGTTCACGGTGTTCCTTTCGCAGAAGACGCTGAACAGATTAGTCATGACAGCGCTAGCCGCCTCCGGGGTATTCCGCGGTTCACGCGCTGAGTGGCTCGTTCAGCAGGGCGATGAAGGCATCGGTCCGCGCGTGCATCGCCGTGATGAAGGCGTCGGTGTCGCCCGCCGGGACGAGCATCCGGAACGGACCGGAGACGCGGCTGACCGGTACGGGCGCGGGTGCCTCGTACTGCTGCCCCGGGACATCGTTCAGGAAGTCCCGGAGGCCGGTTTCCGGCCAGTCCCAGTTCTGCCCGTCCCAGTCCGGCATGGTGACCCCGGCGACTTCCTGCTCCCACTGGGTGCGCAGCCTGGTGTCCTCGGCTGAGTTGCGGTGGTTGTCGCGCAGGTACAGGTAGGCGAGGACGGCCGCCATAAGCAGCAGGCCGATCAGGGTACTGGTGGCAAGTTCCTGCCCGGTCACGTCAGCAACCATCGCTGGGCCCCCACGGTGAGGTGCCGGCCTCGGCGTACAGCTTCCAGAACGCCGCTGTCTGCTGCGCCTCGCTGTAGTCCCGGGCCGGCCCGGGAAGGCCGGTGACGTCTTCCCACGTGGTGCTGAGGAAGCCGTACAGGCCGCTGGCGGTACTTGCCGGGTTCTGCGCGTCCGGGTTGCCCCCCGACTCGCGGCTGATCACGCACGCCTGGAAGCTGCCGTCGCCGGCGGTGGAGACGTCGCCTGAGTAGGTGACGGCGTCTGCCTCGTGCCGGGCGGGAGCGTGATAGGCCGCCTGCTGGACGGGGGCCGGCTGCGCGGCAAGCTGCTGCAGGTATGACAGGTGAGCCAGGTGCTCAACGTGCAGGAGGTGCCACTGGTGCGCGTCGTACAGGCTCGCGACGGCCTGGTAAGCCATGGTTCGGACCGTGTTTGACGGGTGCCTGGCCGGGGATGGGGAGGCTGCGGACAGCGTGACCGGGGCAGCCGAGAAGATAGCCGCGGAGGTGATCAGGAACGCCGTTGACAGGGCCGTCAGGAATACCCGGGACAAGACGCGGAAACGCGCGCTGAGCGTGGTCAGCATGTATATCCTTACGTCGTTGATTGGTACCGCGCACGGGGAAGGACTTGCCGGTACGACCCCCGCGAAGCGGTCGTTTAACGCCCGACGATAACAGGCTGGTCTCAGGCTGCGCCATTGAATCTCGGAAAAGGGCCCTTCTGGCTAGTCCCCGGAAGGGCCTTTCGCATGTCAGGTACGCTAGCCGTTATGACCGTTGCACTCGACGAGACCCGGGTCGACTTGCTGCTTGGCGAGGCCGACCGGATCGCCACGGCTAACCCGCCGTCGAAGGTCCTCGCCACGGTCATCCTCGGTCTGTTCACCGCGGTCGGCTGGGTCATCGGGCGCACCTGGTTCTACGCGGCGAAGAGCGTTGCGTTCATCGCGCTCGCCGTTCGCTACGGCTACCGGCAGGGTGCCAGGGTGCCCGTAGAGCGCAAGAGTCCTTCATCCCCTTCCCAGCTTTCGTAGTGCTGGAGGGTTGGCTGAGAGGCAAGGCGCTGGACTGCTAATCCATGGTCACGGCTGACGCCGTGCGCAGGTTCGACCCCTGCACCCTCCGCGGAAGGTACCGCCAGGGCGGCAAACGGCTCCAGAAAAGCCGGGCGGGCACTGCGTCCCGAGGGTTCGATTCCTTTACCTTCCGCAGTGAGCTTGCCTATACCGCCCGCTTGACCCCCGGTACGCTTACCTGGTAGTGCCCTACGGCCGGTCCCATCCCCCGGAGCTAGGAGTCCTGACCGAAGGGCGTCCTGGCCGTGGGGCTGATCGACAACATCCGGGCATCCGCTTACGAAGAGCGGGTGATCGGCGGTGTCCCGTGGAAGCCCTGGGAGAACCCGTTCTGGCGGTTTGACACCGGCGGCCCGGTGCACCCGACGCGGCAGTTTTACGGGCCGAACGAGGCGATGGGGCTGCCCGCCCTGTACGCGGGCGTCAAGCTGCTCGCCGACAACGCCGCCTCGCTGCCGCTGCGCGTCTACCAGAATTACAACGACGCCACCGGCTGGCCGAAGCACCGGCTGTGGAACGGCCCCACCATCTTCGATAAGCCGTCAGTCATCGGGACGTTCTTCGACTGGATGGCGCAGGCGATGGTGTCGGTCCTGCTGCAGGGCAATGCCTGGGGGTTCATCTCCGGCAAGGACGGCTACGGGTTCCCGACCGGCATCGAGTGGATTCCGCCGGAGGACGTCTACGTCCTGGAGCCGCAGGACCAGCAGACCGCCAACCCGCTGCGCGCCAAGGTGTTCGTCTTCGGCCGCGAGGTCACCTGGTACGGTCCCGACGCCGAGGTCTTCCACGTCCGCGGCATCACGCTGCCCGGCCGCATCGAGGCGATCAGCCCGCTGCGCGCGTTCGCGCTGACGGTCCTGGCGGGCAAGGAGGCCCAGCGGTACGGCACCAGCTGGTACGAGGCCGGCGGCTTCCCGCCCGGTACCTTCCAGAACGCCGAGATGGAAGTTAACGCAGCTCAGGCGGCTGAGATCCGCGCGTCACTGGTGACCAGCCTGCGGCGCAGGGAGCCTTTGGTTTTCGGTCGCGACTGGGATTACAAGCCGGTCACCGTGCCGCCGAGCGAGGCGCAGTTCATCGAGGCGATGCAGCTGAACGCCACGCAGATCGCGGCGATCCTCAACCTGCCGCCCGACCGGCTGGGCGGTACCCGCGGGGACTCGCTGACGTACTCGACGTCGGAGCAGAGCACCCTGCAGATCATCGAGGCGCTGCGCCCGTGGCTGACCCGGTTCGAGCAGAGCTTCTTCGACCTGCTGCCCCGCAACCGCTTCACCCGCTTCTACACCGATGCGCTACTGAAGACAGACCTGGAAGCCCGGATGAACAACTACCAGGTGATGCGGAACATCGGCATGCGCACCGCTGACGAGATCCGCGAGCTGGAGGACCTGCCGCCGCTGCCGTCCGGGGTCGGTTCCGAGGAACTGCCACTGACCACCATGAACGCCATGGGCACCCGGGCCGGCGCCATCCCCAAGAGCTTCCTGAAGAGCGTCGTGCTGGAGATGGACATCGCCGCCGACCGGCTGATCAAGCTGGAGAAGACGATGATCAGCCAGGGCAAGCTACCGCAGGCAACAGCCCCTGCTCCCGGCATGCCAGGCCAGCCCGGCGCGGGAGGCTCAAGTAGCGGAAGGCCGGGCGCAAGTAGCGCCTCCCCGGCGCCCAGTGCCCCCGTAGGCGGCAAGGTCCCGATCGGGCTGCCGAATGCCCCGCTGCCGCTCACCCAGGACCCGGCGTCGTTCCTGTCCTCGCTGATCAGCGTGCAGCGCGACATGAGCTGCGACTACGAGATGCGCGAGCTGGCCCGGCACCTCTACAACTCCATCGCCGAGCGTGCCAACCGGATTGCCCGGGACGAGCCGGACGAGTACGTGCCGTCCTCCCACCTGCTGGCACCGTGGGTGCCTGGCCGCGACGACCTGCGCGAGGTCATTCTTTCCGCGAACGGGCACCGCAAGTGAAACGTTGCACGTCAGGTAGCAGGTGCCTACCATTTTCAATAGACGTGGCGCGTACTGCGCTGTTGCGTTTTAAGGAGACGACAGATGGCTGTTCTTAGCAGCAGCGCACGCGACAACCTCCCCGATTCCGCTTTCGGTTACATCGAGCCCGGCGGCAAGAAGGTCAACGGCAAGACGGTGCCCGGCAGCAAGCGGCACTTCCCGATCCACGATTCAAATCACGTGAAGAACGCGCTCGCGCGCATCGCTCAGGGTGCCCGGTTCGGTGACCAGGCCAAGGGGAAGGTCATGGCGGCAGCTAAGCGCATGGGAATCGACCACGACGAGGCCAGCTCCGGCACCGGCCGTTCCTTCGACTCCCTTTACCCTGAGGTCCGGTTCCTCGCCGACGTCCCCGAGATCCGCAGCATCGGCGACGGCCAGCCCCAGCACATCACCGGCTACGCCGCGGCCTTCGGGAAGCTGTCCCGGCGACTCGGCGGCTTCGTCGAGCGCGTCATGCCGACCGCCTTCAACGAGTCACGCGACGCCAACTGGCCGGACGTCGTCTGCCGGTACAACCACAAGGACGACATGGTCCTCGGCACCACCGCCGCGGGCACCCTCCAGCTGGAGGTGGACGAGCGCGGCCTGCGCTACGACGTCGTCCCGCCCAAGCACCGCGCCGACGTGATGGAACTGATCGAGCGCCGCGACGTCCGCTACAGCTCCTTCGCGTTCCGGTGCGCCGTTCCCGGCACCGATGACGACTGGGGGCTGTCCGACTTCGGCATCCCGCTGCGCTCACTGCACAACACCACGCTGCTCGACACCGCCCCCGTCCTCGACCCGGCCTACCGGGACACCTCCGCCGTCGCCCGCAACATGACCGGCGCCGTGGAGTCACTCGCCATGTGGGTGGACGCCGAGCCGGCTGAGGTGCGCAACATGATGGAGGCAGGCCAGGCCGCCCGCTTCTTCAAGCGCACTGACCGGCCGTCGGCCCCGGGGGCTGAGCCTGTCCCCGTTCCGGAGACCCGGGAGCAGACGATGCTGGACGATCCGACTGTCGCCCTCCGGCACTGGACCTACGCCGACGACGACACTGACGTCACCGCTGAGCAGCACGCCGATGAAACGCGGGCGATGCACAACGCCGACACCATGTGCCGCAAGTACGTGGACGGGGAGCCCTGCGTTCAGGGTGCGGGGCACGACGGCGACTGCAAGGGCCGCTGCTACGGCCGGCCGCACGGGCTGCCCTGCGCCATGGTCCAGGGGCACGGCGGGGAGCACCAGCCGATGGCTGTCGATGACGGTAACGGCCCCGGCCGCGGGCGTCCCCCCGCGCACCGTGACGGCAGTGAGGCAGAAGGCGAAAGCGAGGAGCAGCGTGAGGCTGCTGACCCGGCGGAAAACCGGACGCTGACCGGCCCCGAGGCACTGCTGAAGGCGCTGGAAATGCGCGGGCAGCTCACCCCGGTCGACTAAGCCCGTGGATGACGGCAAGATAGAGCGGCTGCTTCAGGCGATGGAGCAGAGACTCACTGAGAAACTGGAGATCATCATGTCTGAGCAGAGCCAGCAGCAGATCGACGTCAATAACGCGGGAACGGCCATCATCGCGCTGCTTACTGACATGCAGGCGGACATCAGCACGATCGGTACCGGCGTCGCGAGCATCACGGCCGCGCTTGCCGCCCTGCCCGCCTCCGTCGACACCACGCAGCTTGATGCCGACGTCGCGCAGATCGCGGCAGCGCAGGCGAGCCTCGACGCGGCGGCTGCCTCGGTCGCTAACGCCGTGCCCCCGGTGACCCCGCCCGCGAGCTAAGCTGAAGCCCTCGTCTGGTAGCGAGGCCCGGAACCCTTAATAAGCCCTGTGCTTGTTAAGGGTTCTGCCTTTTCCGCTGTCAGGTTTGTGCCGTAGTCTTGAATTTGAGTTAGCCACGGCCGCGCGATCTGCGCTGGAGCTGGTCCATCCTGAAACAGGGAGGACTGGCAGTGGCTTCAGACCTTGCCAAGTCGCTTCACGAGCAGGAGCAGGGAGTCTGGGGCAAGATTCAGTCCCTGGCCATGGCTGCCTCCGCCGAGAAGCGCAGTTTTACCGATGACGAGCAGCGCTCATTCGATGCGATGCACGCTGAGCTGGACGGCGTTGACAAGCGCCTGCGCGACATCCTTGAGGGTGAGAAGCGCCAGGCACAGACCGACGAGATGTACGCCGGCCTTGAGAAGCGCACGGGCACCCCGGGCACGCACCGCCCGCTGAACAAGTTCGAGGAAGAGCTCCGGGCTTTCGCCCGCGGCGAGGTGCGCGCGATCGACGTCATCTCCTCGGAGTCCCGGATCATGCAGCGGCTGTCCACCGGCCGCCCCGTGAGCCCCACTGAGGTCCGTGTCCTGACCGACGCGTACATGCCGCCCGGCAGCTTTACCAACCAGACAAACGCCGGCATCGTCCCGATTGACTTCTACGACCAGCTCCTGAGCTACCTGATTGAAGTCAGCGGCGTCATGCAGACTGGCCCCACGGTGCTGAACACCGCGGGCGGCGAGCCGATCCAGGTTCCCATTGTCCAGCAGCACACCGGCCTCACCACGGCTGGCGCCCAGGTGACCGTTTCCGCCGCGCAGTCCGCCACCCTGGCGACCGCCGACCCCGGCTTCGGCCAGAAGACCCTGACGGCGAACAAGTTCGGCATCCTCATTCAGGTCGCGCGGGAGCTGATCGACGACTCCGGCGTCAACCTGCTGGGCTACCTCGCCATGTCCTCGGGCCGCGCCATCGGTAACGCCCTCGGAAACGCGCTGGTCAACGGCGGCAACGGCATCACCGGGAGCATCCTTGCCGCGCCCGTCGCGGTTACCGGCGGCTCGGCCTCGGCAGTCAGCGCCACCAACCAGGCGCCCGGCGGCCCGTCCTACTCCAACCTGATCGACATGGAGTACAGCGTCATCGCGCCGTACCGCCAGTCGCGGTCCTGCTACTGGCTGGCGGCCGATCACACGCTCGGCAACCTCCGCAAGCTGACTGACGCCATCGGCCGGCCCCTGTGGGAGCCGTCTACCGTCCTCGGCAGTCCCGACCTCCTGCTCGGCAAGCCGCTGGTCGCCGACCCGTTCATGCCGGCGATGGCCGCGGGATCGAGCATCTACCCGATCGCGTTCGGCGACTTCAGCCAGTACTTCGTCCGGATGGTCGGCGGTGTCCGCTTCGAGCGGTCTGACGACTACGCGTTCGGCAGCGACCTGGTTTCCTTCCGGGCTGTTATCCGCGCCGACGGTAACCTGATGAACCCGCCCGTCTCGGTCACCCCGTCTCTCAAGGGCCAGCCGCTCGTGCTGTTCCAGAGTGCGGCAACGGGCTGATATAAACTAGGAACTCCAGTAGCCGCGGGGTTCAGGAGAGGGCTCCTGCTTATTACGATGAAGCAGGAGCCCTCTCTGCCGTACAGGAGATGACATGAAGGCTGTCCGGCTTACGCACTCCTGCTGGCTGAACGACCGCGTGCACGGGGATACGGGTGCCATCCTGTTTCTTGAGGATGATGAAGCGCACGGCCTTATCGTCGTTGGCCTGGGCATGCACGCTCCCGAGCATGAAATCGGCTCTGGCCCTGAGGCGGCGCAGGAGATCCCGGTCGTCAAGCGAGCGGATGCCCCCACTCCGGACGAGGTACTGGACCAGGCTGACATCAGCTTCGTCGGTCCGGAGGCGGCAGCGGCGCGCATGCAGGAGCTCGTCGACCTGACCGAGGAGCTGGGCCTGTACGACATCCCGGCGGACGACGCAGCCGCCGCGCTGGAGGAAGCCAGGCACGGGCAGCCGGAAATGACGAGGCCCTGGACGACCGCGGCAAAGGCCGACTGGATCAGCTGGGCGGTGCACGGCAATCACGGGCAGCCGCCGACAACTGCGGAAAACGCGGCGCTCCTGACGAAAAGCCAGCTGATGTCCCGCTATGGCGAACGGCTGTGACCCTCCTACACTAGAGGCATAGCGACCAGCAAGGAGTCCTCTCATGGCCACTGTCAACGACGGCACCAACCCGGGCCGCAGCCCGCAGCCCGCGCGGCAGTCACCGGGCCGTACGCGCCACGGCCGTGCTGAGGCCGGCCTAGACCCGACTAACGAGCTCGGCCAGGTGCCGGGTGAGATCTTCGGCTTCTCCCAGACCTACGCGACCGGCGCCCGCGGCTCTTCCGGCAGCGGCTCCGTCCCGGCTGACGTCACCATCCAGAAGGGCCAGCTCGACTCGGGCCTGTCCAACGTTGACGGTAGCGAGATCACCTCAACGGGTGCCCCTGGCAGTACGGGCGCGTCTAACCACGGCGGCGGCGAGACGGTCACCTACACCGACTTCTTCGGTTACATGGGCCAGGAGCACCGTGAGTCCTCGACTACCGGCCGCATCGACGGCGACGGCGACTGGACGCAGTTCGGGGAAGGCAGCGGCTTCAGTGGCCCCACCCTGCCGATCCTGCAGAACGCCCGGCCCACCTCTACCGGTGCCGGCCAGGGTCACGTCCGCGGGGCCGGCCGGGGCGTGTAATGGCGAAGGACGAGTCGGGCGTGCGGTGGCCGGCGTGGCCTGTCGTCGGCGCCGTGGGCGCGAACGGGAACTACGACCCGGCAGCGGCGCTCCCGCGCGCTTCTGATTTCACCCTGACCCCGTCCGGGATTGCCGAGCAAGAGGCAGCGGTACCGCAGGAGGCACCCGATGCAGGACCTGAGTGAGCACGCCCGCGGCAGCCTCGCCATGAGCAGCAGCATGGCGGGCGGCAACGTCCTGTCGGAGATCCCCAAGTTCGGGTCGCCGGGCAGCCCGTCAGAGCAGACCTCTGACATCCCCTGGGGTCCCTCGCACAATGACCCTGAGCCGCAGATCGGCGCGCCGTCGGGTGCGCACACTGATACCAAGACGGGCGGCAGCGGCGAGTACCCGCTTTCCCCGCGAGCCTGGAAGAAGGTGCCGTAATGGCGGCTAGCTGGGGACCAGTTGAGCGCCCTGCGGGGCGAGGCGGCCGGCCGATCGGCGCAGAGGGCACTGTCACGCAGCCGTCAGAGGGCAGCCTGGGGGCCGGGCCGCATCACGAGGTCCGCTACGACGCGACCGACGGGCGGCACGGGCGCGAGTCCGGCATGCACCCGTGGGAGTCGGTTGACCCGATGTCCGGCCCAACCGCGAATACCGACTTCGGCCAGTCAGCCGGCCGGTTCCCCGACGGCCCCGGTGCCTGGCGCCAGACCTGACGTGACGCGCGTCATCAAGACGGCCATCGTGTTCATCGCGGTGGCCGTCGTTTTCTGCCTGGCCGCCGTGTACGACCGGGTTATCCTGCATTTCCTCGGCTGGGACGGGCAGACCAGCGACAATTACGCTGCCTGGTCCGGGTCGGTCCCTGCCCTGATCTCCGCGGTCGGGCTGTCTACGCTGATCACCGGCATGTGGTCACATGTTAACTGCCATGAGCCGGGCTGCTTCCGGATCGGCAAGCACAAGGTAAGCGGGACGCCCTGGTGCACCGTTCACCATGAGCATGCCCGCCCGGAGCGCAGTGAGCACGAGATCCTGGCCTCCATCGAGGCGAGCATGACGGAGCTGCTGAGCCTGCTGCGGGCGCAAGCCGGCGAGCCGCATTGAACGTGCACCACAAGCGGATGCTGAAGCTATTCGGGCTGGTGGCTGCGCTGGTGGTGGTTCTCGGCACCGTGTACGGCGAGGTAACCCCGGCTGGCCCGTGGGACGGCATGTACTTCGCCGTGGTAACCGTGACGACCGTCGGGTACGGCGACATCGTCCCGCACGGCTGGGCCGCGCACCTGGTCGCCCTGGCGATCATGATCCTGATCATCCCCGCCTGGGCCAGCGTGTTCTCCCTGCTTACCACCGCTATGCTGGCCAGCCACGTAGACGCGCAGACTCACCGCCAGACTGCCGAGATCAAGGAGCACGTCAGTGACACTATGGGCAACGCGCAAGCCGGGCAGCAGTGACCTCATTACCGTCAGCATGACCTACGGCCCGATTACCGCCGCGGTTGAAGAGAACAGTGGTCACTTGCTTAGTTTCTGGCATGAGCTCGGCCGCCTGGTTGCCGTGCAGGACAACGAGAAGCGCGCGCAGGCCGGCTGGCAGCGGTACGCAGCGCATCACACGGACGGCCCTATGCCTACCTGGGAGGGACTGCACGAGGAAGAACGCCAGCACTGGATTGCCGCGTTCACGGAATAGCCCGCCTGGGGGTGGCGCGGTGGTTAGCTCCAGTCAGCGCTGTTCCCCGACGGGGGTGACTGGAATGCCGTGCTGGGCTAGGCTGTGCCTCATGAATAGTACTAGATGGTTTAACGGGGTAGTTCCGATGCCTAGCGTGTTGGCGATCACGGCTTACCTGTCTTACGAGTCTTTCACTGTTCAATACGGGAACGGTGAGTTCGGTCTAGCTGACTACTCGACAGCAGCAGATGTAGACACAGCAGTTGCGACGTTTGTTGAGGATGCGGGATTCCCGTGGATTGCTGTCGGTAGCGCGGGAAATATTCCGGATAACGACAACGAAGTAGTTAACTGGACGCTCGCCATCAATCTCGGTAGTTGGGCGCTAACTTCATTGTCGGATAGTGGAGACGGACTAAGGGTTAACGGTAGCGGGAGTACGCCGGGTTACGCTCCGTGGGATAACTTTGCTGATGCCATGGCCGCGATCCTGTCTATCACGGGAAATTCTGCGTGGCCATCGTAGAACCTGTCCACTGGTACCATTTCTTCTGCGGTAATGACGTTCTCTCCATGTGGGACGTGCCGCTCACTGAGCACGTCGCTGGCCTGCGCTCCGCTGGCTTTGACGGGAAGTGCTTGGTCGGTCTTGTCGGTGGTGCGGGGCAACAGGAAGACGCCCGGCGGTGGCTTGCTGCGTACTGGCCGGAAGCTGAAATCGCAGTAACGGCAGAAGACGGCTTTGAACAGGTGACCCTAGCCGCACTGCACATGTGGTGTCAGGATGCCGACCCGGAAATACCAGTTTTTTACGGGCACACGAAGGGCGCTTTCTCTAACCACCCTGTTGCTGCCCCGTGGCGCCGGGCGATGACCGCAGTGTGCGTTGCCCGGTGGCGGGATCGCGTGGCTGACCTGGCGGCCGTTGACGCGGCCGGGCTGCACTGGCTGACACCGGAGGCATTTCCCGGTTACGTGAGCAGCCCGTTCTTCGGGGGTAACTTCTGGTGGGCGACAGCCGGGTACCTCGCGTCCCTCGCCCCGGTAGACCCCGGGGACGTTAACCGCTACAGCGCGGAAAGCTGGGTCGGCACCGGGAACCCGGTAGTGCGAGCGCTCAGCACCGCATGGCCGGAGTACGCGGGCTGCACCTTCCCGCCGGGGCGGCCGTTATGCGTATCCTCGCGTCGCACGACGGCGGCTCAGGGTGCAGCTGGTACCGGATGATCATGCCGCTGACCGCGGTGAACGACCTCGCTGACGGGATCAGCGTTACATTCCGGGCTGGCGGCGGGAAGCTGATGAAAAACCCGCACCCCATGGTGACGGTCGCTGACGGTGATAATGCCGACCTGGTTGTCTCCCAGCGGGCCAGTGAGTACCGCGGCCTCGGCCTGTGGCGCCGGTGGGGCAGCTCCCCGGCGCGGCGCACCGTTTACGAGAACGACGACGACGTCTTCTCCATCACCCCGGAGAACGATGCTGCCTACGCTTCCTACAAAGAAGGCACCGACGTCCGGGAGGCGACCCTCCGCTACTGCCGCACCGCCAACCTGATCACCACCACCAGCCCGCACCTAGGCGACCGGTTCCGGGAAATGTGCCCGCAGGTCCCGGTGGAGGTGCTGCCCAACTACATTCCCCGATGGGTCCTAGACTTGCCGCGAGACCCATTCGACAGGCGGCTCCGGATCGGCTGGGCCGGCGGCTCCTCGCACGCGCGGGACATCCACACCGCGACGTCGTCGGTCCGCCGGTTCATGACGCGGTTCCCCGGCTGGGACCTGTACCTGAACGGCATCGACTACCGGCGCCAGTTCCGCTGCCCGCCCGAGCGGTCCTTCCACGTCCCGTGGATACACGTTACCGACGAGCCGCAGCTTTACTACCGGGCTATCGACTTCGACATCGGCATCTGCCCGCTGCTGTCCACCCAGTTCAGCCGGTCCAAGAGCTGGATTAAGTCACTGGAGTACTTCAGCCGGGGCATTCCCGTCGTGGCCAGCGACGTCGAGCCGTACCGCCGGTTCATCGACCACGGTGTCGACGGGTTCCTCTGCAAGACCGACCATGAATGGCTGAAGTACCTGTCCCTGCTGGCGGGCGATGAGGAACTCCGGCTGAAGATGGGCGCCGCGGCGAAAATGAAGGCTTCCGCTAACGTCATGGAAGACCATGTGCAAGAGTGGGTCAACGCTTACACGATGCTGTTCCCGATCGGCTGGGAGTATAAGGGCTGATGTATGAGCCGAAACTGTTACGTTAGGGGTGCCCTGCCAGCCTGCGAGCAGCAAGGATGCCAGGCTCCGGCGCTAGCCGCGCTGTCACGCCGCCTGTCTGAGCAGGCGCACACGGTCCTAGAGACGCTAGACAAGAAGGGAACGCAGATGCAGCCGACTAAGGCGCTGTGGTGCGAGCAGAGCGGCCACCCGTTCAGCGAGAAGGACCCGGACGTTCAGGTGCTTACGATTACCGGCCGTAGCCCGGACGGGGAGACGGTAGAGGAGTCGCGGACCAGCTGCGGGGAGTGCGCCGCTGTGGCGAAGACCCGGCTCGGCAAGGTACGCAACAGCCAGGTTTCCCAGCTTCCGCCTAGCGACTCGTAAATGAAGTACCTGGTAACCGGCGGGGCCGGGTTCGTCGGCAGCAGCCTGGTGAAGCGGCTCGTTGCCGACGGGCACGAGGTCACCGTCCTCGACGACATGTCCCGGGGCAAGCCTGAGCGGCTAGACGGCGTTAGCTGTCAGGTTAAGCCAGGCGACATACGCGATTCTTACCTGGTCAAGCGGGCGATGCACGGCTGCGACGCCGTCGTGCACCTTGCCTACCTTCAGGGTACGCAGACGTTCTACGCTGAGCCCCGCCAGGTTCTTGACGTCGCCGTGCGCGGAATGCTTACCGTCCTGGACGCGTGCGAGGCCACCGGCTGCGCCGACCTGCTGCTGGTCTCCTCGTCGGAGGCGTACCAGGTAGCTCCTGTCGTGCCTACTCCCGAGGACATACCGCTGACCGTCCCCGACGTGCTCAATCCCCGCTATTCCTACGGCGGCGGCAAGATCGCCTGCGAGCTGATGGCCCTGGCCTGGCAGCGGACTGGGGTCCTCGACCGCCTGGTCATCGCCCGGCCGCACAATATCTACGGCCCCGACATGGGCCGCGAGCACGTTATCCCCGAGTTCTGCGACCGGATGACCGTATTGAACCGGGAGCAGCCCGAGGGAACTATCCCGTTTCCCGTTCAGGGCACCGGTCAGGAAACCAGGTCGTTCTGCTATATCGATGACTGTATTGACCAGCTGGCGGTACTTGCCCGCGAAGACTGCTCCGTTGAGGGTGTCTACCACGTCGGCACCATGGACGAGTGGCGCATCGAGGACGTCGCCGGGCTGATCGCCTGGAATTACGGCCGCGACATTAAGCTCATGCCGGGTACCCTGCCCAAGGGCTCCCCGCCCCGCCGGCTGCCCGATACTGCTAAGATCCGGTCACTGCGTACCGAGTGGCACCAGACTCCGTTCCGCGAGGGTCTCACCAAGACCGTCGAATGGTACCGCGCTAATGAGCGGTGAGACTGACACTTGCGGCGGCTGCGGCACTGCCGGCCTGATCCCGGTTTTTGACATGGGACGCCAGCCTCTTGCCGAGGGCGCGTCCTCCCGCAGCTACCCCCTGTGCCTGGTCAAGTGCCCGCGCTGCGGCCTTGTCCAGCTTGACTACATCGTCGACCCGGCCGAGGTATTCCCGAAGGACCACCCGTACTCGACAGGAAACTCTGCGGCGCTGCGCGAGCATTACGGCCGTCTAGCCCGGGACCTCGCTACAAACCTGTTCACCGATGACGTCGTCGTTGACATCGGCGCCAACGACGGGACGCTGCTAGCCTGCTACCCGCCGGGCGGCCTGGTGAAGGTCGCCGTTGAGCCGACGGACCAGGGAAAGAAGATCCCGGCGGGCATCACCTGGGAGAAGGGCTCCTTCACTGCGAATCTCGCCATAGGTATTCGCGAGGGATACGGCCCGGCCAAGGTGATCACCGCGATGAACGTTCTCGCGCACGTGCCCGACGTGCACGATTTCCTCGACGGCGTTGCTGAGCTGCTGCACGACGACGGGGTGTTCGTCACTGAGAACCACGACCTGTACAGCATCACCGAGGGCCTGCAGATCGACACGATTTACCATGAGCACCTGCGCTACTACACCGTCGGCACTCTCGCTCACCTGCTAGAGCAGCACGGGCTGCACGTCACCCGCTCAGAGCCGACCCCGATGCACGGCGGGTCGTTCCGCGTTCGGGCGCGCAAGGTCGCCCCTGGTTTCCAGAGGCGGGCCAGGTCCGCGGCGACCGCGCTGCGCGGCATGCTGTGGCAGCTCGTCGACAAGCACCAGGCTGTCTACGGTATCGGCGCAACCACCCGCGCGACCCCGCTGATCCATTACGCCGGCATCAAGGACCTCGTCGACTGCGTTTGCGAGCGGCCAGGTAGCGACAAGATAGGCACGTGCATCCCAGGTACCGCGATCGAGGTAGTCGACGAGGCCCGGCTCATTACCGACCAGCCGCCGTACGCCCTGCTGTTCGCCTGGCACATCGCTGACGACATCGTTCCGAAGCTGCGCGCGGCCGGGTACAAGGGGAAGTTCATCGTGCCGCTGCCGAGCCCGGAGGTCCTTGATGACTGAGCTAGGCCGCTTCGAGGACGAGCGCGGTGTCATTCAGGACCTGCTAGCCGGCCCTGTCGATTCCGTCACCGAGATCTTTACGCGGGCCGGGGCCGTCCGTGGTAATCATGTGCATGCTGAGACTGTCCAGTGGACTTACGTTGTCTCCGGCAGGCTCCGCGTAGTGCATCAGTCGGCGGGCGCTGAGCCGGCTGCTAACGAATGCGGTTCCGGCGAGCTGATCTGCGATCCGATGGGCGTTGCCCACGCCTGGCAGGCAGTGGAGGACACGACAGTTCTCGTCTTCACGCGGGGCCCGCGCTCGGGGGCGGACTACGAGGACGACGTGCAGCGGCTAGCCCCGGGGGACAGGCTGATTCCGTGAGCACTGCCGTTATCATCCCTACCTTCGGCCGCGCGGGCAAGATGGCGGCCGTCACCCGGAACATCCTGGAGGCCAGCCACGCGCCGCTGAACGTGTTCTTCGTGGTGGAGCGAGACGACGCGGAGTCTGTAGCGGAAGCCGGGCGGCTATTTGACGAGAACATCGTCAGCGTAGTAAACACCCGGAAGCAGTCATATGCCGGTGCGGTCAATACCGCCGTCAGTGCGCTGCTAGACCTAGAGTGGGAGTACTTCTTCCTGGGCGCGGACGACCTCGACTTCAAGCCCGGCTGGGATACCGAGGCCCTGCGGGCAGCTCAAGACGGCGCGCTGGTGATCGGCACTAACGACCTGCATAACCCTTACGTCCTAGCCGGAACTCACGCCACGCACGTCCTGGTGCACCGGGATTACGTCACTGACCCGCGTTATGCCTACGACCCGGATATGGCGGGGCAAGTGATGTTCGAGGGTTACGATCACAACTTCGTCGACACTGAGTTCGTTGACGCGGCCAAGGCAGCTGGTGTCTTTACCCCGTGCATGACCTCCGTAGTGGAGCACCTCCACCCCGACTGGGGCCTGTCCCCGTGGGATGCCACGTACGCGAAGACCCGTGCGCGTATTCATGATGATCACGGGCTATTCCGGTCTCGCGAGCACTTGTGGACAGCGCACCCGGACGGAAGGCAGCTGCTGTGACCATTCCACTCGTCAGCATCATCACCTCGACCTGGCAGCGGAACGAGCGGCTGCTCAACCGGTGCATCCCGTCGGTCCAGGCACAGGCGTACCCGAAAGTCGAGCACGTCATCGTCTCCGACGGCCCTGACCCGGACCTCGCTGACCAGATTGCCCTCCTGGACAGCCGGCTCGCATTCGCCCACCCGGTGCACTTCCTCGAACTGCCCGAGCACGACCCGGAGCGGCACTGGGGGCACCATGCGCGGCTGGCGGCCCTCGCGCGTGCCAAGGGTGACCTGATCGGCTACTGCGATGACGATGACTCGCTGCGCCCGGACCACATCCGGCTGCTCGCGCAGGCACTGAAAGACGACCCGTCAGCTAGCTGGGCGTACTCCGTCATGGCGTCCTACAGCCACGCGGGTGTCTGCGAGATCGGTCACGGCGCTCCCGCGGGCGGCCAGATCGGCACACCGGTGATCATGCACCGCCGCGAGGCCCTGCAGCACGGCACCTGGGGGCCGGCCTCGCCGATGGAAGACTGGCAGCTGGTGCAGCGCTGGACGGAAGCCGGGCTTACCCACGCGCATATCCAGGATGTCACCGTTGACGTCTGGCCCTCTGCGTACCATGAGCATTTCTGACCATGGAGCGTGTTGTCCTGCCGGTGTGGCTCGTGCTCATGCTCGGCATGCCCGGGTTCATGATCGTGATGCTCGTATCCGGGTACCCGCAGGGACTCGCCATGATCTTCGTCATGGTCATCATGAGCTGGGTAGCAGGGCAGATACTTGAAGACTTGTCCCGGGGGAATTCCTGAGCCGCGTGGTAGCGTGACCCCATGAGCACGCCTGAGCCACTTGACGAAGAGCAGGCACCCAAGGTAGAGGTCCGTGGCGGCGACCGGGAAGCCGACTGGAACACGCCGCTGTCGTACCTGCCTGCTTACGAGGATGCCGGTGCCGGCTGCGGTCCGGACTGCGCCTGCCACGAGGATGAGTGAGCGGGCAGGTACGGCAGCGGCGTGACCAGCTGTTCCTTCAGGCTGCCCTCGTAATCCGGCAGGTTCAGCAGGCTGAGCACCGGTGGTTCGCCCAAGGGGACCCGGCTTCTCCTACGCTGCCCTGGATGCCGTTCCAGCCCGCCGACTTCCTCTCGATCGTCTTCGAGTGCGTCCCGGAGATGAAAGGCGGCCGGTGGTTCATTGACGTCGGGTGCGGGCCCGGTACCAAGATGCAGCTTGCCCGGCAGTTCTTCGGGCTTGAGGCCGAGGGCATCGAGATCGACCGGCCGATGGCGGAAGCGGCGGCTGCCTACGGCACTGTCTTCGCGGCTGACGCCCTGGACACGCCTCCCGGTTTCTATGCCGAGTACGACCTGGTCTGGCTGTACCGGCCGTTCCGTGACGTGCAGCTGGAAGAGAAGCTTGAGTCCCGCGTCATGAACGAGATGAAGCCCGGCGCGATCCTGGCCGGCGGCAGCTGGGAGCACTGCCCGGCGGAGTACGGCTGGATACCCGTCATGGACGACTGGGAGCTGCGCCGCGGCGCCTGGATGAAGCCACGCCCGGTTGCTGACCTAGTGCTGTGAAAAACCTGGCGACCTACCTGGCGCACTTCCACCTAACGGGATTCGGCTGGTACTGGGTCGTCTGGTTCGTCTTCGGTTTCGGCGTGCCCGAAGCGTACGGACTGCTCCGCAACACCCAGGACACCCTGAGCTGGCAGTTCTGGGGACTTGAGCGCATTAACTTCCAGCATCCTTTCGATTTCTCTGACTGGACCTGGGAGCACTACCTGATCGGCGTCATGCTGCTAGCCGGCTTCGTGTGGCTTTTCTTTCACCTGGTTGACGGTATCTGGCGCTAGGTACGCGCCCTGCTGACCAGCTAACCTTGAGCTGAACCGCCCTACGGCCGCATCCGGAGCTAGGGCACCCGACGAAGGGTGTCCACGTGCGTGATATTCCGCTGATCGCTCCGCAGCCGCAGGGCTGGTACTGCCCCAACTGCCTCGTCACCGACGTCACCGCGCCGCTGCCACCGGGCCAGTCGCGCTATCACGCCTGCGCGGGCCTGCACGGGCTGAATGCTCCCCTGATCCGGTCGGGCCTGGACGCCAAGGTTGAGGCTGAGGAGCGCCAGGACTACCTCAACGGCGACCAGCAGGCGACCGGTGACGACGGCAAGGTCTACATGGCCGTGCGGACCACCCGCGATGACGGCGACGACGTGACCGTATTCGCGGGCCTCGCCCACGCAGAGATGAAGGTGTGACCTAATGGCTTATGTTTCCTTCACGGCGTTCCCTCGGCGTCATGACCTAGTGGACGAAATTTTCGACGCTTTCAACTCGAACGGGATCTATACCAGTGGCTACTACGACAGTTCCGGTATCGACCGACTCCGGGTAGCTTCTTACAACCTCAACGGCACGGATATTACTTTCCAGGTGCAGGAGAGTCAGCTCAGTTCAGGGAGTGATTCTGGCGAGGTAGATGAAGGCGCCGTACAGGTTGTCCGCCAGCAGAGTCTGACCGTAGCCACTGACAACTCGGTGTACTGCGAGGTTCCATTGACGGGAAGATTTTTCTGTTTGGTTCTACAGAACGGTGAAGTAGATTCACCCATCGTGATCACGCTTAGGGCGGTCTGAAATGTCCTGGTCTGTTAGTGCCATCTTCCAGCAGTCACTGCTGAACCCGCTGATGGGCAAGGCCACCGGGTCTACCAACCCCACCACTTTCGGGAGCTGGACGGCCGACACCATCGACGTCGCCCTGTTCCTGACTGGCGCTACCCCGGATAAAACGGCGGCGTTTGCCTCAATCGGTTACAACACAGGCAGCGTTTGGACTACGGCGAATGAGGCCCCGGGCACCGGCGGGTACACCCAGGGCGGCACGGCGCTCGCGTCCAAGGCGAACACCGTTGACTCAGGTTCTTCTTCCCTGTGCTTCACGGCGGCTAACCCAAGCTGGACGAGTGCCACCATCTCCGGCGTGTTCGGGGACTTCGTCTACGATGCCTCGATCACCGCTACCGGCAGCACCGTCACCAAGCAGGGGCTCTGCTTCAACTACTTCGGCGGCTCGCAGTCGGTCACCTCGGGCACCTTCACCATTCAGTGGGCCACCCCGCCCAGCGGCGGCGTTACCGCGGTCTTCAACGTCAGCGTCTGACCTTCCCTCCGCTTTACCCCGGGAGGCGGTGAGGCATGACGATCGCCGCCGTGCCGTCGGGTGGCGCGCTTGGTTCCGCGACCGCCAAGACATTCACCCTGACGCCCAGTACCGTCGGCGACTTCATCCTGCTCTGGGTGACCGCGGAGACCGTTGCGGATTATGCCGTTTCGATCAGTAGCAGCAACATCAGCTGGGTTGTCACGCCCCTGGTCGCCCATCACGCGTTTACGAACAACCTGGTCGTTCAGTCTGTTTTCATCGGTGAGGTCACCAGCACCAGCGGTGCCACGCAGACAATCGTTACGGCCGCGGGCAGCCCGACGCTCCGGATCGCCTGGCAGGAATTCAGCACTACGGCCGGGTACGCGTCGATCACCCTCAACGTATCGGGTACCACAGACACCCTTTCTAGCGGCACGATGCCGCCGGTCACCACCACCGTTACCGGTTGCACTTACGCGGGCTACGTCTACGACAACGGCTCCGGTGTCATCGGTACTACCAGCGGTTACAAGTACCAGCTAGACACCAACAGCAACCAGTACGCGTACAGCACGACGCCTCTGGGCATTAGCACCTACACCCCGAATATCGGTGACGCGAACGGCACGTCCGGTATCGCTGTCGCCGTCTACGAGGCCGGGGTCACAGCCAGCGCCGGCCTCGCCCACGGCACGGGCGCCGCCCTGCAGCCGCAGGCAGGCTCCGTCGGCCTTCCGGCCGGCACTGGCACCGCCCAGCCGCCGACAGCGCAGGTCACTGCCCTTGCGGGGCTCGCCCACGGTGCCGGCACCGCGCAGCAGCCGCAGTTCGGCATTGCTAACCCGCCTGCCGCCACGGGCACCGGCACCGCGCAGCAGCCGGCCGCTCAGGTCACTGCCCTCGCCGGGCTCGCGCACGCTGCCGGTACCTCCTTCCAGGTGCCGGCGCCCGCGGGGCTCGCGCACGGCACCGGCACCGCGCAGCAGCCGTCAAAGCTCGTCGAGCCGTCTGCCGGGCTAGCCGCCGGGGCCGGCAACGTGTTCCAGCCGACACCGCGCATCCTGCGCAACCCGCAGAACCTCGGTGCCGTCGTCACCCCGCTCGGTCCTAACGCGACCGCCGAGCTTCCGGTCACCGGCGGCACCCTCACCCTCGCTGACCTGGGCGCGACCTTCGCCCTGGCTAACCTCGGCGCAAGCCTGACGGGATGGACCATGCAGACAGCCACGCTGAACATCCTTGAGTTCAACGACGTGACGATCAACCTCGCCATTACCAACAACGGCAGCGCGTACAACCTGGCGTCCGCCACGCTGAACATGCTGTTCAAGAGCGCCGCCGGCACGCCGGACGCGGACGCGCTGCTCTTCTCCTCCGCGGGCGGCTCCCCGGCCATCACCATCACCAACTCAGCTGGCGGCCTGGCGACCGTGCAGATCCCCAACGACGACCTGGATACCGAGGCGTACAACTTCTACCGGGTCGACGTGGTTGTCGGCGGGTTCCAGAACACCTGCATCAGCGGGTCGGTCACCTGGACGAGCCTGTAGCCTTTCCCGGCTGCCTGACGTGCCGTTAAACTCAAGGGGAACTGCCGCGGCCTGAACCAGGAGCCGGCATCGGGATTGACCACGATGCCGGAGTCCTGATGACGATCCTCCTGTCCAGCACTTTCACCGACAACCTGCTCGGCACGGGAACTGAGGGCGTCGCCACCCAGATCGGCAGCGGCACGCTCATTATTTACAGTGGCGCTGCCCCGGCGGGCCCGAACGAGTCCCTGTCCGGCAACACGGCGCTGGCGACTTTTACGTTCTCAGTTGCGGGCAGCCAGGGCTCTCCGGCCGGCGGCGTGATGGACCTGGCGTTCTCCGCTACCACTGTCACCGCCGCCGCCTCCGCGACCGCGACGTTCTTCCGCATTGCCAGCTCGGGCAGCACCGCCCTGATCCAGGGGACGGTAGCTGTCAGCGGCGGGGACTTCAACCTGTCCAGCACGGCCATCACCTCCGGCGACAACGTAACCATTACCGGCACGCCGACGATCTCCTGGCCGGTGAGCTAACCATGGCCAACCAGCAGTGGGTCTGCCTGCTTAACGGCGGCAACCCGTACAGCGCCGGCGCCGGCGCCGCCCTTAGCTCGGCTGCCACGGCCACCATCTCGCCGGTTAACGGCGTCGCCTCCAACCCGCCGGACATGGCGCAGGTTCAGGCAGCCGGCCAGTCTTACGGCTGGTACCCCGGCATGCTGGTCCGCGTCACCGCCCGCGGGTACCTCACCACCACTGGCACCAGCGGCACCGTCACGTTCTTCCTCGCTAGCCGGGTCGGTAACTCCGGCAGCACCTGGGTCACCCTCGCGACCGCCGCCGCCCTGACTACCGGGACGGGCTCGCTAGCCGGCCTGCAGTGGGAGCTGGACGCGCTGTCCCAGTGCACTGCGGTCGCCGCCACCGGGAACACGGTATCGACGCAGGGGAACCTCACCCTTGTCCCCGTCGCCGCCCAGACGATTCCCACTGGCACCGCGGACATCGTCCTGTCCCTGCCGAACGCCTCCGGTGTGACCGCGGCGGCGGTCGACACCACGCAGCTGCAGGGGATCTCCATGCGCTGCACCCAGGCGACCAGCGCGTGCACCGTCCAGCTCACCCAGTGGCTTGTAGAAGCACTGGACTAGCCAGGCCGCCCGTGCCCGGAGGGCGGTGACGCATGACGACCTACCGGCTGTTCCCGTCCACCAGCGGGCCGTCGGCCGCCACCAGCTTCAGCGGCGCCTACGGGACCGGCACCAAGTTCCAGGTGACCGCGGGCGGCCTGTGGCTGGCCGGCTTCTGGTGGTGGGTGTGCGCAACGGGCTCGCAGTCCACCGCGGCGCAGCCGTTCTGCCTGTGGCAGGTGACTGCGTCAGCGGCAGGAATACTCCTGTCCCCGGGTGTGTCCGTCACTTCCGGCACCTTGTCCGCCGGGTGGAACTACGTCCCGCTGGCCACCCCGGTTGCCCTTACGCAGGGTGCCACTTACCAGGCGGCGACTGCGTTCAGCAACGCGTTCCCGCTGACCAACAGCCAGTACGCCACCGGTGGCGCCTACGCGGCGGGCATCGTCAACGGGCCGCTCACCGCGTTCAGCGACGGCACCGGCACCAACCCGGACCCGTACAGCAACAGCCAGTGCGCCTACCAGACCTCAAGTACCGACCCGACGGTCACGTTCGCCACCGACGGGGACTCCGGGTTCAACGGCTGGCTGGACGTCCAGGTCACCGACCAGGCGCCCGCCGGGGCCAGCTACCGGATCTGGCCGGACTACCCGGACGTGCTGGTCGGCGTCAGCAGCGACACCACCGGCTACATCCTGGCCACCGAGTTCTCCGTGTCGGCGGCCAGCGCGCTCGACCGGATCTGGCACTACTCGCCGTCCGGCGCCGCCTCCCTGCCGACCCGCTGCAGTATCTGGAACGTCTCCACCACGACGGAGCTCAGCGGCGCGGGTAACACCTCACCGGCGTGGCTGCTGCCCGGCGGCGCCAGTGCCTCGGCCGGCGGCGGCTGGGTCTACTGCGACTACACCTCTGCAGGGGTAACGCTGGCTGCCGGCACCAGTTACAAGGTCGCCACCTACCACGCCAGCGGCAGCGAGTGGATGGCGGTCACCCCGGACTACTGGTCAACCGGCGCCGGCACGTCCGGGATCACCAACGGCGTCATCTCCGCGCCGAACAGCGCCTCGGCCAGTCCCGGGCAGGGCTCGTACGAGACGACCTGGTCCTATCCGTCGCTGTTCATCACCGGCGGTGAGAACTACTGGGTCGACGCGGAGGTCACCCCGCTCACCGCTACGGCCGTGCTGCCCGTCCCGCCGCTGCCCGTTCCCCCCGGGCGCCTGTCCCCGGCGGCCTTCCGCTTCTACGCCCGCCCGGTGTCAAGCCCCGCGGCGGCGGTTAACGCCGAGTCCGGCTCGCTTGCTGTCGCACTGCCCGCCCTCACCACAGCCCTGGCGGGCGCGACCGGGCACAAGGGCCCGCTTGCCGTCACGCTGCCCACCCTGACGACGTCGCTGGCGGGTACTGCCCAGCACACCGAATCAGGTTCCCTCGCTATCGCGCTGCCGACCCTGACGACGACGCTGACCGGTGCCGACGGGCATAACGGCGCACTGGCGGTCACGCTGCCCGCCGTGGCGACCAGCCTGGCCGGAACCGCGCAGCACACGGAATCCGGCTCTTTCACGGTCACGCTGCCGACGCCGGCGACCTCGCTGACCGGTGCCGACGGGCACGGCGGCGCGCTTTCCGTCGTGCTTCCCGCAATGGTGACGTCGCTGAATGCGGCGCGGGGCGGCGGCGGTGCCTTCACGATCACGCTGCCGGCTCTTGTCACCTCGCTGGCGGGTACCGCGCAGCACACCGAGTCGGGCCCGCTTGCCGTCGTGCTGCCCGCGCTAGTTAGCAGCCTGACGGGCGCGGCCGGGCACAAGGGCCCGTTCACGGTCACGCTGCCGACCCTGGCGACATTGCTGGCGGGCACGTCGCAGCACACCGAGTCCGGGCCGTTCACGGTCACGCTGCCGGCTCTCGTCACGTCGCTGACCGGAACCAACGGGACGCCAGGCGCGGTAACCGGCGCGTTCCTGATCGAGCTGCCCCCCGGCAAGCGTGACCAGGCGGAAACCGGGCCGCTCGCGCTGCCGCTGCCGGCCCTGTCCCTGAGCCTGACCGGGGAGCACGGCCGCCAGGGCGCCCTGCAGCTGGCACTGCCGGCACTCGTCACCGGGCTGGCCGGCCACGCGCCGGTCGTGATCCCCGGGGCGTTCACCCCGTCGCTTCCCGTCCCGGTAACCGGCCTGACCGGGAAGGTCGCGCACTGCGGCCCGCTAGGGATCTCGTTCGGGATACCCGGTGACGGCCTGACCCGCTTCCAGATGTTCGGCGCTGAGTCTCGCGGCGCCGCCGTGCTAACGCTTCCCGTGCCCCGGCTGACCATGGCCGCGCAGGTACCCGACGAGCCAGGCACCCGTTCCCATTTCCGGCTCGGCCGCTGGATTTCCGCCCGGCTGCCCCGCAAGTACAGCCAGACCGAAGAAGAGGAGACACCGTGAGCGCCCAGGTGTATTACGATTCGCCGACTGAGGCGTCTGCGATCGTCCCGGTCACCTTTACCGCTGCAACGGGCGTCGTCACCGACCCGAGCTCGATTAGCTGCGTCGTCGTCGACCCGACCGGCGCGCAGGTCACCTACACCTACGGCGCGTCGGGCCCGGACAACACGATCACCCGCACCGCGTCGGGAAACTACGCGCTGAACCTCACCGGGATCGACCTGGCGGGGCTGTACACGACGATCTGGGTCGGCACCGGCAACGGCGTCCAGCAGACGAGCCCGTACACGGTGCGCATCGTCCCGCTGTCTGCCGTCGGTACCGGGATGCAGTACTGGTACACCGGCCGGGAAGAACTCAAGTCCCGGCTGAACATCACCGACAGCAACTCGGACTACGAGATCCAGATTGCCATCCAGGCGGTCACTAACTGGATAAACTCGTACGCCGGCCGTCACTTCTACCAGCTCACCGAGACGCGGACGTACTGCCCGACGAATATCTGGGAGCTGGCAGTCGACGATATCGTGTCGACGCCCGCTGTCGCCGCGGCCACCCAGGTCAACCTGGATTATGACGGCGACGGCATCTACGAGGTCAACTGGGGAAACCCGGCGCCCCCGGTCGGCACCGGCCTCAACTACGTACTGAAGCTGGGCACCCCGGGCAATTACGAGGACAACTACAACGTCAACTCAGCTGGCGTCCCCCGGCCGTACACCCAGCTGCAGGCCCTCATGAGCGGGCAGGGCGAGGACCCCGCAGGCGGCGGCTGGCTGCCCTTTATCTGGCCCTACACCCACCTTAACCGGGTGCAGGTCATCGCCACCTGGGGCTGGCCCGTTATCCCGCCGAGCGTCGCCCAGGCCTCGTTGCTGCTGTGCACCGACGTCTTCAAGTCAAAAGACGCGCCCTGGGGTATTGCCGGGACAGCCGAAACCGGGCTGATGCGCGTGCAAAGTAACCCGTGGGCAGTCGAATTCCTGCACGATTTCATCAACACGCGCAGGAAGGTGGGAGTTTTATACTAAGGCTTTTCGTATGCTGTTCTCATGCGCGAGGTTCAGTTGCACGGGAAGGTGCGGTCCCGGCGTGCATCCTTTGGGTTACGTCCGTGGGGTGGCCGGGACCGCAGCCTGTACAGCACCGGGCTTCCGTGTTTTAGTCCCGTAAGGTGAGGTCATGGCGCCGAAGGCTAAGGTCACCGCGGTCTCGTCGAAGACCACGTCCACGGCGGCCAGCGGGCTGCAGCTGTCGGCCGCGCAGTGGAAGGTGTACAGCTCTGTTTACACCGCTACCCAGCGCAGGCTGGCGATCGCCGCTGCCGCCAAGTCGCTGCGCAAGTCCCGGCTGAGCGCCGCCTACGCGACGCAGAAGAAGGCCGCGGTGGCGCGCTCGGTTGCCTCGGCGGCGGCGATCGCCGCGAACGCGACCCGGGTGTCCTACCGGAACTCGGTGCTGGCGCACCAGAACACCGCGCTGAAGAACCGGGTGTACGCGGACATGGCGCAGCACATGACGATCGCCGGGCGCGCCCAGTACATCGCCGGCGGCGAGAAGTCCTACGCGCAGGCCGCCGTCTTGCGGACGCTCACCACCGCGCAGGCCACCACCATCGAGGCGGCCACGTTCGCGAAGGCCGTCAAGACGGCGAAGGTAGCGGCCAGCGGCGCGAAGGTAACCGTGGCGGGCGCTGCGATAGCGAAGGCAGCCAAGGCCGCCGCGACCGCTGCCGCGAAAGCCTCCCCGGCCGGCCGTACCGCGCCCCGCCCCGCTCACCTGATGCTGCCGCTGTTCCGCGAGCCGTTCGGCGACCCCGAGGGCTACGACTGCGTCGCGGCGGCGATCGCCACCCACCTTGACTTCCGCACGGCCTACCGGATGACGCCGCAGGAGTACGGCACGCTGACCGCCCGGCTCGGGGACGGGCCGGCCCTGGAGGACGCGCTGAATGTCGTAGCCGGGGACGGCCTCAGCGGCTCCTACCGCCTCAGCAGCTTCGGCCTGACGGAGCCGCGGGCGGGCACGCGCCTGGTCGCCGGCTTTGCCACGGCTAACGGGCCGCACGCTGCGCTGCTGCTGTCAGACCTGCTGGTCTTCAGCTGGGGTGAGGTGCTGAGGCTGCAGGACGTGATGCTCCCGGGAACCGCGATCGAGGAGGCCTGGGACCTGACCTGGGAGCCGCTAGGCTGAGCTACATGGGAAGTTCCGGGAACAAGAAGCCATTCGACGCCGCTGCCGCCCGCGATCTCGACGAGACCCGGTGAACCTGACGGTTATCAGGGCCGCGCTCGCCGCGCAGGTCAACGCGGTAGCCTCGCCCGCGCTGCGCATGCTGCCCGAGCCCGAGGACCAGATCAACCCGCCCGTCGGGATCGTCATGCCGGGGCGCCCGTACGTTGACTACGCCACCACGCTGCAGGGCGAAACGGGGTTCGGGCCGGTTCTCGGCGGTACCGCGACCCCGCTGTCGGAGACGAACTTCAACCTGGACATCCTGGTCCTGATCTCGCACGCCTCCACCCTGGAGCGGATCGAGCAGAACCTGGACGCGTGGCTCGGCCTGGAGAACGACGGCACGGCCGTGTCAGTTGCCGCCGCGGTCTTGTCTGACATCACCCTCGGCGGTACCGTCCGCTGGTGCATCCCGACGACCGCTGACGCACCGGGTCCCCTTGCCTGGAGCGGCCCCGAGGCATTCGGCAGCCGCGTCCACCTGCAGTTGTCCGCCTTGTGATGGCGCACGCTTACCTGTCGACCGCCTGCTATCACAGCAAGCACGGCGTCTTGTGCCGCCAGACGTGCAAGTACTGTGACGCGCCCTGCTCGTGCACCTGCCACCGGGGCATTCTCCCGGTACCGTGGGTCGATCAGGCGCGAGCCGTTGCTGCGGAGCTGTTCAGCGCGATTTACCCGGCTGACGTGCCCGATGCCCTAGCGCAGCGAATCGAGACTGACCCGGCCTTGTTCTGGCTGCGCGGCGAGATAGCACCGGACGGGCAATGGCACGAACCTGGGGACGAGGGTTAGTGGCGCGCATCCTGCTGGTGCAACCGGGCCCGGACTTCTCCGTTGCCGACGTTTACCGCGGCTGGCAGAAGGCGCTGACCGCGCTCGGTCACACGGTGATGGCGTACAACACCAGCGACCGGCTGACCTTCTACGGCCGCACCCGGATGCCCGAGCACGACAAGCCCGCCTGCGAGCACTGCGGTGAGGTGCCGACCAGGCAGGCGGTGCCCGACAGCAACGGCATCCTGGCCCTCGGCATGGACGGGCTGTACGCCACCCTCAACAAGTTCTGGCCGGACATCGTGTTCTTCATCTCGGGTTTCTACCTGACCCCGGCGATTCTCCAGTTCATCCGCACCCGGCGGCACAAGATCGTCTTCCTGCACACTGAGTCGCCGTACCAGGACGAGGAACAGCTGCAGCGCGGTGAGTTCGCGGACCTGAACCTGCTGAACGACCCCGCGAACATCAGCGCGTGGAAAGACCTGGACGTCCCCGTCGCGTACATGCCGCACGCCTACGACCCGGGCATTCACTACCCGGCCAGCCCGCGTAACTATGAGGCTGACTTCGCGTTCGTCGGCACCGGGTTCCGCTCGCGCCAGGAGTTCTTCCACCAGATGGACCTGGACGGGCTCAGCGTCGTCCTCGGCGGCAACTGGGCGAACACCGAGCCGGAGTACCGCCACCTGCTGAAGTACCTTGGCCACCCGCTGGAAGCCTGCGTCGGCAACGAGGAAACCGCCCGCGTCTACCGGCTCGCTAAGGCCGGCATCAACTTCTACCGGCGGGAATCAGAGGACGCGCACGCTGGCGAAGGCTGGGCGATGGGGCCACGGGAAGTGGAGATGGCCGCCTGCGGCTTGTTCTTCCTGCGTGACCCGCGGCCGGAGTCCGACGAGGTTTTCGGCCGGTGCCTGCCCGCGTTCGGCTCAGCTGACGAGGCATCTCAGGAACTCCGTTACTGGACGGGTAACGACGCCCTGCGCGAGCGCTATGCGGCGCAGGCACGCGAGCGGATCGTAAGCCGCACGTTCAGCAACAATGCCAGGGCGGCACTCAACCTGATGGAAGAGGCGGGAATACTGTGAGCGACAGCTGGATGTGCGGGTACCGGTGGCAGGACGGGGATAACACCGAGCTGCACGAGACGCATGTCTGCGGCCTGCTGACCAACGGCGGCCAGCACACGCACGACTGCATTGTCTCGGTGTGCCGGGGGACGCAGTGATCTGCCAGCCGTGCCGGGACAACGCCCACGACGTGTGCCCCGAAGTAGCGCGCCGGGAGCACCGGGCTGACCTGAACGCCATTGAGCTTAAGGGCGGCCCGTGGTGTGACTGCCAGCACAAGCCGCGGGCTGAAGTGCAGCGCCGCATGTAGCCCTATCCCGGCAGGCAGAGCGCCGCTTACACTAGATAAGTAGAGCCGAGGCCACGTGTTACCACGTCGGAGCCGGACCCGTTCCTTTTTTCGGAAAAGGGGTCTGACGTGGGAAGAATCCACGGTCGCAACGGCATGGTCTATATGGCCCTGCTCGCTCAGGGCACCGCGCAGCCACTCGCTTACGTCAGTGACTGGACCATGAACTTCACCGTGGCGAAGGTGGACGTCACTGCCCTCGGCGACGCCAACCTCGTCTGGGTAGCCGGCCTGCCCGACGCCTCCGGTGACTTCACCGGTTTCTTCGACACGGCGACTTCGCAGACCTACCAGTCCGCGGTTGACGGCCAGCCTCGTAACTTCTACCTGTACCCGACGCTCGTCGCGGTCAACGGCGGCCCCGGAAACGCGACCGTCAACGTCGGCCAGTACTTCTTCGGCACGATCCTCCCCGACTTCAGTTCCGCTGGCGGAGTTGCCGCCGCGGTCACCATGAAGTCAACCTGGAACGCTGCCTCCCAGGTGCAGCGGTACCCGAGCACGGGCGTTCCCGGAACCTGATCCTGACGTGGCGACGGCCCTTTCCCCGGACAGGAAAAGGGCCGTCTCCGGATGGCGTTGGAACGCTGGGTTTCGTGTGCTCTTTGGCCTCCGGTGAAACTCACCCTATATGAGCGAACCGGAGAATTCAGTGCCCCCTCGCAAGACCCGTACCGTCGCGCCGCGCCCCGTTCAGGACGTCCCGCTGGAGGGCGAGGAGCCGGTCAAGGTGGACGGCCGGACCAGTGCCGCCCGGCAGGCCCGCCGCCTGCAGATGGCGACCGCGGAGGAAAAGGTGCGGCTGCCCGAGGAGGAGCGCGCCGTTGAGGTGACCGACGGGCAGCTGGTCGCGCCGATCAAGGAGAAGTACTTCCGGCTGCAGGAGTCCCTCGGCCTGATGCCGCTGATGGAGTGGGCGGCGGCGCAGGACGACCTGGACGCCGACAACCAGGTGCAGCTGGCCGGCCTGTTCCGGTTGCTGAAGGACCTGGTCGCGCCGGAGGAGTGGGCGGAGTTCCGCAGCTTCACCCGGGAAGCCAAGTGCATCGATGAGGACTTCATCGGCTTCGTCAACGCCGGGATGGAAGCGATGGCGGCCCGCCCTACCGGGGAGCCCGCAGCCTCCTGAAGTGGCTGCTGGCGAACTTCGCCAAGGTAAACGGTGACTTCCTGCGCGCTCACGGGCACGGCGTCGAGATGCTGTCGGCCCGTGAGCTGTGCGACGTCGCCTACGCCGCGATCATCGCGGACATGGAGCGTCACCATTACGCCCTGGTGGCTGCCGGGGCGCAGTGGAAGGACAGCCGGGACCCGCTCGGGGACGACATCGCCCGGTTCGAGGAGCGCATCGGGCTGCGGGACAACCCGGAGGCCCTCGCCCTCGCCCTGCACAAGCAGTTCCTCGCCGACCAGGGCAAGGAATGGGATGACACGCCTGTCGGCGCCGGGAACGGCGAGTGGTGGGACCAGGACGCCGAGTTCACTGACATGCGTGACCTGGACGCCGAGGCGAAGCGGCGCGCTGCGGCAGCGAAGAACTACGGGCTGTTCGCCAAGGACCGGAAGGGTAAAAAGTAGTCATGGCAGAGGTGAACCTGGACGCGGTGGCGATGGACTGGCTGCTGAACGACCCGGCCGGGCCGGTCGGCGTGCTGATCGCGGACATGTCGGAGAAGGCAGCCGCGATTGCCCGGACCGCTGCACCCGTCATGGTGACCGGCTCGCGCTGGCCGCCGAGCAACTTCTCGCACTGGGGGAAGGCTTTCAACCCGCGCTTCCAGTACGGTGACACGGGCCCGGGTGACACGCGGGCGAGTGTGCGGTGGTCCGGGTTCCTGTACAACGGTCTCGGCCAGATGTACTCCGGGGTGAACGTCAACTACGGGCCGACGCTGTACCTGCAGCAGGGCGGCGGCCGGCACGGGCACGCGATCCGGCACCCGTTCATGACCACGGCGCTGGATACGGTGCAGCTGTGAGCACTGCCGGGCGTAGGTCGTATGGGTTCCGTAACTGCATTGGCCCGGCAGCTACGCAGTAGAGCGCCCGTCCCCGTAGGGTTATTCCGAATGCCGCGGCCTGAACTCCGGGAGCCGGCCTGATCCCCGCTCCAGAGGAGATGGCGACCGGTGGCCAGGCTAATTGGCGACGCTTATATCGTCATCTACCCGCAGACGGACCAGTTCGGGCCGCTGCTCAAGGCGGCTGTCACCGCGCAGGTTAACGCGATCCGGCCGAAGGTCAACGTCACCCCGCAGCTGGATAAGGCCGCCGCCGCGGCGATTGAGACCGAGCTGAAGTCCCTTGGCGGCCAGGAACTCACGCTGGACGCGATGCTGTCGGCCTCGTCGATCGCGGCGATCCGGGCCGAGCTTAACGGTCTCACGAGTGACGTTAAGCTCGGTGCCGACCTGGACCCGGCTGCCCTGGCCCGGGTTGAGGCGGAGCTGAAGGCGGTCTCGGACAACCTGCAGCTGGGCGCGTCCGTTGACCCGGCGGCGCTCGCGCGGATCGCGTACGAGCTGCGGGCGATCGGGCAGAACGTGCCAGTGGACCTGCAGCTGGACAGCCCGAGCCTTTACGCGGCGCGGGTTGAGATGCAGAACGCGCTCGGCGAGATCCGGCCGGACCTTGACATTGACCCGGCGTCGCTGGCCGCCGCACGGGCGCAGCTGGCCTCGGTTATCGCGAACGTGCCGCTCAACTTCAGCCCGGCGCAGGTTGCCGCGGCCGTTGCTGACCTGAACATGGACCTGCGGACGGGCATCACCACCGTTAACATCCCGGTCGGTCTCAGTCTCCCGGAGCTGACTGCCGCCGCCGCGTCGCTTAACGCTTACATGCGGAGCAACACCGCAACGGTGCAGGTGCCGGTGCAGGTCAGTCAGGCGCAGCTTGCAGCGGCGGTTGCCTCCCTTGACGCTTACCTGCGGACCGGTATCACCACGGTCAACATCCCGGTCGGCTTCAGTGCCGCGCAGGTCGCAGTCGCCAGCATCGCGCTGAACAGGTACATCCAGTCGGGCATCACCCCGGCGACTGTCCCGGTGCAGGTCAGTAAGGCGTCCCTGGCGGCGATGAACGCGTCCATCAACGCCTACCTGCGCACGGGCACCACTGCCGTTAACATCCCGGTGCAGCTTAACCAGGCGCAGCTTGCCGCGATGCGCGCGTCGCTCAGTGCCTACCTGAACGCCGCCCCGGTTAGCGTGAACGTCAGCACCGCCAGCGCGATGACGAAGGTTGCCGCCCTGGGCGCCTACACCTCCCAGGTGATGGGCAACGCGTTCAGCAACGTCAACGTCGCCGGGGCGCTCGCCAAGATACTGTCGCTGCAGGCTGCCGCGGCGAGCATCGGGGCGACGTTCAGCGCGATGGCTAATACCAGCAACGTGCTCAACATGAGCCTGTCACTGGCGGGCGCAAGCGCTAACTCACTGATGAAGGCGTTCATCACGATGGTGAACGGCGGCGGCGCCTGGGGCGTGCTGACGTCCCGGATTACCTTGTTCGCCGGCGCGCTGAACCAGGTGCTGCCCGAGGTGCTGTCGAGCGTGTCCGTCTGGCACCTGGCGACTGACTGGGTGCTGGAGTTCGCCGCGGTCCTGGTGCCGGCGTCCCTGGCCGTCACCGCCTGGGGCGCGGTCATGGCATTCGTTGCAGCGGACGCGCTGACCAAGTTCCAGGCGATCTCGGCAGCGGCGACGGTGACCGGCGAGAAGATCGGGTCGTTCAACTCGAACCTGAAGAACGGCATCGGGCCGCTTCAGTCGCTGCAGAACTACCTGAACCCGACGGTGTGGGAGCTGTACGGCGACGCTATGACGGTCGCCACGTCGAAGAGCAGCGTCTTCACCGGGATCGTGAAGCAGGTCAATACCGTCGTGGAGGACCTGGCCGCCCGGATGACGGCGGCGTTCTCCTCAACCGGGGTGCAGACGTTCATGCAGAACGGCGCCCTCGACTTCCAGCGGTTCGGCACGATCATCGGCAACCTGGGCGGCGCGTTCGGTAACTTTGTCAAGGACGTCCCTGGTTACGCTGAGATTATAGAAGAACTGTTCGAGAAGATAACGGCTGGTATCGAGGCGTTCACGGCGTTCGCCGGGCCCGTTATCCAGGCTGGCCTCGCGATGCACGGCTTCATCCTTTACGTTGGCCTGGCGCTGACCGCCGGGGTGTCCCTGATTGCCGGCATCGGCAACGTCACCGCCAAGTTCTTCACCTTCGCCGCCTCCGCGGTCGACCTGAGTACCATCAGCGAAACCATCCAGATTGCCTTCCTCAACGCCGGGCTCGCAATTACCGGGTTCATCGAGCGCATCGCGCTGCTGGTGAGCAACCCGTACGTCGTCGCGCTCGCCGCCATCGGCCTGGCAGCGTACGACATGGTGGAGGATTTTGACTCCGCTTCCTCGGCGGTCAGCAACTGGGCGCGGAACCTGACGCAGGGCATCGCCCAGATGCAGGGCGGCGCGGCGCTGCAGTCAATCTCTGAGGCGTTCGGCAAGATCACCACGCAGATCCAGCTAGCCTCCTCGCCGGCCGCGTACAACCAGATCGCGGCGAACTGGAACAACCTGTCCAACACGGGGAACGCGTTCGCCAAGGACTCGACTTACGACGCGAACGAGTGGATCAGCGCCTGGTCGGACCTGGGCAAGGCCCTGCTCACCAGTTCCGGCTGGGCGACGACGGTCTCCAAGTTCGGTAACGCCATCGCGGACATGTTCGTCACCGGCAAGGGCGTTACCCTCCAGGTAGCCGCTAACGTCGGCGCCCTGGAAAACGCGTACCAGCAGCTCTCCGTCCAGCAGCAGAACCTGCTCGTCGTGACCGGGCAGCTGATGACAAGCACCCTGAAGATTCCCGGCACCAACCAGCTGGCCACCACCACCACCTACTCCTACGCGCAGAGCCTCGGCATCCTGAACGCGGCCGGCGTGCAGTCCACTGACAGCCTGGCGACGATGGAAACCAAGGTCGCCAGCCTGCTGCAGGGCTACCAGACGCTCGGGCTGACCGCCGGCCAGGTCGGCAACGCCGTTAACGCGATGACGTTCGCCACCCAGCTGGGGCAGACCGGCATCACCAAGATGACCCAGGGCTACTCCAGCTTCATCTCCACCATTACCGGCGGCGAGACCGCGTTCACCACCTTCGGCGAGGGCCTCGCCACGCTCGCGCAGGCATTCAACTCCGCCGGCATCGCAACGTACACCGACAAGCTCGGCACCCTCCAGGTGAAGACCAATGAGGCCGCCACGTCGATGGACGGGCTGTCTGCCGCCGACCTGAACGTCCGCGGCGCGTTCGCCACGGAGATCACCAACGCGACCAACCTGTACAACAGCCTGCTTACCCTGGCCACCGTCTCTGACGCCGGCGCTAAGGGACAGGGGCTGCTCGCCCAGGCGGGCAAGGACATGGTCGCGACGCTGCTGCCACTCGCCAAGGGCAGTGCCACCGCGATGTCTGAGGTGTCCGCGCTCGCGCAGATCGCCGGCGGCCCGGCTACCACCTCGTTCCAGACGCTGTCTAACTGGGTTGGCAAGGTGCAGAACCCGATGCAGCAGCTGAATAGCATCGAGGGCAAGCTGACCGTCTCCTCCGTTAACCTGGAGACCGACGCCAACAACCTGGCGGGCGCGTTCGGCGTCACCTTGACCAGCGCTATCTCCGGCGCCCTGTTCGCCGCGGAGAAGGGCCCGCAGGCACTGCAGGGACTTGCGACCGCCCTGGCGGCCATGGTGAACGGCACTGGTTCCGCGACTGACGTCGAAGCGGCGCTGCGGCAGCTGATCCCGGCGCTCACCCTGATGACGGGCAGCGGCAAGAACGCGGAAGCCCAGTTCCTGGCGATGGGCGGCGCGCTGCATATCAGCCAGAGCGAGCTGGCCGCCATGTGGGACGCGGCCCAGCCGGTTCCCGGCACCCTGATCAACGCTGCTGCCGCGGCGAAGAGCTTCACGGCCGCGGTGCAGGACACCGGCAACGTGCTGAAGGGCATCCCCGGGGTTCTTACCAGCAACCTCGCCGGGTACACCCAGCTGCAGGCGATGCTCGCCAAGACCGACACCGGCCTGACCAACAACACCAGCGCGGCGAACCTGGGCAAGCAGGCGTTCATTAACTTCGCCGAGCAGGGCCTGCACCAGACGGCCGCGCAGGCGACCGCGCTGTGGGCGAACATCAACGACCAGAACCTGGTGAAGCTGGGCGATGAGGCCACCACCACCAAGACCCTGTTCATCCAGCTAGCCGAAAACGGCATGGGCCTCACCAAGACCCAGGCGACCGCCCTGTGGACCACGCTGCGCCTGCAGTACCTGGATACCCTCGCGTCTAAGGCAGGCACGACGGAGTCGTCGTTTGTCGCCCTGGCCAAGAGCGGCCTCAACCTGTCGAACACGGCGGCTGAGAACCTGTGGACCTCGATGCGCCAGCAGTACCTGGACACCCTGGCGTCCAAGGCGGGCGAGACCGAGACCGCGTTCGAGGGCGTCGCCAAGCAGTTCGGCCTCAACCAGACGGCAGCCGAGCAGCTGTGGACGGCGATGCACACCCTCGCCTCCGGCAGCCCTTACAACGCGAACGTCAACGCCACCATCGGCGCGTCCGGTGAGGTATCGGTGCTGGAGGACATCGCCGCGCCCGGCGTCGCCGTGACCAAGAACATCCTCGGCGAGCTGACGTTCTCCGCGGCGGGCGGCATCATCAACGGCAAGGGCCCGTCCGGCAAGGATTCCACCCTGGTAATGGCGGCGCCTGGTGAGGCCATCATCCCGACGGCGCACGTGCCGAAGATCGCCGACATGGCGCGCAAGGCCTCCATTCCCGGTTTCACGGCCGGCGGCCTCGTTGCCGGCGCACCCGGGCTGGAAACCCAGCTCGGCCAGATCGTGCCGACGACGGCGAAGGACGTGGGCAGCTACGCGCAGTCGGTTATCCAGGCGTTCGTCACCGGGGCGTCTAAGACCGCGGACGCGTCCGCCACGGCGATGCTGCCCACTGTCGGCGCGCAGACGTCCACCCAGATCGTGTCAATCCTTGAGCAGGCGCTGAAGATCACCAACACGCCGCTGTCCTGGCTGCCCGCCCTGGAAACCCTGGTGAGCAAGGAATCGTCCGGTAACGCGTCCGCGGTCGACCCGATCTCGGTTGACGGCCAGCACGCTACCGGCCTGTTCCAGACGCTGCCCAGCACTTTCGCGCAGTACGCGATGCCCGGGTACGCCGCCGGCCCCACCAACGCGCTGGACGACGCGATCGCGGGCATCCGCTACATCAAGGCCGAGTACGGCACGCCCGCTGCCATCACCGGTATCGGCAAGCCCGGCACCTACGAGGGCTACAGCGCCGGCGGCATGGTCAACGAGCCGGTGTTCGGCTACGGGAAGTTCTCCGGGATGCCGTACTCATTCGCGGAGAACGGGCCCGAGCAGGTCATCCCCGGCGGCGCGGCCACTCAGTCGCAAGCAGGGCTCCCGGGGCTCACCATGTACCAGGGAAACACGCTCATTCAGCTGCTGCAACAGCAAAACAAGCTCCTCGGGCAAATGCCGTACACGCAAGCACAGGCGATCAACCAGGCCAATGCGACCGGCGTGCGCAGGGGATACTTTGCGACGAGTGGCTGACCGTCGCGGGCGCAGCTCCTGTGGGCCTCGTTACGAAGTTGGCCTGCGGCGGTCAGCTGCGAGCACTGCGGGCGTTGGCTGACTGGGTTTCGTTTCGAGAGTGGCCCGCGGTAGTCGCAACAGCTGAGTAGCGGCCGGTATTCCGCCCGTATAGGGTCAGCGTAGGGAGCGCTCGGCAGACCGCTGAGCTGGCCTGAGTCGTGTCGCGCGGAGGACGTGTGGCCGCCTACTCAGGCAGCTCGTACCCATACTGGCTGACGTTGCAGGGCAACGGCTCTGTCGCCAACGCCGGGGCGCAGTCGGAGAACATCCCGGTCACGCCAGGGACGGACTACGCGTTCACCGTCGTCGCGGCGTACTCGGGGTTCTTCTCGGGCGGCATCAAGCTGACGCTCGCCTGGTACGAGTCGGGCGGCACGCCGATCAGCTCGGTGACCGCCACCAGCGGCGCGATGGCCCCCAACGAGCTGGTTGAAGTTGCCACCGCCTCGACGGCCGCGCCCAGCCTCGCGTCTTACGCGATCGCGACTGTCGCCCAGGACGGGCTGCCCGGGGCGTCTAACGTCCTGTCGGTCTTCGCCGCCACGGTTACCCCGGCGGCCTCGATCCCGGTCAACATCAACTACGCCTTCACCTGGACGTTCTGGCCCTGGGAAGGAGTTAACGACGCGACGCTGGGCTGGCAGGCGGACCAGTTCCTGGTCGACAACAACGACTCGCTGGTGCTGTCCGGGGTCATTGAGCTGATGGGCGGCGCGGGCGGCGTTGAGTGCACGGCGATCCCCGAGCTGCTGGACGCCAACGGGGTCGGCCCGCGGTACCGCATCCTGGCGGCGCCGTCGCTGAACACCGCAGCGTACGGCTATGAGGCGTCTTACGACATGAACGCCCCGCAGCCGACCCAGGACGTCGTCGCGTCGATGCTGCTGGACGGGGAGCGGCCGTTCGGCACCCGGGCGTCCAACCGGACGATCTCGCTGCCCATCATTATCTTCGGCACGCTCAACGGCGGCATGAAGCAGGTGCTGGCGGCCCGCGAGTACCTGATGAGCCTGATCGACCAGCAGGTCTGGCAGATTACCTGGACCTCGTCCGGCAGCGGCCTGCCGATGCTGTACGACTGCTTCCGGGCGCTGCCGTCGATCCCGCTGTACGGCTTCAACTACTCCTCCGGCGGCTCGGCGGTCGGGTCGGCGGCGGCTGCCACCCACGGCGGCGCGCTCGGGCGGCCCAACTACCCGATCGCCATGATCACCGTCACCCTCCAGGCGCTGCCTTACGGCCGCAGTGACATTGACGGCATCCAGAACCTGGCGATCGCCAACAGCCTGATCAACTCCCCGGTGCCGCCGGGCAGCCAGGGCGTCGACAACTTCTCCTCGGTCACCGGCGGCCAGGGCTGGGTGCAGGACGACACCAAGTTCGTGCAGGGCGGTACCGCGTCCATCCGCTACGACGCGCCCGTGCCGGTCAGCTCGCCGTACCCGGCCGCCATTTACGCGCATAGCCTGTCCGCACCGGTCAGCGTCATCGGGCTGCCCGCCATAGCGGTCTGGCTGGGGCAGGCCTACGACACCCAGTGGGCGCCGTCCCCGTCGTTCGTCTCTAACGTCACCCTCGCCTGGACGCTGACCGACGGCCTGGGCCGCACCCTGTCGTTTTCGGCGACGCAGAATGCGGCACCCTGGGGGGCGCTGCCGTCCACCCCGCAGTGGACGCTGGTCAGCGCGCCGATCCCGCAGGCAAGCGCCAGCTTCTCCTACGGGGACGTCACCGGCTACTCCGTCGTCGTCACCAACTGGGCGGGCTCCGGCAACACGGGGCTCGTGCGGATGCACGCGTGGCTGAACGACCTGGTCGCCGTGCCGCAGACGGTGGCTAACCAGCCGTCCCCGCGCGGGGTGCTCTACAACCTGTTCTCGCTGCCCGGCAGCGCCCGCGCCCCCATCAACGTGCAGTGCCAGCTGCCCGCTACCGCGCCGGTCGTGCAGGAGATCACCACCCCGGCCTCCGGCAGCTGGATCGTGCCGCCGTCGGTCTACCAGCTTGAGGCGGAAGCCTGGGGGGGCGGCGGCGGCGGGGCGACCGTCAACCAGGCACGGCCGACCGCGGGCGCCGGCGGGGGCGGCGGCGAGTACGCGGCTGAGCCCCTGCTGAACGTGATCCCCGGTGCCGTCGTCCCTTACAGCCTCGGCTCGGGCGGTACGCCGTCCCAGGTGCAGGACACCGTCATCGACATCACGACGCCCGGCGCGCACAGCTGGCTCTGCCCGCCGAACGTCACCTCCCTGCTGGTGGAGTGCTGGGGCGGCGGCGGGGCGGGCGCGGCCGGGTCGGGCGGCGGCGGGGCGGGCGGCTACTCGTCCTCCACGGTCACCGTCGTGCCCGGCCAGTCGTACAACCTGTCGGTCGGCGCGGGCGGCACCGCTAACTCGGGGACCACGTCGGCGGATAACGCGGCCCGTAACGGCGCGGCAACCTGGTTCGGCAACTCCAGTGCCACCGGGATCAGCAACGCCCTGGTCGCCGCGTCTGGCGGTACTTCCCCGACCACCGGCAGCACCTCGGGCGGCTCCGGCGGCAGCAACTCCGGCTGCCCCGGCACCACGCAGTACCCCGGCGGCAACGGCGGCTGGGCCCCGGGCGGCGGCGGGGGCGGCGGCGGCGGGTGCGCGGGGCACAGCGGTCGCGGCGGCCACGGCCGGGCGCCTGCCTCCAACGGGTTCGGCGCGGTGTGGTGCGGCTCCGGTTCCGGCGGCTCCGGCAGCGGCCAGGGCGGTAACGGCGGTAACGGCTCGTCCTGCCCGGGTACCCCGTCGGGCGGTTTCTTCCCCGGTGGCGGCGGCGGCGGCGGTTTCTGCGGCACCTACTTCCAGTACGCGGCGCAGCCTGTGCAGGCGACTCCCGGTACCGCCCAGGTCAACTACATGGGTGCTAACGGCGCCAACGGCATGGTGCAGCTGACTTACGCCATCGGCAACGGCATCGCGGTCAACGGCGGGGCCACCATCTTCGGGTCGGCCGGCACGACGGGCACCGTGGTTACCGCCAACGGCGGCGCGAGCGCGGCCCTGAACTCGGTGACCGGCGCGGCGGGCGGCTCGGGCAGTGCTAACACGGTGCACGAGAGCGGCGGCGCGGGCGGCCTTAACACCTCCGGCACCTACGGCAGCTGGATGCTCGGCCCGTCGGTCAGCAACCTGTTCCAGACGCTGAGCTCGTTCACCTACAGCGCGGGCAGCCACACCTCCGCGGCGGCCAGCAGCTCCTGCGCGCAGGGCGGCGGCGTCGTGCTCATTGAGTCGGCTGCTCCCGTCTTCGACCTGGTGGTCACGGACTCCGCGGGCAACACCTACGTCAACCAGCAGCAGCAGGGCGGCGGCAGCGGCGGGGCGACCGGCTGCATCTACGTTTTCAGCACCCCGCTGGCCTTCCCGGTTACTACCAGCACCACCCTGACCGTCACCTCGGCGACCAGCCAGGAGTACGGCGCCATCTGGTACGCCTCGCCGTGGATCACCGACGCCACCGGCTCCAACAACGGGCAGGGCAACGGCACCGGGACCGCGGTCAGCGGCCAGTTCGGCACTGCCGACAACGTGTCCGCGCAGTATGAGCTGGTGCTCGCGTTCAACGCCACCAATCAGACCTTCGGGACCCCCACTTACGGCGGCAAGCTCTGGTACGCACCCGGCTCGACCAGCTCCCTGGTGGCGGGCGGCAGCCTGTCCATGCAGGCGTACGTGGGACTGAACTCCGGCGGCGGCACCGGCTCGGCTAACGGGGACGCCTTCGCGCAGGCCATCGGCGGCAGCTCCTCCTGGGCGGTGCTGTGCATCCCGCTCATGGCGGCCAGTCAGCAGGCGTACGCGCCGCAGCTCGACTGGCGGGCCGGCACCACCCCGGGAGCGTCGACCACCTGGGGCACTGACTGCTCCATCTCGGCGGAGGGCATGATCGCCGTCGTCGGGATGGCCGGGTCCGGCAGCGGCATCACGGCGGGGCCGTCCGCGTTCAGTGACCAGGGCGGCAACGTCTACACGGTGCAGAACACGACGGTGCTGCCGTCTAGCGGCGGGGTGATGTTCCTGGCGACCGCGCCGGTCACCGCGGCGATGACGCAGGGCGCGTCGGGCACGGTCAGCTGGGGGCACGCGTCGGCCGCGCCCAACTACTGGACGGCCGCCTACTGGATTCCGAACGCCACCGGCCTGGACGGGGTCTCTGCGGTGACCGGCAGCAGCGGTACGCCGTCGGGGGTCTACGCGCCGTCTGCCAGCAACGACATGACCCTGGCGGTGCTCGGGAACGCGGTGAGCGTTACGGCGTCAGGCACGATGGCCGCGCCGTGGAACTACCTGGACGCCAATAGCCAGGCGTACCTGTCGGGGCAGACGTGGGCCTGCCAGGTGACTGACCGGACGGCGGTTACCGCCGCCACGACGATGACCTCCGACCCGTGGGCGATGCTCCTGGCCGGGTTCACGATGAACGTGCGGGCAGGCGGCGGCGGCGCAGCCGGGGGTCCTGGTAACACGGGCTACCCGTCGACCTTCTACGGCGGCGGTCCGGGTTACGCGGGCGGCGGCAAGGGCGGCCTGGGCGCGCAGTCCCTTAATACCAACGGCGGCGGCGCGTCACTGCCCGGCGGCGGGGGCGGCGGCTCCTACGGGGCGACCACCACCTCGATCGAGGGCGGGCAGGGCGGGCAGGGCGCCGCGCGGATCACCTACTCGCCGCCGCTCACCCCGTTTAACACGCTGATCGTGCACCGGCCGGGGACGACCGCGAGCAAGAACCTGAACCCGCTGTGCCCGATCCCGATCACCGACGTGCCGAACAACACCGAGTACACGGTGACCAATGCGGTGCAGGCGTCGATCCCGGCGGCGTTCAACAGCACCTACACCGTCATCCTGGTCAACCACGCCTGGGACTCGGCCACCCTCGGTACCGCGCGGACGATCACCGTGACGATCTCCCAGTACGAGTACCCGGGCGGCCCGGCCTCGTCAGTGCAGGTCAGTCGCGCCGTGACGCCCTCAACTGACGTGGTCAACGGAATTCTCAACATGGGCGAAGTCACCTTGCCGGTCAAGGATTACGCCAAGTTCAATAACCAGGCGTACTTCACGGTGAGTATCAACGACACTGACGCCAGCGACCGGTTCATGGACGTCCTGTTCCTGGACACCACCGGGCAGACCGTCCTGCTGAACATCGACCCGAGCCAGCCTGGCTACAACACCTACGTCAACTTCTACATTGACGAGCCGACCGCCGACCGCGACCTCGGCTTCATCGGCGGCACCTGCCAGGACCGGCAGCACAACGTCTCGCTGATGGAGTACACCTTCGTCTCCGGCGGCCCGCTGTACATCGGCGCGGGTGACAACCTGCTGCTCACCTACAGCCCAAGTGGCGCGCCGAGTCTCGGGCTGAGTTATAGCCCGCGCTGGTACCTAGACAGGATTGTCTAGTGCGCGGCCTTTCCCCAGCGCCCCGGTGGCTTCTGCTTCCGCCACACCAGGTTGCCCGGCGAGGCGTCCAGCTTGCCCCCGGGCCCGTGCCCTGCCTCGTACCCGGGGGGCCGGGGACGGTCAAAAGCCTCCAGCACCAGGTGGTGAACGTAGCGCCGGAGCATCGTGCCGTTCCGGTACAGCCGGACCTCGGGGTACCCGTCGTTCTCCCGGATGTACCAGTTCATCAGCTTGCCGCCGCGAACTCCCCGGAGGGTTTTCCGCGGCAGGGAGCGCACGCTGCCCAGGCTGCTGACCTCGTACAGGCCCTCCCAGCCGTACACCGGCCGCCACTCTTCGTCCATGCAGGACGTAACTGCCCGCGTGCCGGGTGTATTCCGGGTGGTGAGACGTGACCGCGACCCCCCCGAAGCCGAGCCTGGTCAAGACCACCGCGCTGTCGATGGCGCAGGCGGTGACCGACCGGCTGACCGCGCTGCTGCCGACGGTACCGAGCGCCGAGTCGCCGGTAACCGTCTACCAGGCGGGCACCCTGGGCGTCGGCGGCCAGCTGAACGCGCCCACCTCGGTCTTCCCCGCGGGCGCCGGCTACTACGGGGTGTGGACCGCACCGGACCTGAACGACGGCAACGCCTACACGGTGCAGGTGGAGTGCTTCGGCGGCGGCGGGGGCGGCGGCGGCGGCTCGACCACGACCGGCGGGGGCGGCGGCGGCGGGGCGGAGTACGCCAGGGAAACCTACTACCCGGTCAAGCCCGGCGCGGACTACGTGTGGACGGTCGGGGTGCCGGGCAGCGCGGGCACCGCCAACAGCGACAACAACCAGGGCGGGACCGCGGGCGGCAGCGGCGGCGACACGGTCTTCGACATCGCCGGGAGCGGGGTGGCGGGCGGCATCACGGCGCACGGCGGCCAGGGCGGTGACGTCGGTAACACCGGGATCGGCGGGACGGCCGGGTCGGGCAGTATCAACACCACCGAGTTCAGCGGCGGCGCCGGAGGTACCAATCTTCCCGGTTCTGGCGGCGGCGGGTCCGGCGGCCAGGGCGGTACCGACAATCCCGTTAGCCTGAACCAGGGAGGCATGCTGAGCGCGCCGCCGCTCGCCTGGCTGGTGCTGAACGACGCCTCCTCCAACGGCCAGCTGAACGACAACAGCGGGAACAACAACACCGGCGCGGTCGGCAACCCGGGCGGCGGCAGCGGCGGCTTCACCTATGCCCAGCCGGGCGCGCCTGCCCAGGTGCCCGCCTACTCCAACGGCGCGAGCCCGCCGAGCTCACCCAACCCGAGCGCCGCCGGGGACCAGCTGCGCTTCACGCTCAGCTCGCTGACCTCACCGTCGGCGTACTTCTACACGCCCGGCTACAGCGCCAACGGGTCGCAGTTCACCGTCTCCGGCTGGTTCACCCCCGACCCGACCGGCACCTGGGGCAACACCGCGACCGGCTCACGGGCCGTGCTGGTCGGCAACAACGCGGGCTACGCGACCGCCAGCCGGGCCGGGGTCACCTTGTACCTGGTGAACAACGGGACGCCTGCCAACCAGAGCTGGCAGCTGGTCTACTACTGCTCCGACTTCTACAACTACCAGACGGTCAGCACACCGCTGAAGCCGGTGGCGGGCACCGCGGTCTACATCGTCGCGACCTTTAGCTCCGGCACCATGAAGCTGTACGTCAACGGGACGCTCGCCGGCAGCGCCAGCGCTGGCTTCAGCAGCATTCCCGGCTGGCCGACCACGCCGTACTCGATGCTGGCGGGCGCCAACCCGACCCTGACCGGCGACTGGTTCTTCGGCTTCATGAGCAACCTCTGGTTCGCTGACGGGGTGCTGAACGCGGCGGGAGTCAGCCAGGCGTACGCTGGCTCGGGCGGCAGCTCCACCGAGGGCGGTGCGGGCGGCGGCGCATCGGGCGGGCCCGCTGCCAACGGGGGCGCGGGGGCTGCTGGCAGCGGGTCCTCCGGCGGGGCAGGCGGTACCCCGGCAACGCAGCCCGCAACCTCGATCGGGCTGAACACCCCGGCGTCGGCTGGCATCGCGGGCGCGGCCGGCAGCTCCGGCAACTCCGGCATCACCGGCGCGGCCGGCGCGGGCGGCGGCGGGGCAGGCTCCAGCTCAGCGCCCCCGGTGATCACCACCGTGCAGGTCCCGTTCGTCACCGCGGCTTCCTACTGCGGGACGGACGCGGGCGGCGGCGCGGCGGGCGCGGTCTACAACCCGGTCATCCAGGGCACCACGGGGCGGCTGTTCACCGGCGGCCTGGCCAGCGACACCGCCAGCGGCTCAAAGAACTCGCTGCTGGTCCTGCCGCCCAACCTGGCGGCCAGCCTCGCCAGCGGCAGCTACACGGTACTGCGGGTCACCCTCACCGTCACCAATGCCAACACCCAGGGCAGTCAGGCGGCGCTGATGCAAGTCGGCTGGAGCGCTGACACGTTCCTGCCGATCACCTATGAGGCCGGCGACATTGCCGGGTCTGCCGGGGTGATGGAGATCCCGGCCGGGGCGTACACGGTGACCGCGGACCTCACTGAGTCCCAGCTGGGGCTCTACCTGCAGAACGGCGGCGCGACCGCCCTGGTGCTCGGGCCGGGCAGTACCCCCACCTTCGCTGCCTACAGCGCGGACACAGCGGCTGACTTTTACACCGCGGTCTACGGGCCGGGTGCCACTGATAACGCGGGAAACTCCCTGCAGCCCTACCTGACCGTCACCTACGCGCAGGCGACCACCGTCCAGCAGGGCTCCCCGGGCGGGGCCGGCGCCATCCTGCTGACCTACCTGAACCAGGCGCAGACCCTTGTCGGCACCTGGAACTCCACTGACGGGATCAATGCCAGCGGCGGCCAGCTGACTGAGACGACCGTTGTCCTCGGCTCGACGATCACCGACGCGGCCCTCGACGGCGCCCGCACGCTGAACCGCGGTGACGCCCGGCGCAGCATGCGGGCAGCTCGGGCACGGGGCCGGGCACTGGGGGCTCGCCCCGGCCGCCGCCTCGGCGCTGTTCCCGGGGCGCCGGGCACCATCCTCGGTTACACCGCTGGCACCACTACGGTTACCCAGGCGACCGCCGGAAGTTACACGTTCACCGTGCCCGCGGACGTCACCTCCCTGAACGTGCAGTGCTGGGGCGGCGGCGGCGGTGGCACGGGCGGCAGCAACACGCAGGGGCAGGCAGGCGGCGGCGGCGGGGGGTACGCCGGGGAACCGAACTACGTGGTCAGCCCGGGGGACGTCATCAGTTACGTCGTCGGGGCGGCCGGCGCGGGCGACCACGTCGGGACTTCCACCAGCGCTAACGGGGGCAATACCCAGTTCGACACGACCGGCGTGGCGGGCGGCGGCGTGCTGGCTAACGGCGGCAAGTCGTACAGCAGCAGCCTCAACTACGGGCCCGGCGGCAGCTCGTCCGGCAATACGGTCAGCTTTGCCGGCGGCAACGGCGGTCCGCTTTACTCCGGTCAGTCCAACGGCTCGGGCGGCGGCGGCTCCGGCGGCACCACGGGGAACGGCGGCGGCGGCAGCAACGGCGGCGGGGCGGGCCGGGCAGGCAACGGCGGCGGTGAGCCGGGTGGCGCGGGCGCGGGTACCGGCAGTGGCTCCGGCGGCTCGGCGCCCGGGGGCGGCGGCGGCGGCGCGAGCAAGGGCACCAGTTCTTATACCGGCGGCTCCGGCGGCGCGGGCCAGGTGCTGATCACCTACGCATCGTCCACCGCGCTGGCCACCTCGATCGCGACCGCCTCCGGCAGCGACGCAGCGGGCAACACCTACCCGGCGGGCGTGATGACCGCGGCGCTGCAGGTGAACGGCACCACCACCACCGAAAACCAGACGGTGTCCAACACCACGACCACCGACATTCTGGCGGTCACCGCTAACGCGACCGTCGGCGGCAACCACACGGTCACCGGCAACGTCGCCGCGGCTACCTATACCGGTGCGTCCGGCGGCGCGATGGAGAACAGCACCGGCATTCACTCCTCCGGCACCGTGGAGGCTGACGGCGGCCTGACAACCGGGGGCGGCGCCAGCATCAGCGGTGGCGCGAGCATCTCTGGCGGCATCGAGAACGACAGCATGCACGCCTCGGCGAACGTGCAGATCGACGGTACCGGAAGCGTCAACGGCACGCTCACCGCGAGTTCCGGCATCGAAACCTCCAGCATGCACTCCACCGGGAACGTGCAGATCGACGGCACGCTCAACGGGCAGCCGGTCGGGGGCGGCGTAACAGGCGGCCAGGCGGGCGTATCGACGGTGTCCTCCGGTGAATCAAGTTACGACCAAACACAGATGACCTCTTACGCGTCAGCAATTAACGGCATCATTTCCCGGCTAGAGTCATCCGGGCTTATCGGGTAAAGGCTGGATAGATGGCACTGGAGAAGCTGGACGCCACCCAGATCTGCACCTGGGCGCCGCCGTTGCCGCGACGGGCGTTCCCCGTTCAGGCGGCCGGGGTGACCAGCGACAGCGTCGGGGTGAGCCTGGGCGGGGCGACGGTCAACGGCGTGCAGTACGGGTACTTCCTGCTGAACACCAGCCAGTGGGGGGTCAGCCCGAGTCTTAACCTGCCGCCGGTCAGCGTCGGGGAGCGGTTCCAGCTGTGCACGGCGGTTTCCGGGCGCTCGTTCCTGCCGATGCCCGGGTTCGAGGGCGGTGAGGCGCTGCCGCCGTCGCTGGTTGCCGATGCCGGGGCGGGGGGCACTACCTACGCGCCGGACCTGTTCAACGTGTCGATGATGTTCCCGACCGCGTACGCGGTGAAAGACCCGACGCTGTGCTCGGTGGTCTCCACCCGGCAGGACGGGGCTAACTCCTGGTACGTTTACTACTCGCCGTACAACCCGGCTATCTCGGTTACCCCGGGCGGCGACGGCCTGGTGACGGTGCCGGAGCTGTCGTCCCCCAAGTGGCTCGGCCAGATCGGGCACGTGGCCGGCGTGGACTACTCCTACTCGATCCCCGGCGGTCCTGACCAGCTGACCTGCGTGCTGCAGACCGAGCCGGACTACCGGACCGACGCGATCAACCCGGGGCGGGTCGTCACCGCGCACCGCGGCGGCTCCTGCATCTGGGAGGGCGTCCTGACCGAGCCGGTCCCGGCCTCTACCACCGGGTGGACGCTGACCGCTAACGGCTGCGGTACCTACGGCACCAACTTCGGCGCCTGGTGGCAGCTTGACTACCCGGACTCCTGGTCGGTGGACGGCCCGATTGACCTGGCGATCGGGCGCGGCCTGCGCTGGGCGAACCCGGGCCAGTACTCGGCGGGCGGCAGCGCCTACCTGGGTCCCGTCCAGGAGCCGGGCAGCCTGACCCTCACCGACTTCATGAACCTGCTGTGCACCGGCGGCGCCCTGTCCTGGCAGCTGGTGCAGCCACCGTCGGCGAGCTCGTTCCCGCCCGGCCCGTGGGTACTGAACCTGTTCCCGCTGCCCACCGACTCCTCGGGCAACCCGATCGCGTCGCAGCCGTCGGACGTGCTGGCCTCCGAGCTGTTCACCTTCGACCGGTGGTCCCGTTCCGACTTGTCCGCTACGTCCTCGCGCCGGCCGCCGGACCTGTACATCATCAACACCAACCCGGTCGGCCGGACGATCGCCGCGGACATTAACACGGTCATCGTCTACTACGAGGTAACCGACGACACGACGGCCACCTCGACGACGACGGCAGCGGCGGCCACCTACGGCACCACGTTCGCGGACATTCCCGGCTCGGTAGCCCGGCACGGGCGCCTGGAGTACTTCCTCGACGTGAGCTCCGCCGGGGTGATGACGCAGCCGCAGGCCGCCCAGATCGCGCAGAACGTGCTGAGCAAGTACGTGCGGGCGAACTTCTCCGGCAGCTTCAGCGTGCAGCCCGGCCAGCTGCTGAACGTCGGCGGCTACCCGGTTGACCTGGGTTGCAACTGGGGCGGCTACATGGCCTCGCTGCAGGTGGAGAACTTCGCGGCCGGCGGTGAGGTGGGCTTCGGCCCGATCACCTTCCAGATCGGCGAGTACGAGTTCAACGACGATTCCCAGACAGCCATGATCACGCCGTACCAGAATGCGCGCACGGACATGTCGTCGGTGATAGCCCAGCTTTACCCGGGTAAGTTCACGTAGTTTTTACTTCCGGGGGCGGACCTGTTGCTAGTACGCATTCAGCGGGGTCGAGAGGGACTGACGGGTAATGGTGCACTGTAACTTCACCGGCTGATGTATAAGGGATGCCAGCTTCCAGCCAGGACTGCACGAGCAGCCAGTCTTCCGCAGGATGCGCCTGCTCCCAGGTAGCTGTCTTCAGTACCCAGCGCCGGTGCATGAGCATTGAGCTTTGCACGCGTCCGTGGGCAGGTCGCCCGTCTCCGATCCGGACTACCCCGGATGTCATGTGGACCAAGGCCCGGGAAAAACCGAAGCCTGCGTCAGGCTCGTTAATTAGAGCTTTAGCTAGGACTTCCAGGTGCCTAGGCTCCCAACAGTCATCGTCGTCCAAGTAGGCAATGAACTCACCCCGGGCTAGTTCAAGGCCGCGTAGTCGTGCGAGGTGCCCCCAGTGCCGCTTCGGGTCATGCCCAGGTAGTTCGCTGTACTTAATGTGCGCTGGCCAGTCGATGGCAGCCAGGACCTGGTCAGGGCCGTCCGATACGATGACATGCTCGCACGGCCATTGCTGTGCCTTAACCGACGGGACGCACCTACCTAGAAGTGTGCTGTGCCGCTGCCACGACGGGGTAATAACGGAAACTAGCGGCTCGTCCGTCACGAGGTGTTAGCGACGACCATCCAGTAGGTGACGTCCATACTGTAGCCGTCACCTCCGCTTTGCAACTTTACTGACCCCTGAAATCGCCACTTTGTGTTATCTGTAGGGTGAGGGCCGTCTGCGGACAGCCACGCATTACCAAATCCGGATACCTGGATGCCCGAGCCTAGAACCGTGGTTCCCGCTGGGATAGCCATGTCGTACGTCGTATTCGACGTAACAGTGTCGTCGTAGGTAAGCAGCTGCAAGCCGAGTGCGCCAATCCAGCTGACTTCGGCCTGTCCGTCAACTACAGACACCGTGTCCGGGTCAACGATGTTAAGCGCCGTACCGCAGGAAAGTGCCGAAGTCTGATAGACAGCGTGAAGCAGCCCGTTAGCGTCAGGAATAGCCATAACGTGCCTTCCTAATTTTAATCGTTGTTTGCCTTAAAGTTTAATCCAGTTACCGTCGTTAGGGCCGTGGTCGTTCACGTCAACCAGCGGCCACTCGGGAACGTCAACGCGGGCGGGCGCCACCTGGCCGGCCCGGGGCCAGTGCTCCTCGCCGTTACCGAGCTTGCCGTCCAGGCCTGATACGTCTTTCACAAGGCCAGGGTACGCGCAGGCCTCGCTGTGGATCAGCACGCCCGGCATACTGGTGAGTAGGTCCTGCGGCCGTGCCCGGAGCCAGGTCCCCGCTAGAGCATGACAGTGAGGGAGAAGCCGTGCCAGGGACCGAAGAAAGCCGCGCGATCCCGGCGGTGCCCCCGGAAAGAACGGGCGTGTCCCGGAACGGGAAGCTGCTCGCCGCGGCGCTGCTACTGCTAGCCGTGATCCTTGGCGCGACCAACCTGTGGTCCAGCTATGTTGAGAACCACCAGTTCGAACAGCAGTTCACTACGGCTCAGGCCAAGGCCGCGGCGGCACAGCAGAAGACGGCGGTAACCGAGATCCAGGCGCTGTGCAAGGACCTCGGCACCATGGCGGCGATACCGGCTCCTGCCGGGCCCGCCCAGTCGAACCCGTCCCGTGGCTACGAGCAGGCTGAGCACCTGGCGTGGCAAGGGCTGTACACGAGCATCCGCTGCCGCCCGTGAACCCGGAATGGCTCACTGCGCTAGCCGCGCTGATCACGATCGTCGCCGGGATACTCGCCTGGGGTGCACAGAAAGTCTGGTACGTCTTCCGGCGCACGGATCAGTTCCTGGAAGACTGGAACGGTGTTTCAGCTGACAAGGGTCACGAAGGGTATCCCGGTGTGATGACCCGGCTGCTAGCGCTAGAGCACAGCATGACCGACATCCAGGGGCAGGTGCACCTGAACAGCGGGCACTCAATGCGAGATGAAGTACAGCGTACCGAGGCCGCCGTGGAAGAGCTGACGATCAAGCTAGGAAAAGTAGAGCTGACGGTTAACGAGCTGAATGGCCGCCAGTAACGCGCCGGCGTCTGGGAGTTGGGTTTCGTAAACGACTTGGCCGGGCGTAGATTGATTGGGTCTCGCATGCGATATGGCCCCGGCGTAAGTAAGCTGGGTTTCGTGACCTGATTGGCCGGGAGCCCGGGTCAGAGCAGCTTCTGCAGTTCCGCCAGGATCGCGGTGAACTGAGCCGTTACGAACTTCACGGCAAGCGCTACTTCGGTCTTGCCCTCGGTCACCATCTGCTGCTCCAGTGCCTGCAGGTCGGCAATCAGGCCTTGCAGGTCGGTGATGATCTCGTTCATGAGCGCCCTTCCGGGAAGTTAGCTGCTGTGACAGGTACCGCAGACGTGCGTGTGGCTTTCACCGGGGTAGATCCACACCCCGCACACGTGAGAGTAGACATTACCTTTCACCGGCTGCCCGCACTGCCCCCAGGTGACGCCGCACATGACCTTATGCGGCATGTCAGCTGTCGTCTCCCGGCTGCGGTGGCAACCCGAGTTCCGTGTGCGTTACCGGGCCGTGCCGCGGCCGGTAGTCAGCCGCGTTAGAACCGTGGCCGGGAGCTGTTTTCCGGGCAGCACGGTCACGCTGCGCCTTTTCCTTCTGCGCGCGGACGTTAGCCGCGTGCTTCACCTGGCCGTTCGCCTGCCGGGACAGCTGGTGCCCCATCTTCAGGAACAGCCGGGCCAGGGCGAGGGCGGTGCCGGTCTCCGGATCGTAGATGTCCGTGTTGTCCCGCTTGGACGAGCCGGTTGCCGTCAGGAACGGGTCGTACATGTTGTCCGCGGTAGACAATGTTCCCCGCGCGACGGTTGCGCCCGGGTCGGCCAGCACGGTCACGTGGACGGTGAAAGAATCCGGGGTGCCGGGTGCGCGAACCGGCTGCGGCGGCAGCGGGTAATAAGGGGACGGGTCCGGGGGGGCGAAGATGCCCGGGTGCTGCTTTTTCTGCTGCGACACAGTGCTCCTTGTCATGCGGATCGCCCGCGCCCGGCGTTACATGTTTGGGCCCCGCAAGTGGAATGGCCGGGCGCGGGCGGGCGGGTAAAGTCAGGCGGCCATCAGCTGGACGTCGAGCGCGATCTCCGCCGGGTCGGACACGCCGGTCAGCGCGACCACGGAGATGTACTTGTTCTTGGCGGCCAGCCGCTTGTAGCTGCTGACGGCCGCGTCGTGCCCGGGGCCGTAACCGACCACGGCGACGCCGACGACGCAGAACTCGTCGGCCTGCGCCAGCCACTCCTCGAAGTCAGCCTCGTCGTTCAGCTTGCCGTCGGTCCAGATGACCACTTCCATCGTGGGCCGCTTGCGCATCGCGATGCTGCTGAACTCACCCTGGAAGGCCTTCTCCGCCGCGTGGATCGCCGGCATGATGTACGTCCGGCCGCCCCATGGCGCATTGCCCAGGGATTCCTGGACATTGGCCTCGGAGACGTCCTTCAGGTCACGCGTGTCACCGAACTCGGCTTCCTCCTCGTCGTAGTCCTCGAACTCACAGGGCTCGTTGAACGCGTAGCTGCGGACGCCGCCCTTGCCGGTACCCTCCTCGCTCTTCGCCTGCGAGTCGTCACCTGCCAGCTTGCCAGTGGCGAGGGGAATGGCCGTCAGCAGCAGCTGCTGCTTGGTCATCGGGGAATCCGGGGACGCTGCCTCCCCGTTTGAGGCGGAGATGTCGATCAGGAAGACCGGCTCCTTGTCCCGGCCGCCGTTGTCCGGCTTCTCCTCGATGATCTGCTCGCGCGGGGTGCGGCCCGGCAGCCCGGTGACCGGGGCCTCGACGATCTCCCGGACTGCCTGCTCGCTCAGTTCAGAACTTGGCACCTTGTTCTCCTGTCCGCTGGGCGGTGTTGCCCGTGACTGACCTCAACCAGGCGCCTGCGGCAGGTATTCCGCTCCCGTCCGGCCGTAATGTCAGGGGCCGGCGATAGCCTGCCGTCATGACTTCCATTGACAAGGCGATCGCCAACGCGCTGACCGCGGACGCCCAGGCGCACGCCGCGCCGGAACGCCCCGAGGTGGTGATCGTGGTGGTGCCGCCGGACAGCAAGCTGGAAGGGTGGCTGTGCCTTGGTGACCCGCGTAAGAGCGCCCTGGAGGCAGCGGAGGCGGCGCACGGCGAGTGGAAGGACGCGGTCATCGCCGAGCTGCAGCGGATGTACCCCGGTGAAACCGCTCCTACTAAGGGGTACGAGATACCCGGCGGCCCGATGTGGTCATCGCTGAGTGTCAGCTGGCAGAACGGCAAGGAGTACCTGCCGACCGACCTGATCAAGCAGCACATCCCGCAGGTGTGGTCGGCGTTCAAGAAGCAGTCGAGGGGTTTCTGGATTATCCGGCGGAAGGCAAAACGGTGAGCGGCGGCCGGTGGAACTACCAGGAATGGCGCATCCGGGATTTCGGTGAGGACGTCACCAGGTTCATCGGTCAGTTCGCCGGGGCGATCGCGCAGTCCGAGCACATCGTCGACTGGGCGGAGTCCGGGGACACGACGCGGCGGCGCGAGGACGGGTCGGGAGCTGAACGTGACTTGTACGACCTGTGGCTGAAGACCTTCGATGACGTGTACGGCGACTGATCCGGGTGCCTGGCGCAGCGGGTGAGTTCATGTCGGCGGCGCCGCGGTCGACGTCGGGGTCGGACGCGTGGGCAGAAGGCTACGGGAACGAGCTGAAGGGCATCGTCACCCGGTACGCGAGCCAGCAGCCGCGCTCGGTGCAGCGGCACCTGGGGCCCTCCGAGCTCGGGCACGCCTGCGACCGCCAGGTGGTGGCGAAGATGGCGGGCAGCAAGCCGACCAACCACGTAGCCGACCCGTGGGCGTCGATCGTCGGGACCGCCATTCACGCGTACCTGGCGGACGCGTTCGAGTGGGACAACGCGCACAACAGCTACCTGCGCTGGCTGACCGAGGCGCGGGTGACTCCCGACCCGGGGCCGGACGAGCACCCGGGGACGGCCGACCTGTACGACTGCCACCTGCGGGCGCTGGTCGACCACAAGGGGCAGGGTGAGTCAACGCGGGCGAAGCTGAAGGCTAACGGGCCGCCGCGGCATTACTTCGTGCAGCTGCTGCTGTACCGGCGGGGTTACCAGAACCTGGGGCTGCCGGTAGAGCGGATCGCGATCGCCAGCTGGCCGCGGACCAAGTCCACCCTCGACGACCTTTACGTCTGGTCACACGTGCCCACCCCGCAAGACGACCAGTTCATCGAGGACGTGCTCACCCAGACGCAGTTCCGGCAGCAGGTCGCGGGGCTGGTGCACGCCGGGCAGCTGGGCATTATGGACGTGCCCGCGCAGCCGGAGGACACCGAGTGCTTCTTCTGCCTGCTGTACCGGCCGCAGGCTGCCCACGACGGCCTCTACGGCTGCCCCGGCACGCTGCTGAGAAAGGAACAGTAGACGACCGCTCGTAGTTACCAGGCTCATGGGAAGCAAGGGAACTAAGCACTACATTACGGTAACGTGCCCGACGTGCAACGGCAGCGGGACGCGCGGTAACAACGTGTGCCCGCTGTGCAAGGGCGACAAGGTGATCAAGGTCCCGCAGGAGTTAGGTGCACGAAGAGCTGAACGTGAACGCGGCGCGGGCACTGGTCGCGCTGTCCACCCTAGGCGAAGTGCAGCCCGGTGACGTCTTCTACCTGGTTAGCGACCCGTCTGCCGTATGGTTCCGGGACATCCCGGACGGCGGGTACGACGGGTACGCCTTCACGTCGTTTGCCGCTGACAGCTGGCGCACTGCAGGAGAAGTCGGCACCGGCGACCTGAGGCAGCGGGTGGTTATCCTGCACAACACCGGAACACAGAAGAAGGAGCAGTAAAGATGGCGCAACCTGGTTACCGGCACCGCATCCTGGTGATCGACCGCTCCGGCAGCATTGCCGACATCCTCAGCGGCCAGCAGTCAGGCATGCGGGAGTTCTTCGGCAGCGAGGCGGGAGTGCCCGGGAAGGCGACGTACTCCCTGTGGGACTTCGACCACGAGATCCGCTGCCTGCATTCCTTCGCGGCGATGGAGGAGGTGCGCGGTTACCAGATCGAGCCGCGCGGCACTACCGCGATGTACGACGCGATCGGCCTGGCCGTAGCGGCGGAGCGCGCCCGGATCGCCGGCATGGAAAAGGGCGCGCAGCCGGAGGACGTCACCGTCATCGTGTCTAGTGACGGCCTTAACAACGTCTCGGACCAGCTGCACAACGCCACGCGGCTCAACGCGCTGCTCGCGGCCGTGCAGGCGGGCGGCGGCGCCCGGTGGAACCCGTGGCGCGTCCTCTACATGGGCTGCAACCAGGACGCCATTAAGGAGGGCGGCTACATCGGCACCCGTTACGGGATGACGGTGAACACGGTGTCCACTGACGACGGCCAGCGTAACGCCTGGAAGATGTCCGCGGACTACCTCCGGCGCGCTCCTGTCGCGGCAGCCGCGGCCGGGGGCTACGAGGTCACCCCGGAGGAGCGGTCGCTCGGGGAATCCGCCGAAACTAATGACGCGCCAGCCGGGTAGCTGCTAGGTTCACCCCACGGAGCACCTGAACCAACGCCGCCGGGAACCTGCAGAACCCGGCGGCTGGCAGGTCAGGCAAAAGCTCCGGGCAGGAGGCAGATCCCCAGCGTCTTCGCAGGACGCCAGGGCCGTTAGTCCTCCAGGGCCAGGAACAGTAGGGGGTACCGCCCGACCTCAAGGACGGTACCCCCGCCAAGGAACAGTGACAGTACCCAGTTTCAGTGACCTTTTAGTGATCATGGCAAGGGACAGTGACAGTTCAGTGACTTATCCTCAGGCGCCTTACCCGCAGCAGCCGGGGTACCCAGCACCGCAGCCGAATTACGCTCCCGCGACGCAGGGGTACCCCGCTGCCGCACCGCAGTACGCACCTCCTGCGCCTCCGCCCGGCTACCCCGCGCAGCAGGGATACGCGCCGCCACCCCAGCCTGGCTACGCCATGCAGCCGTACGCCCCGCCGCAGCAGGGATACGCGCCGCCACCCGAGCAGCCGACTGCCCCGCCGCCCCCGCGCGGGACGGTCAAGGACTTCTGGGAGCAGCCTGCTACCGGCGGCGGCCCCTCACTCAGCTTCCCGGTGGCCGGCACCGAGTACACCGGCGTCGTCATCCGGGACGTTACCGACGCGGACACTGAGATCCAGACGGACATGCGCACCGGTGAGTTGCGCAAGCACCCGGACGGCCGCTACAAGCGGCACATGAAGATCCCGCTGGCGATCCCGCCGTCCCCGCAGTACCCGGAGGGCATCGGCGTCTGGTACGTCAAGGGCAACGACCAGACCGAGCTGGTGCGCGCCATGACCATGGCCGGCTGTGACGTCGACCCGGATACCAGCAGCCTGTACCCGCCGCGGGCCGGCGACGTCATCCACGTCAAGTTCACCCATGAGCGGGCAGGCCGCGCCGGGTCAGGCATGAACCCGACCAAGATCAAGCAGGTTAGCTACAGCAAGGGCAACGGGCAGCCGCCACAGATGGCATCGCCCATGGTGCAGGGCCAGGTTGTCGGCTCGCAGTACCAGCCGCAGCCTCAGTACCAGCAGCCTATTCAGCCGCAGCCTCAGTTCCAGCAGCCTATTCAGCCGCAGCCTCAGTTCCAGCAGCCGCAGAACGGGTACGCCCAGCAACCTGATCCCGCGCAGGCTTACCAGCAGGCGACCGGGCAGCCGATGCAGCCTTACGCGGGCAACGGCCAGTACGCAGCCAGCCCGCAAGTGCAGATGGCCCAGCCTGCCCCTGCTCAGCAGCCGCAGTACCCGCAGCAGTTCCCTACGCCTGCACCGCCTGCCCCGGGCGCGCCGCCTTCGGGTCCTGTGCCGCCCTCGGCTGCGCCGTCCCCTTCTAACGGGCAGCCGACTGCGCCGGACGGATCAGCATGGCCTGCTGACGTGCCGTTCATCGCTGGCCTGACGCCGGCCCAGGCACAGATGGCCGCGGCCATGCACCTGAACCAGCAGGCACCCCAGCAGTAAAGCCAGCGGGGCCACAGAAGCAACGAGACCCACAGTGCTAGCGCCCCGGTTAGGTATCGAACTGGTAACAGGAGCAGCAGGCAGCATCAGGAGCAATAGACTCGCTGCTTGTTGTCCCTGTTACCGGCCATGTCCCCTATCACAGGAGATCCTTATTCATGTTCCGTAAGCTCATGATCGTAGCCGCGCCAGTCGCGGTGACCGCCCTGATCCTCGGGGGCGCAGCTGCCTCCGCGGACGCGAGCGTCGGCCCGATCCAGTACACGCCCACCGGGGCGGACTCGATCAGCGGCTACTACGCGCACGCACTGAACGACAGCGTTGACTTCACGCACATCACCAGCTACGCCGGCAGTGACGGCAGCCACACGATTGAGCAGCTTCCCGTCACCAGCATTTCCGGCGGCAAGCTAACGGGCGTCATCGGCGGCGCGGCGGGCATCGGGCTGTGCAACCAGGGCACTGGCGCCGCGGCCCAGGTCGGCCTTGTCTACGCGGGCTCCGGCACCGTTGACGTCGTTTACGGGACTGGCAACTTCTCGGCTGGCAACAACGGTGACCTCTGCCAGGGCGGCATCGTCAACCCGAGCGGCCTGAACGGCACCCCGACTACGGTGAAGCCGAACCCCACCGCTGAGACGACCAGCTTCTCGTACACGCCGAGCTCGGACGTACTGGTGGTCACGCCCGGCGATGTTGTCCCGCCGACCGGGACGCCCGTTAACTTCACGCTCCCCGGCACGCTGACCGGCGCTGCCCTCACTGCCGCGCAGAATGCCCTGACGGCCCTTGGGCTCACCCCGGCGGCCGGCGGCGTCTACACCCTGTACGTCGTGCACACCACCGCGACGACGTTTGAGGTGTCCAGCAACAAGGGCGCAGTGCCGCTGACCGTGCCGGCCGCCTCTGCCGGGGTGATGGCCGGAACCGCGTCGGTTACCTGGTCGAAGCCCGGCTTCACGATCGTGCCCGGCGGTAACCTGGACGACTCGTTCGGCGTGCTGGCCACCGGCATCCCGGACAACAACACGGTGTCCCTCGATGTCCTTTACGACGCGGCGCACAGCTACACGTTCAAGGGCAAGGTCCACGCGGCTGGCACCATCACGTTCTCGGCGACCAACCTGGGCGCCCCCGGCGTGACCTACCAGGCGGGCGTGTCCGCTCCCGGCCGGTCGTTCAACGAGGCTGACACCGGGGTCATCGCCGACACCAACTCGATTACCGCGCTGACCGGGACGGCCCCGCTGCCGGACGGCAACGCCAACCTCCTGGAGCGGTTCGCGCACGTCACCCTGGCGGGCAACCCGGTGGGCGGCGGCGCGGCGGTTGAGGGGTCGCTGCAGGACAACGCCAACTGGACGGCGTTCCCGGTGGCCTCCGCTAACGGCGGCGTGCTCTACCTCGCGCCGTCGGTGTTCCTCAACGACCACTTCTCCGAGCTGGTCGGGGCGCCGGTCGCCAACGCAGGGTAGCAGTCGCCCCGGAAACACAGCGGAATAGAGCGACCGTGTCAGGAGTTGCACCTGGCACGGTCGCTTTTTTGTGGCCACATAACAACGGAGACCTGCGTGAATGATGCAGAAGCGCTAACCTACCGGCGCTGGGCGCGAGATACCTGCGTCCGCAATATCAGTACCCAGCCAATGGAAGCACTAGACACCACACGCGATATCCCGCGCATCGTCGCACTGGTGCCCGCGCACAACGAGCAAAAGTCACTAGCCGGAACTCTCGCGTGCCTGCAACGGCAGAGCATCCGGCCTGACCGCGTGATCGTCATATGCGACAACTGCACGGATAATACCGAGGCGGTCGCTGCCAGCCAGGGTGCGGACGTCTACCTGACCCGTGAGAACACGTTCATGAAGGCGGGGGCACTCAATCAGGCGCTTGAATGGCTGGCGCCTTTCGCTGACGACCGGGATGTTGTCGTCATAATCGATGCCGACACTTACGTTACGGAGAACTTCACCACCGAAGCGGTCGCCAGGTTCACAGCTGACCGGCGCTTCGGCGGCCTCTCCGGTGTCTACGACGGGAAGCGGGGCAGCGGGTTCGTCGGCTGGTGTCAGCGGAACGAGTTCGCGCGCTGGGGGTTTGACGCGCGGCAGCAGAACGGTAAGGCAATCTGCCTGTCAGGAGCTGCTTCTGCGTTCACGGTGGGCGCGCTCCGGGCGGTTAAGGCCGCGCGTGTTTCCGGGGAGCTAGGCGGCGGGAGCAGTTTCTACGCCACTGACAACTTCACCGAGGACTTCGAGCTCACCCAGGCACTGCTGCACTGCGGTTACCACATCCAGAACATGATGAACGTGACTATCACCACGGCTATCAAGCCGACCTGGGGCACGCTGCACATTCAGCGCCTGCGGTGGAACCGTGGCATCACCGAGACGCTCCTGGCGTACGGGCTAACTAGGCATACCCGCCTGATGTGGACGAAATGGTGCATTTACGTCGCCTCGGTCGTCTCCATTCCGCTGTCGTTCTTCCTGATCAGCTACCGGCTTTCCTCCGGCGAGGGCTGGCACATGAACGACTGGATGGTGCTGTGGCTAGGTGTCACCGGCGTTATCTCGCTTTACAAGTCGGTAACCGTCATCCGTACCAGGGGTGCTGCCTCAGCTCTCGTAGCAGCCGTACTGCTACCCGAGATCCTCTATGACAGCTTCCTGCACCTTACGTTCCTGCGCTCACTTGCTCAGGTAATCCAGGGCGCTAATAAGTCCTGGCGATAGCAGCCAAAAACACCGAGAGAGAAGAGCAGTAAATGCATGTCATGATCGACATCATCGGGGTCATCGTCGTGACAACGGCGGTGAGCACCTCGCTCATGGCCTTGTGGAGCCTAGCTCCCCGGCTGAGCCGTATCCTGCGGGCGGCGCAATGACACTGCGCAGCGTCATCGCGATCGCGGTTGGGGCCGTCTTCGTCATAGCCGGGGGCGGCGCTTACGCCGGGGAAGCTACCCGGACTGCCGCCAGCACAGCAGCGCCTTCCCTGCACAACTTGACGGTCGCAGTACCCGCCGCCGCCCCGCTCAGCGAGGCCCGCGTAACCGGAAATGTTGTCTTCACCTTCGACGACGGCCCGGACGCCTACACCCAGGCCCTGCTCACCGAGCTGCAGCGGCTGCACGTGCCGGCCGTGTTCTTCGTCTTCGGGTGGAAGGCCGAAGCGTACCCGGCCCTGATCCGCGAGGAGCTGGCCGACGGCGACCTGATCGAGAACCACACGTGGGATCACCTCAGCTTCACCGGTGCCTCAACGGATACGCCGCCGCTTGCGCCAGCGAAAATACGCGCGGAGCTTTCCGTGACACAGCAGGCCCTGACCAGCCTGGGCGTGCCCGCGCCCCAGTACTACCGGCCGCCGTTCGGGGACGTGACACCGCAGGATAACGCCATCGCGGTCTCACTCGGTCTGAAGATAATCCAGCCGTTCGCCGTCACCAGCAACGGCAACGTTACCGACAGCCGGGACTGGACCGGGATCAGCGCCGCGCAGATCGTCAAGGACGTGACGCACGGCTACACCATCACCCAGAACGGGAAAACAGCCTACCGGGCCGGGATCAGCGCGGGCTCGGTCATCGGGTTCCACGACTCCTCCGTCGGTGACTGCGTAACTACCGACCCAACGTGCGCTGACGTTAAGCAGACAATCCTGTCCCTGCCCGGGATCGTCGCCTGGATGAACGCGCACCACCTCGGGGCAACTGTCCGACTGGCCGGTGCTATGACTGGGGGGATGAACCTCGCTGTCCCCGCTTCGTAGTTCCTTGTCGCGCCGTCAGGTGATCACGGTCGCACTGGCGGCGCTACTCAGTTACAAAGCAGAGGAGTACCTTATGCCGCACCATCCTGTTCACCCGCAACCGGTCGTTACCCCGGTGCCGCTGCCGTCGTCGGGTAAGTTCGCGTTTAACGATGACTTCGACGGGGCAGCCGGGACACCCCCGAACCAGGCTAACTGGGCCTATGACGTAGGGCCCGGGTCAGTGGTCGGCGGCAACAACGAAACGGAAACGTACACGGACTCAACGCAGAACGCGTACCAGGACGGGGAGTCGCACCTTGTCATCGCCGTTACCGCCGCGGCAGCCGGCGGCACCAACAGCGCCCGGATCAAGACGATGGGCAAATTCACCCAGCAGTACGGGTCCTGGCAGGCATCGATCGCCGTTGACAACACGCCGGGCTGCTGGCCGGCATTCTGGTTTCTTGGCGCCCGCGGAGACTGGCCCGCATGCGGTGAGGCCGACGTCATGGAGAACTACGGGTCGGGCTTCACGGAAGGAACCGTCTGGAACACGCGTGCCTCCAAGAGCACGGTCGGACGCGCACTGACAGCCGTGGACCAGGACTTCCACACCTACCAGATGGACTCCTCGCCCAGTGGGATCAATTACTTCGTGGACGGGGTAGCCTACGTTCAGGCCACGCCAGACGCAGTCAGCCCGTGGCCGTTCAGCGACAACGGCGGCGTGTACGCTATCCTCAACATCGCGGTCAACGGAACGGGGACTGGTGGCATAAAGCCCGCGGCCTCCGCCCTTCCGGTTCTCATGAAGGTTGACTTCGTGCGCGCCTGGAGCTGACCGTATTTTCAGGTTAGCGAGGCCAAATTGGTGACGAGACCCATCGACCACACGCTCTGCTAACCGGAGCCCCGGGCTGCATACGGGATGTTGCCGCCTGCCAAGTAGGTTCCAGCGGTACCCCGGCTGTGTGCAGCGGTGAAAGTCCGTGCCAGCCCGGAATACGACGGCCGCTCCTGTAGCTGATACAGGGGCGGCCGTCGGCGTCTGCCCGGGAGGCAGCATGGACATCGAGAACTTCGCGTGGATGGCGCTGTACCAGCCGGACCAGATCGGCTACGCGGAAACAACAGGCATACCGGAGGCCAGCATGCGCAGGCGCGCAACGGTCAGCCCGGCCGAGCAGGATGCGTTCGGCTCGTGGGGGCGCCGCTTCATGTGCTATATCCAGCGGGCGGGGACAAGAAGCTCAATCAAGAATGGCGCGATAAGGCGGGAACGCCGTGAGGCTAAGGCCCGCATCCGCCGCGGTGAGGACAATTAGGAGGAAAGCATGAGTGACAACCTGCCCCCGCACGTCAGGTCAGGTAACAAGGGGCAGTCCTATGAGGAGCGGTTCCCGCGCTACGCCGCTAACGCCGACCGGGAGACCGCGCTGCTAGACCTGGCGGCCGGTAGCTGGAAGCGGTCAGCGGACTTTTACAAGAAGGCGGCGCGCAATTCCCTGCTGCACCATGACGAGGCCGCCGCGGGTTTTTACGAGGAGATGGCCGAGGCAGCCCTGGATGCCACCGCGGCCCTCCGCGACGCGATGCGGGCTGCACAGCGGGTAGCCGAGCACTACCGGTCAGCTATGCGTCCAGGGGCGCCAGGCGAACACGACCTCGGCGGTGAGGCAGGCGAGGCCCGCGTAGGCGAGCGGCGCCGCGTGCGGGTTGCCGTTCCACCCGATGACCGCCGCGACGATGAACAGGATGAAGGCGAAGATGCCGAACATGCCCGCTTACCTACCCGGAAAGGAGCGCCGGATGCCGGAAATCATCGACCAGCAGTGGTTGCGCACCCTGGACGAGGCCGTTGCCCTGGAGAACTCGCTGTCCGGGGCCGCCAAGTACCAGAACCTGGTGATCGGGCACAAGCCGTTCGGCGGCGGTTACCTGGTGACCGTGGAGACGCAGGAGTGAGCAAGGCTGCCAGGCTGCGTAAGTGCCGCTGCGGGGACGGCTGCCCGCTGTCGGCGGCGTGCGAGGACGAAGCCACGCAGGAGGACCTGCTGTGCGACTACTGCCGGGCCGCCCGGGACGGGACCGGGGCCGAGGAAGGGCCGCTGCACTGCCATGAGTGCCGCAATGACGGAGAGGAAGCAGAAGAGATGTCCCCTGATGAACTGTCCGCGTTCACCCGGATACTGCGCCGGGCACTGAGAGGGCCGTCCCGGTGAAGTACCGCAAGCTGAGCATCAAGGCGGTCATCGCCGTCGAGGACGACGCCGATGACGGCGAGGCGCAGGGACGCGCCTACCTTGAGGTGATGCTGCTGCTGAAGACGATGGCGACCCGCTCGTTCCTGCGCCGCGACCCGGCAGACCAGCTGATCGGGATGGACTTCCCGGTGGTCTGGTTCGACAGCCGCAGCGAGGACACCCAGTGGCCGCCTGCGCCTGTTAAAGCACGCCAGGCAGCGACCGCCCCGTCGTTCGGCCGGTTCCTCAGCTGGCTGGAGGGGCGCGGCTACAGTGACCGCGACTGGAAGTACATCGGGCGCGAGCATGACCTGAGCGGCTTCCCGCCGGGAACGGAGCTGCACGTCATCGACGGGTTCCCGCACAGCCTCGAATTCAGCCGGGAAAGCCTCACGGAACTCACCGTTACCTGGGAGCTGCCGTGAGCCGGCCGTCACGCGCTACTTACGCGGAAGGACTGCTGTAATGGCTTTCGGTGTTCCCCCCTGCACCTGCACGCCCGGTGAGATTATCAACGGGCACCAGACGTGGCTGATCGCCCGGGACTGCCCCGAGCACGCGGACGCGGCGTGAGCGCGCCGTCCCACCCGTGCTGTGATCACTGCGACCACCCGGACGCGGACTCGGAGGGAGCGTGGCTGCAAGTGCACGACGAGCCCTGCCCGCACGGGTGCAATGACCCGGAGGAACCGTGACGAGCGTATTCAACGACGTCTACCTGGTGGTCGCCTCGTTCGCGCTTCTGCTGCTCGTTACCGGGCTGCTGTGGCCGGACCGCTTCCCGAAGTACAGCCGGGTGAGCAGCGGAGACCTCGGGCCGCTGCTGATCATGACCGTCCTGTCGCTGCTACCCGGCTTTACCTGGCCCTGCCGCGAGCTGCTCCTGGGCACTACCCTCGCCCACGGCGTGGTCTTCATCCGGCAGCGGCGGCACCGGTGACCCCCGTGCAGGCGCTCGCCGGCTGCCTCTTGCTGTTCGCGGCGTACTGCACGGTGATGATCTGCCTTGCGGTCGCCGGGGTGCACGCCCCGTGGTGGGCGCAGTGACCGGGAACGAGACGACCCAGGCGGTCATCCCGCCGGAGGCACTCGGCCCGGGTGCGGAGGGCAACCTGCCCGCGTACATCATCGGGTTCAGGTAAGCGCTGAGGAGCTTAAGTGAGTGCAGTATTTGGCGAGCTGGACGAGGCCGGGCAGCACATCCTGGTCACCTGTACCGGGGACGCGCACGACGTAAACGCGTTCGTCGCGGTGCTGCGCGCCATCACCCCGAACGTGACGCCCACGGACAACCCGAACGTGATGGCGGTGCCGCTGTCCTGGGCGGCCGTCGTCCAGCTGGCGCACGGCTTCCCCGGTGAGCCGCAGTGGGACGGCCGCCCGGGGCTCACCTGGGTACCGGGGGAGCAACTCGGCAAGTGGCTGATCGCCGAGATCATCCGGCGCTCCTGCGAGGGCGACTGGGCCGGGGAGTGGCCGGCCCTGGAGCCGATGAAGCACCAGCGCAGCGGGGCGATCGCCGTCGGGATGAACGGCCGGTTCCTGTTCGCCGACGATATGGGCACCGGCAAGACGATAACGTACTTCATGAGCCTGGCCGCACTGGAGGGCCGCAACCGGAACCCGTGGCCGGCGCTGCTCGTCACCCCGGCGAGCGTCGTCGACACCATCCTGGAGGAACTCCCGCGGTTCTACCCGGGCTGGGAGGCGGTCGCCTACCGGGGTACCCACCGCCAGCGGTTCCTGCGCTCCAACGCGCGCCTGCTGGTCATGGGGTACGAGACGATGCGCACCGACACCGGGGACAGCAAGAAGCCGGGGCCGCTGATGAAGTTCCGCGCGGGCACCGTCATCTACGATGAAGCGCACTTCCTGTGCAACTTCGACTCACTGCAGTCCCGTGAGGCGCGGAAGCTGGCGGCGAAGGTCCCTAACGTGATCGCCGGGTCCGGCACCCCGATCACTAGCAGCGTGGTCGGCTTCTGGCCGCTGCTCAGCGCGATGTACCCGGGCAGCTACCCGTCCCGGCAGCGGTGGAAGGACCTGTACACCATCGGCCGCCGGGCACAGTACGGCAACGGCGACGCGGAGGTAAGCGGGCTGGACCCGCTGCGGGAAAAGCAGTTCCGCGCCGAGATGCAGGGCGTGTTCCGCCGGGTGGCGGCCGACGACGTGCTCGACCTGCCGCCCAAGTCCTACCAGGCGCGGTACGTGGAGATCCCGGCCGCCTGGCGGGCCGCCTACAACCAGATGGAAGCGGACATGCTGGCGGAGCTGCCCGACCAGATGACCCCGCTGGAGGCGAACGTCGCCGTCGTCAAGATGATGCGGCTGCGGCAGCTGGCCTGCTCGGCGTGCGACGTGGAGGTCACCCGGGGCATCGAGGGCAACCCGCGGTCCCCCAAGTTCGGCCAGGAGGTGGCGCACACCAGGGTCACCCTGAAGGAGCCCTGCTGGAAAGGCGCGGCGCTGGTATCGCTGCTCGACGAGATCCACCAGGCCGACGGGGAGCTGGACGACCGGGGCGTTCGTCACGGGCACCGGGTCGGGTCACGGCCGGTCCTCGCGTTCGCCGAGCACGCGCAGCTGACCAGGCTGGCCGGGGCGATGGCGGAGAAGAAGGGGTACGTCACCGGGTACATCGACGGGGACGTCAGCCAGAAGGACCGCACCAGCACCCGGCTGGCGCTGCAGGCCGGCGAGCTCGACCTGGTTTGCGTGACCACCGGGGCGGGCGGCGTCGGGCTGAACCTGACGGCGGCGGCCGACGTCGCGTTCCTCGCCAACCCGTGGGGGTTCGTCCCCCGGACCCAGTCGGAGCGGCGGTCGTGGCGGCGCGGGCAGGACAAGCCGGTGCGGGTTTACGATTTCGTCGCCAAGGACAGCGTGGAGTCGCGGATCGCCGCGCGGCTGAAGCAGAAGGCAGGCAACCTCGCTGACCTTGTCATGGACCGCCGGATAGTAGAAGAGTTCCTCGGCGGGTAAGACCCAGGGGGATGGGGGGCCAATCAGGTAACGGGGCCCGTATGCCGCACGCCCGGTCCCCGGGGCGCCGTCAGCGTGCCCGTAAAATCAGAGCCAGCAGCCCGCGACTAAGGAGGACGGATGAGCAGCCGGGAACCCGATGACGATGCGCGCGTGCCCTGGGATGACCTGCGCGTCCTTACCCTGGACGCACTGCACCGGTACGTGGCGGTCCTCGGCCTCAAGCCCGGTGACGTCCTTTACCCGGCGATCCTTGACCGGCTGGAGCGCGAGGACGAGCTGGCGCGAGATGCTGATGACGAGTAAGCGGCGCCGCAACAAGCACCGCACGCACACCTACCACAAGCCGCCCGCGCAGAACAACCGCAAGGTCCGCGGGCACCACCACTGCGCGCGGTGCGGCAAGTGGTGCTACGTCAGCCGGGCCGAGGCGGAGGCCGCCGTGCGCACCCTGCACCCGGGCGCCACCGTGCACTTCTACAAGTGCGGGGACTGGTGGCACTTCACCAGCATGACCGCCGAGCAGGTGGAGGGCATCCGGCAGCGCCAGGCGCAGGCCGCGGAAGACGAGGATGACTGGCCGGAACAAATGCCCGCGTGAGACGGTTGCACCAGGCACGTCCCGGCCAACAAAAAAACGAGGCCCACAGCGGGAACGCCGGGGCACCCGCCTACCCAAAGGAGAGCACCGTGAGTAACGACGAGAGAAGCTTCGCTAACGGCGGCGGCGCGATGACCGGCAACACCGGCGCTATCGTATCCCTGCACCTGCGCCGCCTCTGGGAGTACGAGCAGGTACACGCGGCACAGCACAGCTTCTGGACCGTGCAGGCGTGAGCGGCCACAGCTGCTCTTACACCGTGGAGATCGAGAGCTGGGAAGACAACGTGACCGGGGTCAAGTGGGTCCGGCTGCAGTGCTCGCATCCCGGTTGCGTTAATCAGACGGTCGACCGGGCGTGAGTAACCGCGGGCCTTTCCACCGGGCTTTTAACTGCGGGGTCGCCGCCGCGATGGCGGGCGTTATCGGCTTCTTGCTCGCCGACCCGCAGTCCTACGCGGCCACGCAGTACATGGGGACAGCCATTCCCGTCGGTGGGCTCGCCCTGATAGCCGCGGACATCGTCAGCAAGCAGCTTGCGGCCCGGCGCGGACGGATCGAGGGGGAAAAGCAGCAGCAGGAGACTGAGCGCAGGCGCCAGGAACTGGGCCTCGGATGGCGTATCCCGCCGCAGAAGCAACTGATGGCGCTGTCTGAGAAGTACGGGCTGCCCGTCGTCACGCTCCTGCAGAAAAGCGAGCCGCTGCCTGACTTCGTGATGGCGCTGCCGCCGGAGGAGAAGGCAGAGCAGGAGTACGTGCCTGACGGCCAGTCGGAGCTAAGCGAGAACCTGTTCGACTCCCTGTTCACGCAGCACTGGGACCGGGACCGCGGGACCGCCGGGTACCACTGGGAGATGAATGCCGAGTGGGCGGCCGAGGTGAAGAAGCTGAAGGACAAGGACGGCAGGCCGCTGTGGACGCAACGGCAGCGGATCATGCCGCCCGGCTACCCGAGTGATTACCTGTTCGGCTGCCCGGTCCGTACCGGGAATGAGTTCGGGGCGCCTAACCTGGTGGCAACGTGACCAGGCACCAGCGGGGGATCACTGACGATGACGAGTACGACGCCTTTATCACGCAGCTGCCGTCTGCGGAGGAACGCGTCATGCTAGCCCTGCGGGAAAGCCGGTACGTGACAGGCTTCTTCCCGCCGTACTCCTCAGGTGCTACAGGCATGATCACGGACCTGCTAGCGGAACTGAAAGAAGAGTGGACCTCGAAAACATCATGATGATCGTGGGCATCGCCGCGGTCTCGGTGGCACTGGTCATGCTCAGCCTGATGCTCGCCGGGATCTGGGACGCCGGCCCGATGGCCGGGTGGTGGCTCAGTTAACGGGTTCTACCATTAGTTATGCCTTTGACGCATCATCCGGTGCGGTTGTTCCGGTTGTCGTGCGGCTGCCTGCGCGAGTACCCGATGATGTCAGCGACCGTGCAGCACCTAGTGCTCTGCATCACCTGCCGCCAGGCAGTCATGACGGTACTCGCCTACCCCGAGCGCCGGTGCGGGGCCCGCGGGCACGCTGACGCCCGGTTCCCGCTGTCCTGCACGCTACCGCGCGCCGAGTGTAACGGGCGCTGGCACTTCGACGACTGCGCCAGCACCTGGTTCGCTACCGTAACCCCGAAACTAGCAGCCGTACGCGAGGGAAGGACAGGACGGGCATGAGCACGACCAGGCTTTGCGGTGCCCCCAGCACCACCCGGCCGGGCTGGTCCCTTAACTTCGCGCAGTGCCTGTGGGAGCTGCACGACGAGCGCGGCACAACGGTAACCCGGGTGACCGCCGAGCTGCTGGCACTGGGCCCGGCCGTGGAAGAGCTCCTGGAAGCCCGGTTCGGCGTGCCGTTCCCGAAGGAGGGCCGGTGACCCGCAAGCTCCGCATGCTGGCGGCCTGCGAGTGCTCCGGCCTGGTCCGCGACGCGTTCGCCGCAAGAGACTGGGAGGCGTGGTCGGCGGACATCCTGCCGAGTGAGACCCCGGCCCGGTACACGCGGCTGGACGACGACTGCTACGTCCGCGACCAGAGCATCGACGTGCTGTCCTGCCACTACCAGGGCGACGTCCGCGACCTGTTCAGCCCGTGGCACCCGATGAACGAGGAGCGGCGCAAGCGCACGCAGGAGCTGTGGCCGCTGTGGGACCTGGTGATCGCGTTCCCGCCGTGCACGCACCTGTCGCTGGCCGGGGCGGTGTGGTGGAAGGTGAAGCGGGAGCCGCAGCTCGACCAGGACAGCGGCCAGTACACGCTGCCGTCGGTGCAGGACGAGGCCGCCGCGTTCTTCATGGAGATGGTTCGCGCCCCGGCGGCGCACGTCGCGGTGGAGAACCCGCGCGGCGACATGACCCGCCGTTACCGCCCGCCTGACCAGTACGTGCAGCCGTGGATGTTCGGCGACCCGCTGATCAAGGCAACCGCCCTGTGGCTGGAGAACCTGCCGCCGCTGTACCAGACGTCCGCGCGGGAGGACTTCCCCGGACTGGGCCGGGTGGCGACCGGCGGGGGCAGCTGGCGGACCGACAAGGCAGCCGGGAAGAAGGCGATGAACACGCACGAGGACGGCAAGGGCCGTGAGCACCGGCAGCGGGAACGCAACCGCACCCTGCCCGGCCTCGCCCGCGCGATGGCACAGCAGTGGGGCGCCTTCATCGAGGAGCAGCATGGCAACTAAGGAGATCGAGCTGCGGGTGACCGTCGTCGTCAGTGAGGAAACGGACCTGCAGATCGTGCCGACGAGGGTGTGGCTCGCGCTGGACGACGCCTTTACCTTCGGCGTTAAGACCGTGGAGCTGGCCGATGCCGAGTGAGATCACGGTGAAAACAGCATTCGGCGAGTACACGTTCCGTGAGTGCATCGCGTGCCGCCTCTGGAATCACTGGCACGATACCCTAGACGGTTCCTGCGAGGACCCGCGGTGCGAGTGCCCGTACCGGCCCGGAGAGGTGAGGTTCACGTGATCGACAGCTGCGTCGGGTGCGACCCGGGCCCGGCCACCGGCCTGTGCTTCCTCGACTACCAGGACGGCAGGCTTGTCGGGCGCACCCTCCTCCAGGCGGAGGGCAGTACCGCGGTCATCGTGCTGCGCGGGCTGCTGCAGGCGTACTACAGCGATGGCGCCAGGCACTACAGGCGCGTCGGGTCGGTGGAGAAGTTCCTTACCGGAGCAGGCGCCGGGTCACGCGGGAAGAACGCTGACGTCACCCGGCAGCTGGTCTACGAGCTGGCCGAGGTACTGCAGCTGTTCGGCTACCAGGTAGCCATCCGGCCGGCCGCCGACGTCAAGCCGTGGGCGAGCAGCAAGCGCCTGGTGGCCGCGGGCATCGTCAGCTCGGAGAAAGGCATGCACGGCGACATGAACCACAGCTACGACGCGGCCCGGCACTGCCTGTACGGGGCGCACGAGGCCGGCGTCATCCGGGACCCGCTGATCCGGGGCGCCCGTGCCGAAGCATGAGGAACAGCGGCAGTGCAACGTGACCTGGGGGAGCTGCGACAAGCGCAGCCTGAGCGTGCCCGGGAAGAAGTCACTGCCGCACATCTGCAGCCTGTGGGGCGGGCACCGGGTACATATCTGCGACTACTGCCTGGTGCTGCAGCGGTAACAAGGGAAGAGGAACACGTGAGCGAGGAACAGTGCGCGCTGTGCGGCGGCTCCGGTCAGCGGGACTGCCCGTTCTGCAATAACTGCCCGTCCTGCAGTACAGCCTGCCGGGCGTGCAACTACACCGGCAAGGTATCGTGCCCGGACTGCAAGGGCCGGGGCTCCCGGTAACAAGGAGGACTAGAAGCTCATGACGGAAACCCCGTTCGGGCACCAGTGGGGGGCGTGGTCGGAGTGGGCGTACGCCTGCGGTGACCAGGACACCCGCCATCGCGCCTGCACCCGCTGCCCCGCGGTCGACCCCGGCTACCGGCGGCACGCGCACCAGTGGAAGGAGCACCCCGACGTCTTCGCCCCGGTCGGTACCGGCGCCACCATCAGCGTGTGCAGCGCCTGCCGTACGGTGAAAGGCAGCTGATGGCCTTTCAGGTCCTCGTGAAAACTACCCCGGGGATGCTCGGCTCCTACTCCTACGACGTGGTCAGCCGGGAGGTCGCCGAGGTTTTCGTGCGCCGCTCCGACGTCTGGTGGTACGCGTTCCCCGTGGAAGACGAGACACTAGACGGCAGCAGCTGGAAGAAAGGCGGCGCGTGGGCTCAGCCGCCCGAGGCCGGCAACGACGTCGCCGCGGCGGTCCCGCTGGAAGCGTACGGGAACCGGGTTAGTGACGGGCTCGACCGTGAACGTCCCGCTGTACCGCGGGGGAGCCAGGTCGTAACAGAGGAAAACGAGGACGACGAGGATGACGGCCGATGGGGCTAGCTGGTGCGCCCGCTGCCAGCACATGATCCGGGTGGCCGACGGCATCTGGGTGCACGTCAGCAGCGACGACTGGGCGGCCGGGGACTGCTACTGCACCTCGCAGCTGGCCCGCTGCGTGCCCGCGGTCAAGTTCCGCCGGGCTCGTATACTCCGGGAATGAGCTTCACGTTCGCGTTCGACGTCACCGCCCCGTTCTTCAGCCAGGTCCCGCAGGGCTACCAGCTGGCCGGGTACGACACCGGCGACGGCGTCGCCTGGACCCCGGCGATGTGGGCCGCGCACCCTGGCGCCGTGCACATCGACCAGGACCCGGGCGCGGTCGTTACCACCGCGGACGTGCTCGACTGCGAGAACGGGGCGGTACCGGTCGGGTCACCGAGGATCGCCGCCTGGGCGCGGGACGCGCAGGTGTCGTACGCGGAAGCCCGGCGCCCCGGCCAGCGCAGCCCGCTGCTGTACTGCTCGGCCTCCAACGTCACCGCCAACGTGAACGCGCTGGTCGCCGGCGGGGTGAGCTCCGGGACGGGCCTGTGGGTGGCGGACTGGAGCCTGTCGTCGGCGCAGGCGGTAGCCGAGCTCGCCGCCGCGGCCGGGCCGTTCCCCGTGCAGGGCATCCAGTTCAGTGACGACGGTGACTTTGACGCCGACATCTTCTCCACCGCCTGGCTGGATGACGTCTCCGGGGACGGCTGGGTATTCGGGCCGGTCCGCAACGCCGCCTTCTGGCCGGGGATCACCACGTTCGGGGTGAGCGGCAACTCACCGGGCACCCCGCAGGCCCTCGGCGTCGGGGACTACGAGGTCGCGGTGTTCCCCGGGTCGTCATTCGGGTCGGGGCCGCAGGTGCCCGGCTACCCGGTTTACCTGCCGAAAGGCCCGGAGTCCGCGTTCAGCTACACGGGGCACGACATCGGCCAGCACGCGCGGGTCACTATCGGGGTCCGGGCGATCGCCACCGACGGCGGCCATGCCTCCCCGTGGGTGACCGGCACCATCACGACGGGCACCTGATGCGCGCGGCGCTGCGCAGGCTTGACCCCGGCCTGGTGCTGATCGGGGTGTTCCTCGGCTTCGCGGCCCTCACCCTGGTCATCCTGCTGTAGTACTAAGCGGGCAGGTCGGGGCGCTTGCGGCGGTACCCCTGCCTGCCGGTGACCGGCGGCTTGCGCGGCCAGCGGGAACGCTGCGCAGTGACCTGGGCCTCGGCCTCAGCTCGCTTCTCCTCGATGACGGCGCGCTCGGCCGCGGTGACCTCATGGAAGTCCGGGCACTCCGTAGCGCCGATCCAGGAGCGCAGCACCTTCCCGCAGCCGGCGCAGACCTCCTGGTGGTCGCAGTACCAGGCCAGCTTGCCGTTGCTGCGCCAGCCAGCCGACCACTGGCACCGGCCGGGACGCGGCCCGGGGTAGACGCGCATCCGGAGCTGAGGCTGGTGCGGTCCTTTCCAGTGGGCGGCCTTGCACAGGTCCCGGTCTTTCTTACCGGGCGCCTTCGCCGCGGGCTCGGTCACCGCGCGGGCCACCTCGTCACGCCGGGAGCCGGGGGTCCCCCGTTCCCAGGCGGAGCGGGCGTGCCGCTCGAAGCGCTTCGGCATGTTAACCCCGCTTCAGGTTCCGGGTGTGAACCCGGTGATCTTAAACATGACTTCCGGTATCCCGCAGTGCACGCTAGCCGGCTGCGTGAGCGCAAGATCGGCGTAAACGGCGGAGCAGCCGCTGCGGCAGCCGTCACACAGCAGGTCCTCCTGCGTTATCGCCAGCGTGCACCGCACCGCCCCCCACCTCGGGCACCGGCACGTGCGATCGGGAATGCTCACCTGGCTCCTCCTGCCGGACGATGTGCGCGATCAGTTCCTTGCTGCAGCCGATCTCCCTCGCCAGCGCGCCCAGCGTCCAGGTGACCGGGTCAGCCGCGCGCAGCCTCCGGACAATATGGTCGCGGGTCGCCCGGCGCCGTCGGGCCTCACTGTCACTGGAGGCAGCCGACGCGTGGCAGGTACGCGCCTGGGCGAGGAGAATACGATCGGTTTCAGTCACCTGTCCTTGTTACCCTGCTTTACCGCTGGTTACCAGCACTGCTTAGTCGTGCCACCCGTTGCCGCAGTTACCGCAGACGTGGCCGCTGTGCGCGCCGGACCCCTGGCAGGTACCACCGCACTTGCTGCACGTCGCCGTGCAACCTGAATTCGCCATGACCTGCTCCCTCCCGGAAATTGGTGGGCCCCCGCCCATGCCCAGGACGGGGGCCCGATGACATCGGGGGACTTGAACCCCCAACTTCAGTCTCCTAATGACTGCGCGCTACCAATTGCGCCAGGTGTCTGTTTGGTGCCCTCAGTGTCGTTAAGGAACGGCAGGTCTTGCGACGGGTAACGCTCTGCCGGCTGAGCTAGGGGACCATGCGGAGGTCCCCCGGGGGGTCGAACCCCGGACCTTTACCCTGGTACTACCGTCCTCGCGGGGAGGACCTAACGGCTAACGGCGCGAAGGACAAGGAGCGAACGGCTAAGCAGTCCGGCTCACGGCTAACGGCTAAGTGCTAGGTCCTTACGTGTAACAGCTTACACGGTCACCTGGTAAATGCAACCTGTACGGCGGGCAAGGCGTCGCCAGTTTGGGTTTCGCCGTCGTCATGGCCTCACGCGCCGCACAAGCCGTTCCGCAGGCAGGGAGTAAGGCGTGTGGTTATTGGGTCTCGTCAGGTAGGTAGCCTCACGCCCCGCCTTGCTACGGCCGCAGCAGCCAGGAGAAGATCTCCGCGCCCTCGTTCCGCTCGGTCACCGTCGCCGAGTTGGCTTCCTCCCGGGCCATCTTCACCGCGGTGCGCAGTGCCGACAGCCGGTCGAGCAGCTCCGCCTTCCGCTTCGCCTCCAGGGCGCCGGAGAAGCTCACCGTCGTGTTGTACTCGACGATCTCGTCGCGGGTCATCACGTCGACCTGCTCCTGGATCGTCGGGGTGCCGTTGCCGCGGTGCCAGTTGAACATGACCTTGTCCTTCAGGTCACCTTCCTGCGGGCGCACCGAGCGCCACTGGCCGGGCTCGGTGTTCTCATTCGTCCAGTCCTGCACCCCGTTCAGCACCGGGAGCGCCTGCACGATGGCGTGCAGCTTGGTGAGCTCGCCTTCCAGGTACACCAGGTGCCGGACCGGGACGTCGTGCATGACGGTGTGCGGCCCGACCACGACGTCCGCCTTCGCCGCGCCCTGGGCGGTGTCCAGGGTCAGCGCGGTGTCCCACTTGGCAGTCAGCAGCGTCTTCACGTCATCGAGGACCTGAACCGCGGTGTAGGCGACCTTCTTCTTCACGTCGGGGGTCACCCGGCGGCGCTGGTGGTTCGGGTCGACGGAGTCACTCGCCGCGACCGACTCCTTCTCCATCCCGCTGAACAGCTCCGGCTTGGCGACCACCTGGGACACCCGGGCGAGCGCCGTGTCGGTCTCGGTGTTAACCCCGCTGATGATCGCAAGCAGCTGGTGAATCCGGACGGGCATCCTTGCTCTCCTTTATACGTTTACGTTTACACGAGACCGGGCGTTACTACCTTGGGCCTCGTGTCTCGGGTGGCCCGGCGTCGTACGTTTGGGTTACGTCTTGCTGGCCGGGGCGTTACTACCTTGGGCCTCGTGTCTGCGTTGGCCCCGGCGTTTGTGCTGTGGGCCTCGTCATGATGCTGGCCGGGACGCCACGGCCCCGGGAGGCACTACACCATGCCTCCCGGGGCCTTTCCCTCCTCCGGCGCGCGTACCGGCCGTCCCGGCAGGGTGCCTTCAGCGTGCCGGAGCTTTATGCCGCGCCGGGTCAGGCAGCCTGCGCGGGGAACGGGGCGGTGCTGGTGAGCCGCTGGTAAAGGCCGTGGAGGGCCTCCGTCGCGGTGACCTCGGGGGCCTGCGCCAGGCACGCGCCCTGGCTGTTCGACCAGTTCATGCTTTCCTCCTGATAAGTCGGCCCGCGGTACCCGTCCCGGGATTAGCCCCCGTTATGAGCAGGGCCGCTGACTGGCCCGGGAACGGGTTCGCTGCGGGGGCTGCACCGCGGTACTGGCGGCGTCCCTCCGCCGTCGTACAGCATCTTACACGCTCTCGCCGGGCCGTGTCAGCGACTTAACCGAAGGCGCAGGCGATTTTGGTCTCGTGTCATCGTTGGCCTCCGTCTCGTCGCCGAGCACGCTGATTACCGCGTCCAGCACGTCGTCGGGCCGCTTCTCCGCGACCTTCAGCAGCACTGCCAGCAGCACCTCGCCGTCCGCGTCCAGCGCCAGGCGCCCGGATAGCAGCAGCCGGATCTTCTGCCGCACGTGCCGGTACGGTATTCCCTTGTCCGGGTCCGGCGCCCCGGCGTAACCACGTGGCATCGCACTGTCCTTACCGGCGGGCCTGCTCCAGCGCCTGGTGCGCCTTAGACAGGGCCAGCAGGTTGCCGTCCTTGCCGGGCAGCGGCAGGAAGTCCGGCACCGAGCTGGCCGCGAAGTACTTCAGGCCGGTCCGCGGGCGCACGTCGAAGTTCGGGTTCACCCGGGCGTAGTTCTCATTGCGGGCGTGCTTGTTCCACGCGGTGGTGAACGCGTACAGCTCCATCAGCCGCTTGTCGGCTGGCAGCCGGTCCCGGACCGTGCCGAGCAGCAGCCAGTTGTGCAGGGTAAGCGCCGGGTTGCCCCGGTCCAGGTTGGCGCCGGTGCGCACCGACTCCCAGAAGCCGTCCGGGTCAATCTTGGTGACCGTGCCGTCCTCGTCGCGCTCCGCCGTCCGCATGATCGCGTACCCGGCGACCGACGGGTTGGCCCGCACCGCCCGGTACAGCGCCTCGCCCCGGTGGATCGCGTCGGTGATTCCCGGTGCGTCCACCCACGCGTCCTGTGACGCCCGGGTCAGCGCCTGCTTGCCGGGGTTACGCACCCCGTCGATGCCGTAGTTCTCGTACAGCGCCATGTACTTGGCGAGCACCGAGGCCCGCTTGTAATCGGGTATCGCCAGCATCCGCAGGGTGTCCGCGTAGGTGCGCTTGCGGCCCGTGTCGATGTACTCGGCCTCCTCTGTGGTGATGCCCCGGATGAACGGCAGGTACGTGGCGATGCCGGTCCGGATGATCGCCGCGAAGCGGTGCTGGCCGTCCCAGGCCCGGTCCGCGTCGTCCAGGTAAACGGGGCTGATCCCCGGGAAGAACGTGCCCTCCCGCAGGTTCAGCTCCATCACCGCGGTATCCAGCTTCGACTGGCTGCGGTTGGCGTGCATCGTCTTCAGGTACCGCTCGGCGTCCTTCGGCGTCACCAGCGTCATCTCAAAGGTGACGTGCGCCGGGAACGGGACTTCGGTACTGGTCACGCGGTCCTCCTGAAAAGGGGATAGCAGAAGTTGTGTCATGGCTGCTCGGAACAAGCTGGCTGCGGTATCTATTCCGCGTCAGGGCCACCGCCCTCGCGAGCCCCGCAGGCGTCACGGGAATGGGTTTCGTGTCGACTTTGGCCTGCCAGGGGCCGGCGTTCTACCTGTGGGTTCCGTCCTCGGTTTGGCCGGGCGTTACTTGTTTGGGTCTCGTGAAGGCGTTGGCCCGGCGTGGTTCAGGCGGGTTCCGTGCTCGGTTTGGCCTGGCGCTGTGCCGCTGGGTTCCGTGAAGTAGTTGGCCGGGCCCGGCGTAACATCATTGGGTTCCGCCTCACTTTTGGCCGGGCCCGCGCCAGGCTTACTGCATCGCCCCGCAGCCGTTAGCCAGGCAGATATGGCGCCCGTCGTGGTTAACGTCGTCCCCGCACCGGTGCAGGCTGCCCGGGTGGGCCGGCTCCTTCAGCGTCCCCCAGCTGTGCCCGCATGCTCTTACTGCCATCAGCTTCTCCTTCTCCGGGTGCCCGGCGTTTGCCTTTTGGGTCTCGTAGGCCGTATGGCCGGGCCCGGCGTGGCGACATTGGGTCCCGTCAAGCTTGATGGCCGGGCCCGGCGTTTGTGGACTGGGTCTCGTGAGGACTATGGCCGGGCGTGATGGATTTGGGTCTCGTGTCTCAGATGGCCCGGCGTTGTCCTGTTGGGTTCCGTGTCGACTTTGGCCGGGCGTTACTGTCGTGGGTTCCGTTGCTCGGTTGGCCCGGCGTGCATCCAATGGGTTCCGTGAACTTGATGGCCGGGCAGCACGGCGGCGGCGTTCCAGGAATGGGTTCCGTTACTACACTGGCCGCCTGCCCGCTACCGGCCGCGGTGCCGTCCCCGGTTCTCCTCCCCCACCCGGACCGTCCCGTACACCGGCGCGTCCCCGGCTGCCGTCAGCCACAGGTCCCGCAGGATCTCCTTACCGGTGTGCCGCAGCCCGATCGCGTGCACGTGCGACTTCTGGTACGGGTCCCCGGCCAGGGCGTAACCGAGCTTCACCTTGCCGCCGGCCGCGTCATCCGGGGTTGCCAGCGGGTCAGTGTCATCAGGGACGTGCGTCTTGCACTTGACGTACAGCTTCCCGCTGTACCCGCCCACGCAGTCCCGGGTGTGCACCCGCCCGCTGTAGGCTGCCTTCACGTCGTCGTAGACCTTCCGGTACCCGGTACCCGCCTTCGCGGTGCTCTTCACCTGCGCGACCGACATCAGGTAGACCAGCTTCTTCGCGTCGGGGCGCCCGTTGGCCATCAGCGCGTCCGCGTCGCCCTTCACGTTCCGGTTCTTCGGCGCGCCCACTGAGCAGTATTGCCACAGCTCGCCCACCCCCCGCGGGTGCTCCTCGTCGTCGATCAGGTGCCGCCCCGGGCCCTCGCCCTCCCAGTGCCGCGGGGAGGCCGTCCGCGGGTCACCGGTGATGCCCAGCAGCCGGGCCAGGGTATGCTCGCCGATCCCCGCGCTCTCCTGCTGCCAGCGCTGCACGCTTTCCGGCACCGTCATCCGGTAGCAGGCCGTCAGCTCCGCCTCCAGCCGCTTCTCCGCCTCCTTGTACAGCTCCAGCACCGGGCCGAGCGCGTCCAGCGTCACCGTCCCCGACCGCTTGGTGTTCTCGAACGCGATCCGGGCGGCCTGCGCGTCCGCGAACTCCTCCGCCCACATCCGCAGCTCGGTGTACGAGCCCGGGTTGGTGCGCCTGACATTCGTCATTTCCTTTTCTCCTTGCGATGGCCGGCGTATTGTGTACGGGTTCCGTCGTGTGCATGGCCGCCGGGGCGTTAACAGGGTGGGTTCCGTGAGGCAGTTGGCCCGGCGTTGTTCTCTTGGGTTCCGTTGCTCGATTTGGCCGGGCCTGGCGTTAGCTAGTTGGGTTCCGTGAGGCAGTTGGCCGGGCGTTAACGTGGTGGGTTCCGTGACTCGGTTGGCCGGGCGTTACTGCCCTGGGTTCCGTGTGCCTGTTGGCCCGGCGTCGTGATTTTTGGGTTCCGTACCTGAAGTGGCCGGGCGTCATGTTTTTGGGTTCCGTGGAAGCGGTGGCCCGGCGTCATGGCATTGGGCCTCGTTACGGTGGTGGCCGGGCGTGCAGTCATTGGGTTTCGTTACTCAGTTGGCCCGGCGTGCGTCCAATGGGCTCCGTTGGAGTGGTGGCCGGGCGTTCAGCCATTGGGTCTCGTTAACTCAGTTGGCCCGGCGTGACCAGTATGGGTTCCGTTACGTAGCTGGCCGGGCGATACCTGATTGGGTTCCGCGGGAGTGGTGGCCCGGCGTGGGTCGCATGGGTTCCGTAACGGGTTTGGCCGGGCGTAACACCGATGGGTCTCGTTGCGTGGTTGGCCTGGCGCCCGGACACCGGGTTCCGTCATGCGGCCGGCCTAGGCGCCCACCGGGGCGTCCTGCCCCAGCAGGCTGTCCGGCAGCGCGCCGAACCGGTCCGCGTAATCATCCAGGTCGGGGCAGCCCGCCTGCGCCAGCAGCGCCGCCGCGCTCTCGTGCCGGGCGATCGTCGCGTCCGCCCCGCTGACGTACCGGCGCTTGCACTCGCGCAGGAACGCGGCCCGCAGCCGGTGGTGCTCCGGGGTCAGCCGCCCCCAGGGAACCTGCCCCTGGCCCGGCACGTAGCAGGTCTCGCCGAGCAGCCGCCGCATCGCGTCCTCCGCCGGGTTGGTGTAGGCGGCCAGCTCACCGCGGACCGCCGGCGGGGCGGAGCTGAACGCCCGCTTCTCGCTGCGCCGCACGCTGCCCCGCCCGTTAGCCGAGACCCACAAGGTGACCGCCGGCAGGAAGGCATGCGGGCCGTTGCCCGCCGCCGCGTAGTTCTCCAGCATCCACTGCGCCAGCTGCCGCGCGGTAGCGCCCGGCCCCAGCTCCGCGTGCGCGGCCAGCAGCAGTTCCGTCAGTGCGTCCATGCCCGGGTGCAACACAGGCTCGCCCGATTTTGTTCCGCGCTTACGCTGAGCTGCCGTTACTCCCGTGCTCCACGCCGTGCATGAATGCCTTGCGCGCCGCGTCCTTCTCACCGTAGCTCCAGTTGGTACCCGAGTTGTCCTGCGCCCAGTACTCCTCGAACGCCACCGCCAGCCCGGCCTGCTGGCCGTCTGCCCGCTCTGCCTTCGTCACCTTCAGGCTGTACGGGGACAGCTGCAGCCGTACCGGCAGGCCCGTCGCGCTGCTCCGGGCAATCATCTTCGCCAGGACCGCGTCGGGGTCATCCGGCGCGCAGGTCACCGTGACATTCAGGTCCAGGCTCTTGCTCATGTCGCTCATGCTCTCCTCCTTGGTATTCCCGCCCTGGCTGCCGTCGCCCGGCGGGTCCCCCGGCGTTACGTACCAGGGGCGGTCGTGCTCGTGGTGGCTGCCCAGGTAGCCCGGCCACGCGTGCAGCCGCTCGTGCTCGCGCCCGACGTCAGCGGTCGACCGGAACGTGAAGTCGTGCCCGGCCGGGTAGCTCCCCGCGTGATCCGGGTGGTGGTGCAGGTGGCCCGTTACCCAGGCCCGCCAGCCGGCATCCCGGGCAGGCCGCTCTTCCGCGCCCGCGGCCTGCTGCCGGAGACGAGCCGCCTCCCGCCTGAACCTGGCCAGCACGCGCCTTGTCGTCGGGTCGCTGAAGTTCCACGGCCGCCCCTTCTCGTACGCGAGGAGCATCGCCTCGATGAAATCCTGCTCACCAGGGGTCACGCTTCCTCCTTCATCTTCTCCGCGACCTCCTGCGGGACCGGCCAGCCGAGCTCGCGGGCCGAACCCGGGCTCTGCGGGGTCATTCACAAGCGGGGTCCTCCGTTGCCTCCGGGTCGTCACGGAACGAGTGCCAGTCAACCTCAAGCCACGCCAGCCCGCGGACCTCATCGACCTCGGCCACAACCGCGTCAGCCGCGATGCCGTCGAACGGCTCAACGGCCAGGACCTTGCCCCCTGTGGCAACGGGGCCGTCAGCCTGCGAGAGGCGGCCGTAAGCTCGGCCCTTCCGGTCGTGCTCGTTGAAGTCGACGGGGATGCGGACGGTCACGGCTGCCCGCACCTGCTCTAGCGCCCCGGCCAGGTACGCGGCCAGCATCTCCGCGCGGTTGAACTGCTCGGCGTTGTCACCGTGCATGTTCTCCAGCCAGGCGGCGGCTTTCTCCTCGGGCAGCAGTTCATGTGTTGTCATGACGCGTGCAACAGGTGACTGGTAACTTCTGTTCCTGGTCACGGTGCGTAGTACGCACAGGATCACACACCGGTGTCTTGTAGCACGTCACGGAAAGTAACAGCAGGCTTTGCCCGGTCATGACCGGCCGCCGGCGCCCCCGGTCTTACGCTGGGCCTGCCCCTGCGGCCGGGACCCGGAGCCAGGGCCGCGCTTCCCGTCAGCACCGCCCGGAGGAGGCTGCTCATGCCCGTTGCTGTTACCAGTGATCCGGAAGCTGCCCAGTGAGCCGCGCGGCTGAGCCGTTCCGGCTGACCACCGGGCGGTGGCACAACCGCTACGACCCGGAGACCGGCCGCACCGCCAAGGCCCCCTGCTACCTGGCCGGCTTCACCTACGACGACTTCGAGTACGGCGGCGACTACCCGGCCGCCTACCTGCCGGAGGCAGACCCCCCGGAGAGCGTGCAGACCTCCCTGATCTGCGCCCCGTCCACGTTCCTGCTGGTCATCGACGTCGACCACCCCGAGCAGCTGGGCCCCAGCGCCACCGGGCAGCTGGTCTCCTGGCACGACGCCATGTCCGTGCGCGGCAGCCACTTCCACGTCGGCGTCGACATGCGCGGCGCCCGGCCGCAGGACTGGCCGCTGCAGGGCCGCACCCCGTGGGGGGACGTCAAGTCCAACGGGTTCGTCGCCGCCCCCGGCTCCGTGCACTACGGCGGCGAGCCCTACGCCCGCACCTCCGCCACCGTCCAGGAACGGCTCGTCGGGTGGACCCCGGAGCTGCTGTCCGCCCTGGCCGCCGACAAGGCCGCCCTGGTAGCGGCGAAGCGCGCCGAATGGGGCATCGCGGCAGGGGCCAGGCTGGACGGCGGCGGCTACCTGTACGCCAGCGGGTACACGGGCGGCAGCTGGGAGGCTATCCCCGACGGCGGCCTCAGGCACGACGACGAGCTGAAAGACCTGCTCTGGGACATGCACGTCGAGTACGGCCGGGACGAGGCCGAGTGCCGCGCCCAGTGGGAGCGCCTCGCCGGGGCGCTGGGCAAGCCGTGGACGGAGCGGGACTTCACCCGGCACTGGCACCGCGTCCCCGCCCGCCGCCTGGACCGCCTCGAAGACGACGACGCCTACAAGCTGGACCGGGACTTCGGGCTGCGGGTACTGCCCCCGGCCGTCGAGCAGGAGTACAGCCGCCAGCAGGCCGACTGGGAGCAGCGGGCCAAGGCCGCCGCCGACGAGGGGCGCCAGCCGCCCACCCCGGTCCCCGCCGACGGCCCCTTCGAGGACCCGGGTGACCCCGGCGCCGACCTGTTCGACTGGAACCTCGGCGTCGGCGCCTACCAGCGGCCGTTCGACGCCGGGCCGCCCAGCGACTCCGACAACGCCCGCGCCGTGCTGTCGCGGATCGGCGGCGTGTGCGCCTACCTGACCGACCGCGGCATCTGGCTCAAGCGGGTCGGCGCCCGCTGGGACGACCAGGAACTGGGCGCCAACCTGCGCCCGGTGCTGGCCGCCGTCGAGGAAGTCATGCCCGCTGGCTGCGCCGACCCGGTCAAGGTGCTGGACCTGGACGCCGACGACGACGCCCCGCAGGTGGCGGCACTTAAAGCGCAGGCCAAGAACCTGGAGCGGTTCAAGTCAACCGCGTCGCGGCAGTCCGTCGCCACCGCCTGCGCGGACACCGCCATCCGGTACTCCGGCCGCGGCCTGGCGACCCGCGCCGACGCCCTTGACACCGAGCCTGAGGTGCTGTGGGCGGGCGGGGTGCCCTGGGACCTGCGCGCCTCCCGCAACGGGCCCGTACGGGCCGCCCTGAGCCGTTACCAGCCGCACCTGATGAGCGCCGCCGTGGTCCCCGACCTGTCCGGGCCGCACGACCGCTGGGACGCGCTGACCGCGGCCATCTGGCCGGACGAACGGGGCCGCGAATGGGCGCTGCAGGTGCTCGCCGTCGCCTTCACCGGCTACTCCGACGCGGTCATGCCGATCCTGATGGGCGACCCCGGCCGGGGCAAGACGCACCTGGTCAAGCGGCTGATCGACGTCCTGGGGGGCAACACCTCCTGGAGCTACGGCGGCGTGATGAACGCCGACCTGCTGCGGTCGGACGCCAAGCTGCACGGCACCTTCACCCTCGACCTGAAAGGCAAGCGGCTCGCGTTCATCGACGAGGCCCCCGGGCACGGGCTCGCCGCCCAGCGCAGGCTCAAGTCCCTCACCGGCGGCGGCGCGCTGCAGGGCAACCGGATGCGGGAGAACCCGGTCAGCTTCGCGCCCACCCACACGCTGGTGATGACCGCCAACCACGAGGACCCGCCGCCGCTCGACGAGCCCGCACTGCAGCGCCGGGCCCGGCTGATCTTCTTCGAGGGGGACCTGGCCGCCGTCGACGCCGCCAGCCGCGACATCGACGGCGGGGAGCCCCAGCGGGCCGCCTGGCGCAAGGAGATGCCCTGGGTGCTGGCCCGGATGATGCAGCTGGCAGCCGCCTGGCTGGATAACCGCGGCGTCGCCGACGCCGACCGCGCCCCGCTCGACTGGCAGAACAAGAAAGACACCGAGATCAGCACCCAGGACCCGGTCCTCGCCTGGCTGGACTCCGGTGAGGTCGCGCCCGACCCGGCGGGCACCAGGTCCTCGGTGCTCCGGGAGAACTTCGTGTCCTGGTGCAAGAACCAGGGACTGGCCGCGCCGACCGTGACCAAGTGGGGCCGGCGGCTTACTGAACTCGGCTTCCCGGTCACCGGGCGTGACGCCGGCGGCAGGTACCGGCCCCTCAAGCCAGTTCTGCCTGGTGCGGCGGACTTCATGCATGGTTCAGGCGGCCGGTCAACTATGCAGCAAACCGTACATCCGGAGAATCCCCAGGTCAGCGGTAGCTCTATGTATAGTTTGTATAGTTTGTATAGTAAAAACAACACTACACAGGAAGAGAGTATAAATAACCCCCTAGCACCCCCTACCAGCACACATATAAATAAGGGGGAAAGTGGGAAAACTGAGCAACCGTGCACAGCCCCCGAAAATGTATGGTCTGACCTGGGGATTCATAGTTCTGTGCACGGTTCTGAGACCATGCAAGACAGTGCACAACCCGGCACAACCCCCCTGGCGAGCAAACCCCATACGCCGTACAGGAAATCGGGCGCGGAACCGGCCGCCACTCATAAGAGCCGTCCGGCCGAAACGGGCAAAAACGACAAAATAGTCGAAAAACCCAAAACCCCCCCAAGTGGGAAAAACCCGAAAAACCGGCTGAGCGAGGAAGAGAAGCTGGCCCGAGCCCAGGCGCGCAAGGAGAGGCTGGCCGCCGAACGGCTCGCGGCCCGGCAGGCGAGAATCACCGAACTGGGCGGCCCGCTGGTGCCGCTGCCCGCGGTGGTGCTCCGCGACCAGCGCGTCCTGCCGGTGACGCCGGAGGCAGCCGCCCGGTGGCTGGAAGGCTGCCTGGCCGAGCTGAGCGTCGACGTCGAGCACACCGGCTACCCGCGGACGCACAAGGACTACCGGCTGCGCCTGGTGCAGCTCGGCAACGAGGGCTCCGCCGTGGTGCTCGACCCGGCCGACCCGGCGCAGGCGGCAGTGATCCGGGATGCCCTGGCGAGCGCGACGGTGCTGCACGCCCACTCGGCGCTGGCCGACCTGATCCCCCTGGAAGCCACCGGGCTCGGCGACGCCAGCATGTGGGACAAGATGATCGACACGGTGAACATCGCCAAGCTGAGCGACCCGGCCCTGTGCGACAGCGACGAGGCCGGCCTGAAGGCCCTGGCGAGGAACCTGCTGGGTCCTGACTACGCCCTGAGCTGGCGGCTGGACGAGCTGCGCAAGGAGATCTTCGCGGCCGGCGGCTGGATCGGGGACTGCGAGGTGACCACCCCGGCCGAGCGCAGCGGCTGGGCGAGCATTCCCTTGTGCGAGAGCTTCGTGCGTTACAGTGCGAGTGATGTACTCGACTGCGCCGCTGTGGCGCGCGTTCTAGGCGGAGGACCCGTTGGCGGGTAAGCGTATTGCTAAAAAGGGTAGTTCAGGTCGTTCAAACCGGACGCCAGGGAAACACGGGGTAACGGACAAGGTAGCCGGGCGCCTGTTCGGGATACTTCAGAGAGAAAGCACGCGCAGGAACGTCGAGTACGATCTCCGCCAGCCTGTGTGGAAGATACAAGGTTACGACTTGTGCGCCGGGGACGGTGTCTTCGCTGACGACGAGGCGTTTCACCGGAACACGTCGCCCGGGATATTCGCCTATCACGCTCAGTTTGCCGCAGGAACAGCGTTTGCCCTCCCGGTTGAGGCGCACCTGTACGAGATCAAGGAAGCGAATTACCTGAGCCTTCTAGCCGCCATGCGGCGCTGGCTGCCTGAAATGCACAAGATTCAGCCGAGCAGGCGGTTCCATCCGGTTCCGTACCAGGAAGTTTCCGAGGGAGTATTCCGCGCCGGCCGCGTTACGGTAACGCTGCACCACGGTGACGGCGCCAGCGCTTCCCTTGACGGAGTCGATCCCTATACGGCCGTGCTCGTCTTGCACGATCCGAACTCGATGCTCGCCTGGCCGCTGACACCCGAGTGGCTCTGGCAGCTGCACAATCGCACCAACCTGGTGACCCTGGTGAACACCATGGGGTGCAACGTAGCCGGGATCAAGCGCATAAGCCCGGAAGAGCGCGACGGGTGGTTTACCCGGGTTACCGCAGTCCTCAGCGTGTCCTCCCGGTGGCACGACACGCTGTTCGCCAGCCTGCACGGCGACCCGGCCCAGTGGGCGTACCTGATTACCGTGCCGCGTGCCTTCTGGGCAGCTACTGAGAAGGAAACCCTCCGGTCGTTTGAAAAGCACGGGTTCAAGCTTGATACCGCCTGGTACCGGACAGACCCGGTGCGGTTCGCGGAACTTCAGGAGCAGCATTTCCTGCGGAAAACAGAACGGGAGGCTCCCGGTGCCTGATTACGGTCCCTACCGGGTTCATCCGTTCGCCGACGAGTTTCCTCTTCTTGTCAACGACGAGTTCGACGCACTGGTCGCCAGCATCAAGGCGAACGGCCTGTACCAGAACATCCTGCTCACCGCGGACCAGTCCACGATCGTAGACGGCCGCAACCGTTACCGGGCCTGTATAGCGGCCGGGCTTGACCCGGTGTTCGACGTTCTGGAAGCGAACGTCAGCGAACCGGACCTGCTCGACATGATCCTCGCACTTAACCTCGATCGCCGGCACCTGAACCAGGCCCAGCGGGCTCTTATCGCACGGGCGTACGAACGCTATTACGCAGATGCTGTTCCCGCGCCCGTACGTGATGAGACTGGAAAGTACGTTTCCGCAGGTGAAACCGAAGGACCAGATCTGGTCCCGCGGACGGACGATCCGTCTACGCGCTCTGCGGCAAAGGCGGCCAAGGTTACGGGCGCGTCGCGGACCGGGGTGACGATGGTGCGGGCGATCGAGCGGGACGCGCCGGACCTGATCCCGCGGATGGCGGCGGGCAAGTTGTCGTTGAACGCAGCGGAGGCTGAGCGCAAGGCCCGGGTCGCCAGGCAGCCGAAGCCCGAGGTGGTGAAGCCTGCGCCGGTCTTGCTGACGCTGCTGACGCACACGGGCGAGGAGTTTCCGTACCCGAAGCCGCTGCACCCGGCGTCGTTCAACGAGACGCGCGGCGACGGCATTTCCTGGGCCGCGTGGTCATGGAACCCGGTGACCGGCTGCCTGCACGGGTGTGACTACTGCTATGCCCGGGAGATCGCCACGTCTACCCGGTTCGCCGCGGCGTACCCGGCCGGGTTCACCCCGCTGTTCCACCCCGAGCGGCTAGAGGCCCCGAACCACACCCGCGTGCCGGTTCCGCGCCGGGAAGATCCTGCTTACAAGCGCGTGTTCGTCTGCTCGATGGCGGACCTTTACGGGCGCTGGGTGCCCGACGGCTGGATCGAGCAGGTGCACGCTTCGATGGCGGCCAGCCCGCAGTGGCAGTACATCACCCTGACCAAGTTCCCGGAGCGGTACGAGACGCTGCCCCCGCCGCCGGGAGCCTGGGTCGGTACGTCCGTGGACGAGCAGAAGCGGGTCAAGCGGGCTGAGAGCGTGTTCTCCAAGCTGGAGGGTGCGGCGGTGAAGTGGCTTTCGCTGGAACCGTTGCGTGAGTCGCTAGCGTTTACGGACCTGTCCGTGTTTGACTGGGTGGTCATCGGCGGACAGACGGCTACGGTGCAGCCCGATGGCCCGGTAGGACGGTTCGCACCGCCGTTTGAGTGGGTAGCCCGGATCTGGGCGCAGGCGAAGGAAGCAGGCTGCCGGGTGCACTTGAAGCCGAATTTGCTGATTAGTGACGGGCATCCGGGGATGCAGCTGCCCGACGAGTATCCGGAGGTGTCGTCTTATGATTGACTTCAGCGAGGCGCTGACCGCGATGAAGGCGGGAAAGCGGGTGACCCGCGCGGTGTGGGCGAGCGGGCGCGACGACTGGCACGGCGCGTTCGCCGAGATCCGGGAGGTTCCCGGTTACGAGCCGCAGATCATGGTCGGCTATGCCGGCGGGACCCCCCGCCCGTTCGCCGGCGCCCAGTGGGACCTGCTTTCTGACGACTGGCAGGTTCTTGACTAAATGGCTACAGGAGGTGCCATGAAGAGGTTTACCGTACCGCGCTGCGCGCATTGCGAGTCTGGCGCATTATGCCGGTGCCAAGGTTCACGCTGCCGCGCTGCGCGCACTGCGACGCGGGTTCATTATGCCGGCGCCAAGGTTCACGCTGCCGCGCTGCGCGCACTGCGCCGGGGGCGTCTTATTGCCGTCCCCGGCTGGCTGCTGGACCGCGAGCGCGACTTCCAGAAGGCGTTCCGCCCCGCCGCCCTCGACGGCGTGCTCCTCGACCCCGTTCAGGTAGAGCGGCTGGCCGTGGAGCACGCCGGGGCCCGGGAGGCGTCCAGGAGGCGCGTGGAGGATGCTACCGGCGGCCAGGTGACCAACCCGAAGTCCAGTGCCCAGGTAGGGCCCTACCTGGCCGCCACCGGCCGTTACGACCTGCCGCTGAGCGAGCGGACCGGGAAGCCGGGCGCCGCCAAGGGGGTGCTGGAGCCCTACGCCTACCTGGGGGACCAGCTGGCCCGGGACATCCTCGGCTACCGGGAGCACGACACCGCGCTCGGCCTGCTGCTGGAGCCGCGCCGTGAGCTGATCGAGCACGGTGACGGCCGGGTTCGCACGTCCATCCTGACGCTGGCTGCCAACACCGGAAGAACCAGCTCGCGGAATGAGAACCTGCAACAGGTGAGCCGCCAGGGCGGGATGCGCGCCTGCCACCTGGCCGAGCCCGGCTGCCTGATCATCTCCGCGGACTTCGCCTCGGTGGAGGTGCGGGTGGGCGCCGCCCTATCAGGTGATAGCGGCATGCAGGAAATGATTAGGATGGGCGACCGGTACCCGGCCCGCAAAAAGGAGTTCGATTTTCACTGGCGTACTGCTATCTCTGTGTGGGGGCAGGAGGCGACCAAGGAGAACAGGTACACCGCTAAGCGAATAAACTTTCAGAAGATGTACGGGGGGGCGCCCAAGGGCTGCGCGGCGGCGGTCGGCATCCCGCTCCCCGAGGCGCGGACCGTGTTCTCCGCGTTCGAGGCGCTCGCTCCCGGCTACGTCGCGTGGGACCAGTGGGTCCGCGACTCGGTGCGCGCCGGGATGAAGTCGTTCACCACCTACAGCGGCCGGGAGATCTGGCTGACCGGCAAGGGCGAGCACGCCGCCGGCAACGCCGCCATCCAGGGCACCGCCCGCGAGTTCCTGGTGGACGCCGTGGCCAAGTGGGTGGCCGGGCCGTGGGGCGGCGCGGTCATCATGCCGGTCCACGACGAGCTGATCGCCTTTGACATTCCCGGGGCGGAGGCCGCCGACGCGACCGCGTTCCTGGTCAGCTGCATGGAAGCGGAGCTGAACGGGGTGAAGATCATCGCCGAGGCGAACGAGCCGAGTCCGTATTGGCTGGACGCTTCGTTATAGGTGTGACGCGGGGTAAGCTGCGCTCATGAGCGATACCGAAAGCTCCACCACGTGGCCCAGGCTGCTAACGGTGGTCGAAGTGGCGAAAGTCCTGCGCGTCTCCAAGATGACCGTGTACCGGATGGTGCACGACGGCGAGCTGCGCGCGGTGAAGGTGGGCCGCGGCTTCCGGGTGGAGGCTGCCTCCCTGCGCGAGCTGCTGCGCGCCAACGCGGTGCCCGTCAAGTGATCACCGCCGCCGGGGTCTCCGGCAGCCTCAGCATCCTCGGGCTGCACGTCAGCGCCTGGACCGCGCTGGTCGCCACCGGGTTTTTCGCCCTCGGCCTGTTCGTGCACGGAAAATGGGGGAAATAGCATGAGCCTGGTCAAGAACAGCAAGGCGCCTTACGTCCAGTGCGCGCTACGCTGCAGTACCTGCCAGCAGGTATGCACCGCCCAGCGTGGCCACGCCGCCATGGCCGGGCACAGCTGCGGTCACTAGCCAAGGAGGAAAACATGACGCTGCAGGAAAACATGACGCTGCAGGACTACCGCTGCCTCTTCCGCGACCCGGCCGTCCCGCTCGGCCCCGAGAAACTGGAACTGCGCCGCCTGGTACTCAAGCAGGCGGAAGCCCACCCGGACACCTTCAACATGACCGAATGGGAACTGTCGGCCGGCTGCCGCACCACCCGCTGCATCGCCGGCTGGGCGCAGTTCTTCGCCCGCGGGCAGGTCAACCAGCAGGAGGGCAGTTCCTTCGTGGAAACTGACGCGATCCGGCTGCTCGGCCTGACCGAGGAGGAGTTCTTCGACGTGGACGAGGCCGATGACCTGTTTCACCTTGCTGACACGCCGGCCGTTGACCGGCTGCGTTACCTTGCCCGCGACCCGGAGGGAACTGAGCAGTGAACAGCAGCGACGACATCATCTACCAGCAGGCAACCGGGCAGCTCCCGGGCCAGGGTGAAACCCTGTTCAATCCCGATGACGAGCTCACCGACCAGGACGTGCTGTCTTTCATCGGCCAGCACGCCGGCACCGTCGCGATGACCACGTTCCCGCTGCGGATGGAACCCGGCGGCGGGCACCCCGGGGACAAGGTGTTCTACGCCCCGGTGCCTACCCGCGACCCGGAGCTGTTCATCGCCATCGGGTTCCGGTTCGGTTACCCGTCCGCCGACCAGATGGAAAACTACAAGGCCCGCTGGGCGTCCCTCAACGGCCCGATGACCCGCCAGGAACTCGGCGCGCTGCGGTGAAAACCTTCCTCGACTGGCTCTTCGACCAGCTGTACGGGCTGTGGATATCCCTGTTCCCGCCCCGGGAGGACCCCGGCGGCCAGCCGCCGTCAGACTGACGACCGGAACCCGTTAACGCCGAAGTCCTCCGTAAGGGGGAACATGCCAGTACGCCGCCGCCCGGCCGCCAGGGAGGCAAGCCAGGCAAACCGGAACCGCAACCGCAACCGGGCGGAAGGCGCGGTATGGCGCCGCATCGTGCAGGGCGTGCTGTCCCGCGACCTGCGCGTCTGCTGGATTTGCCGCCACCCGGGCGCCAACGCGGCCGACCACGTCATCCCGGTTACCGAGCGTCCCGACCTCGCCCTGTCCGCCGCCAACCTGCGGGCCGTGCACTCGGCCAGCCGCGCCGGGGGCGGGGAATGCCGCGTCTGCTCCGTCGCCGCCACCGTGAAAGCCGGGGCGCCCGTGCGCGTCTTCTGCAATGAGATTAAAGGCTCCGGCAGCATCGAGCGCGCCCGGCGCATCATCGAGACGCGAACCGGGCTTGCCCTCGGATCACAGTCCAGCGGCAAGCCCGGCGGTGAGCGTGACTGGGAATGAGCGCGGCGCGTGCCAATTGGGTTCCGTGCGCTGTTTGGCCGCCCGCATTTCCCCGTTACTTAATGTGCAGGAACATGTGCAGCCGCAATTCCTCCGCGCTCTTGAACGACTCCGGGCACACCTTGCACCGGTACGGGCCGCTCATGTATTCCCGCACGCGCTAAGGTGCCGGACCCGCAGCAGCAGCTGATGCCGCCGCACCGGCCGGAACGGGGCGCACGACGGGCACAGGCCGCCCAGCTTCGGGTCCCCGCCCGGCCGCAGGCACGACACGCACAGGTGCGCGCTCACGCTGCCGCCTCCGCTACGGCCGCCAGCTTCCGCAGTTGCTCCAGGGCCCCGCTTTCCCGGGCGTAGAACAGCCCCGAAGTCAGGCCGGAACCGCGGTAGAAATCGTCGTAGCTAAGGCCCAGCAGCGTGATCGCGTCCATCCCGGTAACCGGGATACCCTGCTCCGTGTCGCCGTTCGGGAATACCTCACCACGGACGAGGAACTGCGCCCAGCCGGCAACGCACCGCGTGGTACCGCACTCCTGGTCCAGTTCCCAGTAGCCCATGTCGAAGGTGCCCGGGTTCGCCTCTGCCTGCTTCAGCACCATCCTCCGCAGTTCCAGCTGCTCCGCGGTGACCGCAGTTCCCGGGTCGCGCCAGGGGATGCGCTCGTCGTCAGCTGATTCCGTTTCCGGGTCGCTCCAGGGGATGGGGATGCGCTCGTCGTCAGCAGGCCGTTCGCTTTCTTCCACGCTCTGTCCTTTCCCTCGTCAGTACCGGGCGTCGCAGACCTGGCAGTGATGCTGCCCGTCGTGCCCGCGGTCCAGGTCGCACGCGTGCTGCATCTCGGGATGCTGAGGGGGACGGGTTCCCCCCCGGACCGTGCAGGCCGGCTTACTTTCCTTTTTCGCCATCATGTCCTTACCGGTGGTAGTCGCGGGCACCGCAGTTGTTGCAGCGGTACAGGATGTTCGGCTCGCCGTAGCAGGGGGGCAGGGTTGGCATTCGGGTATTTTCCTTTCCTAGGCGGCTTAGTGCCACGTGGCACCAGGGGGGTGCCGGGCGCGGGCCGCGGGGCGTGATGGATTTGGGTCTCGTGCTGCAATTGGCCCCGGCTCCCGCGCCCGGCACGATCACGGGGTTACGACAGTGCGCGCAACGCCGGCGGCTGCGACGGCTTGAACCCCTCGCGCTCCTTTACCGTGTCGTAGCTGCCGCAGTTCTCGCACCGGTACACGTACCGGACAGGGACCGCCGGGGTGTTACCGCACAGCCGGCTGATGTCGTACGTGCCGAGCTCTGCCGCCGCGTGCTGCAGCGCGTGCTCACTCGGGTAAGCCCGGTACAGCCGCCGGTAGGTGCTCACCATCGCCGCGCTGTGCCCGATAGCCGCGCCAAGCGCCTTCAGCGTGTAAAGCCCCGCCAGCGCGTCCACGATTTGCCCGAAAGTGTAAGCTGCCGACAGGCTGTCCGTCCCCGCTTTTACGAGTTTCTCATATGCGGCGGCCAGCATGTCCAGGTTCTCGCCTGATCTCATCTTCCTGCTTTCCCTTCTTGCCTTTCTTTCCGGTGTGCCCGGCGTTTGGTCAATGGGTTTCGTTTCTCGTATGGCCGGGCGTTCCGGAGTTGGGTTTCGTCTTGCCTCTGGCCCGGCCCCCGGTTACAGGCCGCGTGACGCCAGCGGCGCCATTAGGGTAACCGTGCCGTCCTGGTAGACGGTCTCGACGCTGCCGAACGCCGCTACCGGAGGCTGAGCCGGGTCAGCGAACACGGTTACCGCCAGCTCGCCGGTCATCGTCTCCTTCCCGTCGAAACTCAGCCCCGACGGCACCGAGTAGGTGTTCCCGGTGCTAGTCACCACGGTAATTCCCGGCGCCGGCGTCGTCACCTGCCTTCCCCCTTCAGCTCAGTCAGGGCCTCGTCCGCCAGGGCCTGCGCCCAGTCCGGCGCCTGGTCCAGCTCGAAGCTGTAGAACTTCTCACTCGCCGTCACGTTGCCCGGGGTGCCGTCCTTCTTGATCCGGCCGCCGCTGACGGTAAGCGAGCTGACCTTCAGGTTCGCGTAGCGGGGCAGCTCACTGTCCCGGAGCGTCCCGCAGGTCAGCTCTACCCGCAGGCTGTCCGGCTGGTAACGCGCCAGGACGCTGCTGTACTTCACCGGCCGGTCCTCGACCTTCCCGCCGATCGTGTAGTAAGCGGTGAAAGACAGTTCGCCGGACAGGTGCGTTCTTGTCGCGTTCACGCTACTTTTTCCTCCTTCGCCGCGGACGGCTTACGGGCCCGGGGCTTGCGCGCGGGCTTCGGCGCGGTCGCCCGGCTCGCCTTGATGGACGCCTCGATCGCCGCCATGATGTCCTGCGGCGCGGTTACCGCTGCCTCCGTGCGCGGCGCCGGGGTGCCGACCGCCTGCCCGGTTTCCAGTTTCGCCTGGATCACCGCCGCCAGCTTCTCCTCGCTCGCGTCCGTGAAAGAGGACCAGTCGAACGGCTCGTCGAGTGCCGCCACCAGCTGCTGCGCCTGCGCCAGTTCCGGGGCGCTGACCAGGGTTGCGGGCGGCGCCGCGAAATCCGGCTGCTGCACCGACGTCCCCCAGGCCAGCCGCTCCAGCACCAGGTAGCCGTCCGGGGTGGCGTACAGCAGGGCCAGGGCCTCCCGCTGCCGCACCGCGATGCTCACTACCGCCGCCTTCCCGGTCGCGGTCATCGCGGCGGCCAGCAGCGCGTACGGCTTCTCGCCGCCGTCGCCCGGCTGCACGTAGTAACTGGTCTCGTGCGCGGTGCGCGGCACGGTAACCGGGTCGGTGAACTGCAGGACCTTTGCGTGCCGGCTCTTGTCGCCGAACGCCCGCGCCAGGTCATCCTTCTCCACCAGCACCGTGCGGCCGTCCGGCGCCGCGTACCCCATGGTGACGTCCTCCCAGCCGACCGGCGCGCCGTCCGCCTCCGCGACGTTCTGCTGCCTGATCCGGCTGCCGTCACTGCGCCGTACCCGGTGCAAGGGCAGCTTGCCCTCACTGACCGCCGGGCCCAGCTTTACCGGGAAGCTCAGCATTGACACGCCGATCGTTCCCGTCCAGATGCTCCGCATGCTCATGCATCTCCCTTGTCGTGGCCAGCGGGCGGCATTCATATGGGTCTCGTGGCGTCTGTGGCCCGCTGGCCTGCTCGTGTACAGCCATGTGAATTTCACGGTTATTCCCGTGGGTACTGCTGCCCGGTCATCCAGGTGCAAATTCCGAACTCATAAACCTGCAGCGGCATGCGCTCCTGCCCGCGGATCATGAATAGCACGTGCTGGCCGGGCTCGCGTGCGCTTACTGCCGCCGCGTCGCCGTAGGCCTGCAGCAGGTTCTTCAAGAGGGGCGGGTAGATCCGGGGGACGCTGCCGCCGGCCAGCAGGTACCGGTCGGTGCTGGTCATGGTCCTCCCTTCAGGTGGTGCGGCGTGTAGAGGGTGGGTCTCGCGAGGAGGTTGGCCGCGCCGTCCCCTCATTCTCCCGCGTCCTCCTCGATCGAGCCGTAGCAGGCGTACACGTTGACGACCGGGCGCGGTACCCCGCCGGCACCGTCCTCGATCTCGGTCCGGCTGACCGCGTCGAACGTCCCCGGCGGCCGGAACGCCTGGTAGCGCCCCCGGCGGATGTTCATCGCCATGCTGCGGGCCGACTGCGCCCTTACCGGCGGGAACGTCATGATGACGGCCGGCTGGCCGGGGTGGGCGCGCAGCTGCCCGGCGATATCCGCCAGGGTCGGCTCCCCCTTCTGCGGCTTGCCGCCCATGGACGGCGGTGGCTTCTGCCACCTCAGCTCAGCCATGCCCGCTCCAGTTCCCTTTCCAGTTCTTTCTCTAGCGTCCTGATCAGCGTGCGCAGGAACAGTACCCGCGTCATCGCCCTGCGTTCCGTTTCCTCAGTTAGCCCTGCCTTCTCGATCCTGTCCTGCACCCACTGCCGGTTTTCCCGCGCTGACTGGTTCAGAGCCGTACTCCCTCCGGGACCTTCCCCTCGAACTGCGCCTGCACGTCCTGTGCCCGCGCGGTGCCCCGTGCGACCGCCTTCGTCATCCGGGCCAGGTGGCAGAAGGTAACCGGGTTCTTCCCGACGAGCGCAACAGGTATTCCTATTCCCATGTTGCATGAAATTAGCACCGGTGACGGGCAGGCCGGGCAGGAAACTGAGAAAAGGTCCGCTAGCCGCTGCTCCCGGCTGCGCTCGGACGGGTCCGGCAGGCTGCGCAGGAACGCCGCGCGACGGCGCATGTCCCCCGCCGTGGCCGACGGCGCCGGGTAAGCGTACCTGGCGAAAGTCGCCCGCCGCCGCTGCCGCCTCAGGCGGGCGCCCGCGACCCGGCTCACCACCATCGCCACGGCCATCAGCACCGCGAACGCGACTACGTAATCCGTGACCAGGCGCAGCGTGACCCGCCCCTCGTACCCGGCCCGGAACCCGGCGATCAGCAGCGGCAGCAGCATGACGAAGATCACCGCGCCCGCCCCGTTATCCCGCTGCCCCGGCTCGTTCTTAGTGCCAGCTGGCACTGAGCTGCGCTGGTTAAGGGACCGGCTCGCGCCGCGCAGGGCGCCCCGGGTAACCCAGAAGCCGATCATGGTCTCACCTTCTTCTCTTTCCCGGTGTCGCGGGGCGCGGGCGTAGTTTCTGTGGGCCTCGTTGCTACTTTGGCCCGCGACACTCGCGACAAGATCCGGTGACCTGCTATTTCCTAGCGGGCCGCGACAAGCGCCAGTTCCAGTTGGGTGGCGTCCGGCGGCTGCTCCTCGTCCGGCCCGTACAGTTCCTCGCGCAGGCTGGCCGCCGCCTCCAGGATCTGCGCCGCGTAGCGGGCCTTGCCGTGCACGTCCTGCCCGGCCAGGGTGATGCCGCGCATGTCTGCCGACGGGCCCAGTGCCTTCGGCAGCAGCGTCTGCACCAGGTAGTTGCTGTCCATCTTCCGGTAGTTCTCGCCGTCCGGCAGGTCGCGCAGCGCGGTGATGACGTCACTGGTGAACAGCCGCTCGGCCCCGGTCGCCATGATGATGCCCGCCACGTCCAGCAGGCAGCGCTGGAAGGTGAGCAGCTGCGGCTTCTCGCTGGCGTCCAGCGCTAGCAGCCGGAACGCGTCCATGCACTTGCCCGGCCACGCGCCGCCGGCCGCGCTGGCGACCGCGAACAGCGGCCCCCACAACTGCAGCCGCCGGTCGGTGAGCAGCGGGTGAACGCGCAGCACGCCGTCCAGCATGAACTTGCCCATTGACTCCGCGTTCGCCCGGGACCAGCCGTGCAGTGCCTCGCGCAGGTCATCGGCCTCCAGCCGGACCGCTGGCGACAGCGCGTTCTGCAGCCGCAGCTTCGGCGGCTTCGGCTTCACCGGCATGATGATTGACCGGGTAGCCAGGTCATCGGGGACCGCGTTGTGCAGCCCGTTCATGAACGCCACGGTGAACGCGGGCAGGTCTTTCGCTACCCGGTCAACCGAGACCGAGATGGTGCCCGTGTTCAGGTAGCACTCGATCAGCAGCGAGTACAGCTTGCTGCCGCGCCCGTTCAGGCCCGCGTCCCCGAACGTCTTGCTGATGTCATCGCAGACCAGCGTCGGCTCGTCCCCCCGGGTGAGGAACCGGGAGTTGATGGCCGGCTCGGTGGTCAGCCTGCCGACCTTCCACGGGTTGAACGCCAGCATCCCCGGGATCTGCGCTGCCGCCGTCGTCTTCCCGGTGCCCGGCGAGTCACTGGTCACCAGGCAGTGCGGTACCGAGGTAAACGGCGCCTCATTCGCGTGCACTGCGTGCGTCACCGACAAGATCAGGGTGAGCACGTCGATGTACTCCGGCGGCGCCCACCACAGCGTGGCGGTGAAGTTGCGGACCTCGTTCAGCACGAAGTCCGGCTTCTGACTAGAACGGCTCATTCAGGTTCCTCCTTCAGCCTGACTCGTACAACCTCTCCTGTTCACTTGTTTATTCCTCGGGAACCAGGATGACCAGGCCGTATTCCTCGGTCGCGTAATCCAGCGGGGCCGCGCCGAACTTCTCCAGCAGCCTCGTCCGCACGATCTCGTGCAGTGAGACCACCGCGCCCGGCGCCACCTCGACCCACGGCTCGCCGCTGCTGTCCCGGTACACCGCTGCCTCAGCCATGCCGCTCCATTTCGCTCGTGACCCGGGCGTGCCCGTAGTCCGGGTGCGTGAACGTCTGCCCGGCTACCGGTACTCGCGCCCGGCCGACGTCAATATCGTGCCTGCGCGGGTACAGGTACCGCACCCAGTTGTCCCGGAACAAGTACCCGAGGTTGTTGTCGTGCGCGACCTTGTTCAGCCACTGCCCGGTCGTCAGGTGCTGGTCCTGCGCGCCCTCCCGGGTGAAGTGCACCCGCCCGTCCGCGTACAGGACCGCGATCGTGGTGGCGTACAGCCGGATCATGATCAGCGCGCCCTCGTCCGGGTCGTCGTAACGGAGCAGCCGGACGGTGGCGCCGACGCCTTTCGTCCGGGTCGCGCCCAGGTACGCGTCGAGCCCCTTGTAGGTGAGGTCCGGCGTGCCCTCCGGCATCCGGAAAACGTAGTCGTTCACGCCTTCTCCTGATCCTTAACTGCCCCCTGGATGGCCAGGGTGATCTTGGTGAGTAGCCCCCGGTTAAGGGCATCGCACACCAGCTGCGCCCGCGTTGCCGTCTCCGGCCCGTACACCGCCCGCTGCCGGTCGCGGGGGATCTCCCGCCCGTTCACCCGGAGCAGGTACACCAGGTACTTCCCGTCCTCGGTGCGCAACTGGAATGCCGCTGTTGACTGCTGCTGCCTCATTCGCTGTTATTCCTGTCTGCGATGCCGCTAGGCTTAATTTCCCGCATGACCGCGCGCCGGATGTCATGGTGGGACTTGCCCGATGACAGCAGCGGCTGCAGGACGCGGTACGTTACTTCCGCGGGTATCCCGCAGGCAGCCGCGATCAGTTCCGCCTGCCCGCACGTGTACTCGGCGGCCGGGTCTTCCCCGGTTTCGTACAGGCTGGCCTCGTGCAGGTTGCACGCTGCCTTGATAAGGGTAGTGAGTACGGCGACTTCGATTGAGCTCATTCGCTGTTATCCCTTGTTGTCTCGTGCCTGGTAAGCACGCGGAAAGCTAAGTGCCACGTGGCACCTAGCCAACCGTGCGCCGGCCTTAGCCAGTCTCGATGGTGACGTACAGGAACTCCGGGTTACCCGAGCCCACCCCTTCGACGATCTGCTTCAGTGCGCTTTTCTGCACGTACAGGGTCTTGATGACATCCGGGCTGCCGTCCGTCGCCGGCTCCTCGTTATATCTGAGCGTGTTTCTTGTTTCCCGCTCGAATATGAACTTCACCTTCACGCTCATGCGTCGCTCCTCGCTAGCGCGGCACCCCGGCGTGTACTCTTTGGGCCTCGTCTGCGCTATGGCCGGGGTGCCTGCTTACTTTTTACCTTCCGTCTGCCCAGTACTTCACGTCACCGAGTTCTACGGCTGTGTAGTTGTTGCGGAGCACATCGGCCCACATGTCCGCGCCCCAGAAATCAGTGTCCACGGCCGCGCCGTAAATGTCATGCGACTGGTCGTACGCGTAATTGGCCCAGTAGCTGTCTGCCACGAAGGTCATGCTCTCCCAGCGGTCCTCGCCCCAGGTGCCGATGACTGCCAGCAGGAACGTGCTCAGCTTCTCCAGCTCCCGGGCCTCGTCGTCGCTGAGCCCGGCGCCGTTCGCGTCCTCGCTCGCCAGGAACTGAATCCGGTCCTGGATGTCATTCGCGTAGATGATGTCGCCGTCCGCGAACGGCTTCGACTGCCCGTTGTCACTCATGCTCTTCTCTTTCCGGTTCCGGTACGGCCACTTGCCGTACAGCTTGCGCCGGTCCCTGAGGTACCACCACAGCCACGCAGGGTCCGCCCAGCGGGTGACATGCGGCAGGCACAGCACCCCGCACGACGGGCACCGGGTGAACCGCCATTGCCACGCCCGCCGCTTGTACATGAACGACGCGAACGACGCGCCGCACTTCTCGTAGTCCCCGTAGGACCAGCCCGGCCCGGCCCACGTGGGGCAGCGGTGCGGCTTGTCGTAGTGCAGCCTCGACAGCCTCATGCGGGCAGCGGCGAAGTAGCCGCCCAGCTCGTCTGCGAAGTAGCTCATGCCTTGTCCTCCTCGATCGCCGTGATGACCGGCCCGGTGCCGCGAATAGGGGGGAACCCGCGGAAGTGCAGGACGGGGCGTTCCTCCCACTCGTCGTTGATGTCGTCCCCGGTGGCGCCGTCCTCCCGGTACTGCCAGCGGTTCATGTCCACACAGTAGACCGCGTTGTCATAGTCCGGCACTGACATGTACACATTGGCGGCTGCTAGCAGTCGCTCCACCTCCTCGACCAGGGTGTCCCAGATAGCCGCGCCGTGCAGGGCCGGCCAGGAACTGCGCGCCCCGTTGTCCGCCTGCCAGACGCGCTCGGCCTCCGGGAAGGACCGCAGCGGCGGCATGTAACTATTGCCGGTCACCCACGCGACCGGTTCGGCGCTGGCGCGTGCGTCGGCGGTCATCGAGCTGGCGATCACCTTGGCCAGTGCCCGCGCCGCGCCGTGCCCGACGATCCGCGTCCCGCCGATGTGCTCCCCGTAGTAGTCAGTTGAGTAGTTCCGGTTGCTCATGCGCCTGGTCCCGTCTGCTCGCGGATCGTGTCGTGGTTGATCATGTCCTCGGTGCCCCCCTGGGGCGGGAAATTCCCGGGGTCTGCGAACTTGCCGCCGGTCTTGGCATTGAAGTCATCCGTCCCTTTGTAGAAGCCGAATACCGCGTCCGGGTCCGCCGCGAAAATGCCCGCGATGAACCAGCCCCATTCGTCCCAGGTCGCGCTGTACACGCTGGACGCGCCGTCTGCGCCGTCGTTCTTGTACCGGCGGACGTTCATCTTCCGGCCGTTCTGGTCGGTGTAGCCAGCTGGCAGTGAGTCACGGAAGTAGGTGCCTAGCTGAATCTCGAATGCGCGGTCGCGCTTGGTTGACGCGTGCGCTGACGAGTTCACGAAATGCACGTCACGGGTAATGCGCCCGGCTTCCTTCGCGGTCGTGAGTGCCATCGTAACTCCGGTGTTACTCAGGCTCGTGTGCAGCCTCATTAGCTGTCTGCCTCTCTTTCTCGTGCACCCTGCGCACGGAACCGCCCTAGTGCCACTAAGACGATCCCCTGCTCAGCTGCTGAGAGCGTCCAGCTCGTCGTCGCGGCCGGCCTCGTACGCGTGGTTCAGCGCGGCGGCCACCTCCCGCGCCAGTTTCTGCGAACTGAACGGGCCGAGCACGTCCTCACCCAGCCCGACGCCGGTGCTGTCACTACCCGAACACGGGCCCCGGCTGCTGTGGTGCACCCAGTGGCCCTGCGACCCGGACGCCTTCCAGTAATGATCCATCTCACGCCCCTTCCCCGCCTGCCAGCGCGGCCAGTAGCGCCCCGGCGGTCTCGTACAGCCACCAGTTCAGCGCGTCGGTGAGCTTGCCCGCGCGGATAGCCCAGGTGTGCGCGGTCTTGTAGGCCCGGTCGGTGTAGGCGAAGTACTCCGCGAACAGGCCTTCGTCGAACCGGCCGTCCTCGGCTTCGGCGTACAACTTCAGGTCGGTCACCACTTGCCAGGTTTCCGCGCTGCTCAGCTGCCCGGACATCTGGTCTACGATCGCGTTCCTGGCTTCCTCGTCCCCGGCCATCAGGTCTTCCCGGTCATTGGCGTACGCGGTCGCGACTGCGCGCAGCCATACCGCCCCCGGGCTGTTGTCATCACGCGGCACGCTGCCGTACGTCATGCCCGCCAGGTCCTGCGCGTCGTACGTGCTGTCCCCGATGCGGACTAGCTTCGCGTTGCTCATTCCTGTTCCTTCCTGGTGCTGTCCTCTTCATGGTTGTACTCGTTGGGGCACCTTGCGCCAGGCGCAGGCGTGACGGACGTGATGATGGTGTCGTCCCACGCGAAACCGCACGCCTTGCATGTGACCACGTGGTCCGGGGGGGGGGGGGGGGGGGGTGCCGG